TCGACCGTGCCCATCGGGCCGGTAAAGTTTTGGTAGCCGCCGCCAGTCAATCGAAATTTCATGTTTGCCTCTTCAAAATGGAAAAAAGGCGGGTCGAAACCCGCCTCTTTAGTCTACGTCACTTGTGACTGAATCACAAGGATTAGATGTTGGTCACGCCTTGCAGACGAGCAATCGAGCGAGTGGACTTGAGGGCCAGGCCGCAATACCACTTCACGCGGGTGCGAGTCGCGTCCTTGTTTTGAACGGTGCCGATGTTCTCGACCACCAGGCCAGCGTTGCCACCGCCATACAGACCGTGCAGACCATCCAGCTCGTTCATGCGCAGGGCATACACGGAAGCCGTGTTCGTGTTCGCGCCTTGCGTTTCGGCGCCAGACAGGAACTCGTTCATGATGATGGGGATGCCGTTGTGGGTCAGCATCGGGCGACCGAAGTTCTCCAGCTGTTGCATCACGGCGTCGGTGCCGTAGGTGGCGCGCAGCAGAGCGCGATAGGCACGGATGGTGCCGCGGCGCATGACCAGCACGTCGGCGCCATTGGGGATGGCGTCGCACAGCTCGTCCAGCATGGACATGGTCAGGGCATTGCCGTTGGTGCCGGCAGACACCAGTTGCGAGCCGCCCACGGTGGCTGCATAGGCCTGAGCTTGAGCGGCCAGCTGGGGCAGGCCGTCGAACTGCTTGGCGTTGGCGGTGGCATTGCCAGTAGCCAGAACCTTGTGGAACTCGCGCGCCACAACCTTGGCCTTTTTGGCGATTTGGATGGCCAACTGGTCGTTGGTGTCACCCATCGTTGCCTGCAGGAACTTGTCCACGTCCACGTCGCCAGCGATGATGCGCAGCTTGGCAATCACTTCTTGGAAGTTCGCCGAGCTTTCGTTCACCGTGTCGTTGGGGTCCAGCCAGTCGGCCGTGCCGTTGTATTTTTCACGCTCGTAGACGTAGGCCTTGCTGTTCACGCCCATGAAGGGCAGAACGGCAAACAGGTCGTCACGGTCGATAATTTCGTCGATGATGCCGGAGATGAGCGTGTTATTGCTCAACTGCTCGGCTTCGGTGCGAAGCAAAGGCATTTCTTATTTCCTTAGAGTAGAGAATCAAACTTCTCGGCCCCTAAGTCGCTCTAGTTCACCGATGACGGGACTCTATCCTATTTGAGGACTTTTGTCAAGTCATCGGTGACTTACTTCGAATTAGGAAGTCGATTTCAGCGCTTTCAGGCCAGCCGAAATTTTCGAAATACCATCGGCTGGCACTTCTTGCTTTTGCACGCCACTGGCGCGACTGGTTTGCGAGCCGGCGCCGGCCTTGACCTTGCTCTTGATCAAATGATCCTTGTCCGGGTCCAGATCAACGATCTTGGCCAGGGCTTGATCAAACGCCACGGGCGTGCCGTATTGGTCAACCAGAGCGGTGCGATTGGCTGCGCCGCGGGGCTTGTCATAGCCCACGACCTTGCCGTCTTCCAAGTCGAAGTGGTCTGCGTAGATCACGCGGGCCTTGGCTGGCGTCAGGGTCAGTTCGTCAGCGATGAACTTGGACTGAGCAAACTGGCTGCCGATCGACAGCTCGTTGATATTGCCGGCCAGCTTGGCGCGTTCACTGGCTTCTTGCGCCAGCTGATCCTTGAGCGTCTTGATTTCTTTGGCATGCTCTTCAGCCATGCGCGCCTTCAGACGCTCGTAGTCGCCCTTGGCCTCAAGTGCCTTTTCTTCGGCCGTCTTTTGCTCCGCCAGCAGCTTGCGAACCGCGTCCAGGTCCAGGCCTTCCACCGACTTCTTCAGCGCGGCGATCTCCTCATCCTTCTTGCGCAGCGCTTCTTTCTTTTGCATGTTCTCCTTCAGGAGACGCGCCTCTTCGTCAGAAGTCTTGCGGGCGCCCTCGCCACTGGCCGCGGCCGCCGCAGCCTCAGCTTCGGCTTTCGCTTTGGCTGCCGCAGCTGCCGCGGCGTCATCTACACCACCGCCGCCGGTCGAGCCTTCGCCGCCGGTTTCGAGGTCGCGGTATTTGAGGAAAACTTTGCGGGTCACGAACATTTCAATTGCCTTTCAGACCGTTCTCTCGGCCATCAGTTGTATAAGGCGGGTCATTCTCTTGACCCGCCAGGGTTACTTGGAGTCTTTGGTCACCTGACCTTGACGCTTGTCTTTGGTCGGCTTTTTGCCGGCGCCGCCGGCGGGGGTCGGCGTGTTGCCGCTTTGGGAGGTCGTCTTGGAGGACACGTCGCCAGAGGCGTTTGCAACCGCCATTTGCGATGCCAGCTCGACAGGGTCGATTGGCCAGTCCTTCAGTTCCGACTCCATCTGCTCGCGCAGCTTTTTGCCAAGCTGCGGGAACAGCTTGTCGAGGACCATCTTCATCTGCTCGCGTCGAATCGTGTCCGGCGCTTCGATCAGCATCAGACGAGCCGAAATATCAAACTCGTCGTAGAGCCCTCGCGTGTCAAAGTTGTCCGGGTAGGACACGATGTCTTCGACGCTTTCTGCCTTTTCGCCATTCCACAAAGCAACCAGGCGCGCGATCTTCTTTTCGACCGCCTCCAGGCTGTCGGCCTTGGCCGACAACAGAGCATTCACTCGCTCGAAGTCGTAGGCCTTTGCCACGCCAGACGAGTTGTCGATGCCGACCGCGTTGTCTTGCTTGGTGCGCTCGCCGGCCAGACCGACGGTGTGGTAGATCTCGCCAATGATCTTGTTGATCACGGTGACGATCAACTCGGCCTGCTTGACGTCAGGCGAGAGGTAGAAAGGCTGGCCGCCACCTTCGCCGTCGAACAGGAAGACGCGCTTGGTGCCCATCTCCAGCATCTTGGTGTAGGTGTCCTCGCCAGGCAGCACGTTCTGCGCCGGCATGGCCAGCTGCGAGAAAGTCTGGTCCTGGATGATGGCGTCAAGGTTGGACAGGTAGTTGGCGACGGCGCGGTCCAGGTAGGCGATGTCGTCAATCAGCGCCGGGGCGCAATACTCTTCGTCCGTGATGATGTTGTCGGCCAAAATCACCGGCACTTCGCCCAAAGCGTGATCGCCGCTGTCAATTTCCACGATGATCTTTTTGCGCCCCTGCGTGCGCTCCTCGTAGAGCTTCCAGTTCGTTTTGGTCCACAAACGCCAGCGGTCCATCTCTACGCCAGAAGACTCGAACGGATCAGCGTCATCGCGCGCGCACTCGCGCACCAGCACCCAGTTCAAGGCGCCGTTATCGTCAAACGAGTAGTCGAGCAGCTGGCCAGGGCCGACCGTGTAGGCGTAGGTGCGAATGCCAGCTTTTTTCTCGTCAGCCTTGGAAACCACGGCGTTGGCCGGCGCCGTGGTGTCGACCACAATGCCGATGCGGCCCTGCTGCGAAGTCTTCTTACTGACCTGACGCATGAAGTCTTTGATGGTCAGGCCGCCCTTGGTTGACTTCTTCCAGAAGTCCTTGACACACTGCGGCGCATCTTCTTCGTTGCGCGTGATGGACTGCTTGAACAGGTATTTGTTGATCAGGTCAACAACTTCGCGGCTGTGGTTGAAGCGGTAGGCGCGCTGCACGCGGTCGGCAAACTCTTTGTCGCCTTCCTTGATGTAGCGAAACACATTTTCATCAAACCATTCTCGGCCGCCCTCGTATGTCTCTTCCAGGAAAGCCCAGTGGTCAACGTTGTCCTCGTATTCTGGATGGCGACGCGACACCAGCTTGCGCAGGCGCTTTTGCTCGTCATTCATCAACAGCGTGGCCGTCGAGCTGATGTCCTTGGGGTCAATGGTGGCGACCGCGCCTGGCTGTGAGATATTCATGTTATTCCTAGTGTAAGTCACCTGTGACTTATTGGCAAGGCCTATCGAGACAGGCCACCAACGTCAATCTTGCGCACCGGGTATTCCAGCTCGATGCAATAGCCCGCAGCGTCAGCGCTGTGCTCGACACCGGCGTCTTTGTCCACGTCGCGCGAACCGGGCTTGTAGATGGTTTGCTCGAAGGCGTTGATCAAGTGCTTGCAGCTGGCGTCAACGCGCAGGCGCACGGTGCCGTCTGCGGCGCGCAGCATGCGGTTGACGGCGTTGACGCGGTCGGCCACAAATGGGTGCTTGCGTCGATACTTGATCTTCTTGAAACCCTTCTCTCGCAGAATGTCCAAGTCGGTTTCGCCACGTGCGTGCTGGCGCTGGCCGCCGGCGGGGTCAGGGTAGACGACGACCTGGTTTTGGCTGCGCCAGAACTTTTTCTCCAGCGCCTCGCAAGTCTCTTCCGTATTCGAGCCAAACTGCACCACCTCCGACACTGCCCACAGCTCGCCATTTGTCTGCGGCTGAAACACCACTGCCGACATGGGGTCGATGTTGAAGTCCATGCCGACCCAAATGGGCAGCTTAGAGTTGAACGGATACTGGCCGACGTGTTCCTGGCGGTCAAACGGGTAGTAGACGCGCCCGGACATCGTCTCGAAGCTGGCCTCAAACTCCTGCTTGAACGACTTTTCGTCCATGTCGGCGCGAGCGGCCGCAATTTCCGACAGCGGAATGAATGGCGACGTGATGGTCGGGAACTGCCAGGACTCCCACTGCCCTGCCCTGACCTTGCGTGGGTCTTGGCCGTGCTTGTAGAGGGTGTAGAGCTGGTTATAGGCCTTGGGCGTGCCGATGAAAATGGCATGCCCGCCGGTGTCGGCCAGCGTCGGGCGAAGCACTTGTGTCCAGGTTTCCTCGCTCATGTCCTGGAACTCGTCCAGCACCAGGAAGTGAATACCCACGCCGCGCAGTGAGTCAGCCTTATCGGCGCCTTTCAGCTCGATGCGCGTGTTGTTGATCAGCGTGATGGCCAGCGTTGTCTCGTTGATCTTCTTGATCCACTTTTTTGGGATGGCGTCCAGCAAGTCGGTCCACATGATCTGCTTGGCCATGCGGTAGGTCGGAGCCACATACCAGATTTTTTGGCGGGGCTTGCCGGCTTTTGCCACCATGAGCGTGCGCGACAGCGCGGTCTTGCCCCAGCGGCGGCCAGCCACCACGACGCGAAAGCGCGCCTTGGAGCGGTAAACCACCATCTGCTTGGGGTGCAGGGACAGACTCGTGCGCTTGACCGGCTTGGACATCAGTCTTCCACGACCTCGCCGTCACTGGGCTCGCCGGCCTCCTCCACGACCACCTCGCCAAGCTCCTCGAACTCGTTAAAGTCGCGATCGCGCAAGTCCTTGACCTGGTCATCTGTCAACTCGGAGATCACCAATTCTGGCAAGCCGTCGTCATCGTCGCCGCCTTCTTTGTCCAGGCCCAGAATGGCCCAACGCTCTGAGCGCGCCTTTGTCAGCACGGTCATGGCCGCGTCCAGCGACTTGAGGTTGCCGGCGATTGCCGACATGGGAATGCCTTCGTTTTTCGCCTTCAGGATCTCGGCCCAAGCGAGCTTGGCCAGGCCAGAGGCCATCTTGTAGTGGTCCTCTTTCGTCTCGCGGATGCGACCGGCGTAGACCGCCGCGTCTTCTGCCGCAGCTTTGGCCACTTCATCAACCACGCGCGCCTTGACCTTCGCCGACTTGGAGCCGCGAACCACGCCCGCCCTGGCCATGTGCTTGGACACAGCCGACTCGCTCACGCCCAACTTGGCGGCCAGGCCTTCGAGCGTAGCGTCACCCATTTCCCACAGGGTTTCCGCCTGAACCCACTGCTTTGGGGTCGGGCGACGTTTGGCTTCTGGCTTTTCTTGTGCCGGTTCCGTCATCGTGATTTCTTTTCAGGCAAAAAAATGGGCGCAGGAGGTAGGCGCCCAAAAGAAAGACCCGAAGGAGTTAATGTGGCGCAGCATACTTCAGACGCGTCCAAATGTCAAGTCATCTGTGACTTAGTTTGCAGGGCTGACAAAAGCCCGCAGGCGGCGGCTGAAGCCCTTGTGGGCTGCGGGACGGTGATGTAGATCTCTCCCCCGAGACTGTAGACCGCAACGTATTCCTGAAAAAAGTCCTTCTTGCTCTTTTTGGTTCGATTGTCCAGCGTCGGACAAATCAGCTGCCAGGCGTCGATCTTTCCCGCCTCTTTGCGGCACAGCATTTCATCCGTGCTGTAGCTTGGAGCTTTGGAGATCTCCACGCCGACGGTTCGAAAAGCTGAACCGCCTGCATATTGCGTGTCAAAGCCGAGCAGGCAGTCAATTTCTGCATCTGCGGCGCAGCCTGGCTCGAACTCCATTCCGACTTGGGTGACTTGGGAGTCCAAGCCGCTTTCTATATATGTATTAACTTCTTTCTTCATTTCACTTAACTTATATATATGAAAAGTCGTGGCGATCCCCAAGTCGGTCCCAAGTCATTCTTGAGGCTCAACCAGGGAGACGGGACGGGGAGAGTTAGCGGCCGCGAAGTGCTGCCCCAAGACAGTCACGCCAAGCAGACCACGCTGGCGGCCCCGACGTTTTTCAACGCCACGCTTTTCCACCAACTCGTGCTTGACCAGCGCTCGGATCGAAAAGTGAATGGAGTCCTTGGACGGCTTGTAGCTCAGGCGCTCCAGCAGCTCGTCCAGGTCAATCAAGGAGCCGTCCGGGTTGCCGGCAGCCACCTTGCACACCACTTCGATTTGTTTGTCGGTCAGTCGCATGATCAGCGCAGTGCGGAAAGGTTCAGGGGCGCGTCTACGGGCTGGTTGTCGAACGCCATCAGGGGAATACGATCTGGGAGGTCAACCCCACCTTTGGCTTCGTCATAGTCGGGATTGAGGTAGACGCCGTAAAGTGGGCTGGCGAAGATCAACTGCTGCAGGTTCTTGAGCAGCTTCTCTACCGGCAGCGCATCGACCCGGCGTGTGCCATTCATGCGGTTGTCGCCGGACTTCTCCATCGAGCTGAAGTCGTAGTAGAACTTGCGCATCTCGCCAACGCACTTCTCGCGCGCCGCGGGGGTCATGGCGTCGATCTCGCCCATCACCCCAACGAAGTCTGTCGGGATGGACTCGAACCAGCGACGAAACCAGGCCAGACCGCGCTCGTAGTTGCCAGAGCGCCGCGGCTTGGTAAAGCGCATGCCAGCTTTGGCCGCGAACGGGTTGAACTTGGACATCGACGACTGGAACTCGATCAGCTGGCAGCCCGTCATGCGCATCATCAGGTTTTGCATGCGGTAGGCAATGCCGGCGCCTCGATACATGGTGTCCAGGACCAGGCGAGAGTTGGTGCAGCAGTGGTCGTTGATCCACTCGGCCCGATACTTGTTCATCAGGCGGGTGTCGCGGCCATTGACGTTGGGGCGCAGGTGCGTGAACAGCTCGTTGCGGCCAGACAGGAGCATCTTGGGCACCGTCATGACGCCCACGCCAATGGTCTGCCCGTCCAGCACGCAGCGGTAGATGCGCGGGCCGATGCCCAGGTTCTCGGCCTTGTAGTGCAGCTCGTGCAGCAAGTCCCAGTCTTCCTTGGTGCCGCGCTCGACGTAGATGTCAGGCAGCAGCGACAAGGCGTGCTTGGGCGGCACTTCTCGGCGCTCAATGATCACAGCAGCCACTCCACCAACTTGGACTCGATGGCGGTGGGCGTCATGCCACCGCTGAAGCGGTCGACCTCCTGGCCGTCCTCCAGCAGAACGGTCACCGGCACGGCGCGCACGCCAGCCGCGGCGAAGTCGCCCGCCGTGGCCGACCCCAGCTCCAGCACCGTCAGCTTAAAGCCGCGCTGCTGCGACTGGAACTGCAGCTCGGGCTTGAGTTGGCGACAAGGGGCGCACGTTGGCGAGGTGTAGGCGACGACTTCACGCATCTTTATATCCTTCTGGGGCGCGCACGATCTCGATCTTCTCGCGGTAGCGCTTGTTGATGTAGAGGCTCGGCGCCAGGTCCGCAACCATGTCCGTGTGGGTAGTGGCCACGATCAGCGTGGCGCCAACCTTTCGGGCGACTTTTTGCAAGTTGAACGCGATCACCTTGGCCGTCGTTCGGTCCAGCACGGCCAGAAACTCGTCTGCCGTCCAGACCTTCGCGCCAGACTCGATAATCTTGGCCAGGCGAAAGCGGTAGCGCTGCCCGTCCGACAGCTCTTGCGGCTTTCGGATGAACAGGTAGGCGTCGTTCAGACCGGCGATGGACAGGTAGTTCAGCGCGTCGGCTGTGGTCTTGCCGATCTGGTCGATCAGCGGGCGCGTTTCGTCCAGCTCGATGGCGTCCAGGTCGGTCACGCCCAGGTGCGACATCTGACTGGCCAGCTCGCGCAGGACCGTGGATTTGCCTGAGCCGGACTGGCCCGTGACGTAAACCACATCGCCTTGCAGGATCTCAAGAGGCTGGTTGTCAAAGACCACGAACTCCTTGTCATCCAGGCCCAGCCCGAAGGCTTCGGCGATCTCCAGCACGCGCTCGGTGCGCTCCACTTCCGTGTGAAAGCGCTTGTCGATCAGGTATGTGCTCATCGGCGCGGCACCCCGCGCAGCAAGGGGCTCAGCAGCGCGCTCAGCAGGGCCAGGCAGCCCACCGCGATCAGCGCAACGCCCGCGACCACCAGGAAGGCAGCGACGGCGAAAATCGTGGTCGGCAGCCAGATGATGAAGATGGCGGCGATCATCACGACGGCCGCAAAAATGGACAAGGCTTTGCGCATCATTCCACCGACATGCTGTTGTTGATCACGGTCCACCAGGCGCAGGCCTTGGGGTTGTCCTGCCAGAACATGCACAGGCCATTGGCGCCTTTGAGCACGAACTCTTCCTCGACGGCATGGGGGTCCAAAGGCTCGTCGTATTTCAGAAAGTTGCCGGTGGCCATGAAGAAGTGCAGCGCGTGCATCACTTCGTGGATGAAGGTGTTGGCCAGGTTGCGAGGCGTCATGCCGGGGCGCAGGCGGATTTTTTGGTTGGAGGGTTGCATGTGACCGAAGGCGCGATCGGTTTCGGCGTCTTCGAAGTCCTGGACCTCGACGCGGAACTCGTAGCAGCCGATGCGCAGTGTGGTGGGCATGCCCTTGTATGGATTGCTCATTTGTGACTTACCTCTCGGGCCGAAGCCGTGGTTGTGATGCGTCGAGCGAACTCGACAAATGCTTCGGCACCGGTTTGGCCCGTCAGCTCTTCGGCGTGCGCCATCAGACGCGCGACGTGCCGCTCATCCTTGCCCTGGATGTCCTTGAAGCCCAGAGCGGCCTGGATCTTCACGGGCCGCTCGTCGGTCTGCTTGATCTTTTCCTGCGTCTCCAGCGCCTGCTGGTCAACGGCGGCATCCAAGTCGTCCACGAAGGCGTCCAACTTCATCTCGCTCAGGTCGGCGCTCATGAAGTCCAGCTCCTTCTTGTCGAAGATGCCAGAGAGGTCGAACTCCAAGCTGGCCAGCTCCTTTTGCAGCAGCTCGCTGTCGATGTCGGAGATGGCCACGCGGTTGTCGGCCAGGCGCGCGGCACGCACCTGCTCAGGCGTCAGATCGTCGCGCACCACCACCGGCACGGACGTGAAGCCCAGCTTGATGGCAGCCAGGCGCCGGCCGTGCCCCTTGATGACCACGCCGGCAGCATCGACCACGATCGGCTGGTCCCAGCCAAACTCTGTGATGGACTGACAGATCTTTTCGATCTGCTTGTCGTCGTGGACTTTTGAGTTCAGCTCGTAGGGCGTGACGCGGTCAAGCGGCCACAGAACGACGGTTGGTTTCTTGGGGTTGCTCACTGCTCTTCCTTTGCCACCACGCACAGCACGGTAGCCAGCGAGTGCGCCGTGCGCACCATCTGGATGGCCTGGTCGTAAGTTTCGACGTTGACGACCTCAAACGAAATCAAATCGCCGTTGTGGTCTTTGGCGTAAGCCATTGTTTTCTTGATCATCAGATGTCCCGCACAAACGTGACGATGTCTGCGGCATCGTCGTCAAATTCAGAATCCGTTATTTCTTCGGCTTCAAAATTGCTGCCCTTTTTGCAGCCAATACATTGAAATTGGTCAAACTTGGCGTTGATGCAGCCGTCGCACTCTGGAAACTGGTTCTTGGGCAGCGACATATTTATTCTTGGCTCGCCTTGAGCAAGTAAACCAGGGCGTCACCCGCGTTGGTCAGGCTGTCGGACTCAGTGAATTTCTGCACCTTCATCGTTTTCTCGATCAAGGCAGTCACGTCGTCAATATCCTCGACCGGCACTTTGAATCGCATGATTTGGTGGGTCTGCGACGGCTTTTCCTTGGGAGAGGTTGTGGCGGTATCGTCCACATCGGGCAAATCCAAATCATCGAGGGCTATATTCACCGAAGAGAAGATTGACGCAATATCACCTTCGGAGTAAGGCATGAAGCTGGCCAATTCATCGGCACTGCCTAAACTGTCCAGCAGTTCGGCCAATTGCAGCGTGTTGTCGGCGCCATACCGGCCGTTGTCCACCAGGCCAATTTCTTTGGCCTTGGCGTCGTCGATCTTGCCCAGGTTGATCACCGGGATCTTGGCCAGCTTCAAGCGCACGGCCGCTGCCGCGCGGTGCTCGCCACCAATGATCTGCAGCGAGCCGTCAGCCAGCTCACGCGCGACGACTGGCTTGAACATACCCAGGCGACGGATCGACTGGTCCAGCTTGGCCTCGTTGTCTGGAGACACCACGTTGGTGTTCCAGGGGTTTGGCTTCAGCGACGCTGGGTCGGCCAGGATGGGGGTTGGTGACATCTTATATGGCTTGGCATTAAGTCAGTTCTGACTTACACTGTGCCACAAGAAAACAACCAAGGCAAGAGCCATGCAAAAAAATTCTACATCACAGGAGCGCACATGACCGAAGTCGTCACGATCGCGGCCAATGCCGTGGTTGCCAAACTCCACGAGGCGTCGCGAGAGGTCAAGCTGGAGGTGCAGCGGGTGCTGTCCTACATGGTCGAGGGCGCCGAGCACTCCACCGCCTTCAAGCAACACAAGTGGGATGGCCGCTCCTCGTTCCTGGAGTTCAAGCCTGGCACTTTTCCGGCCGGCTTCGTTCACTTCGTCAGCGCCAGCCTGCGCCGCAAGGGTTACGAGGTGCGTCTGGTGCGCAAGCCCTTCCCAGAGCCTCTTGGCCCCGAGAACCCCAAGATTGACGCCTTCCCCGACGACCCGCGCTACGACTACCAGCCTGAAGTTGTGCGCCGTCTCGTCAAGCACGGTCAGATCATTGCCCAGGTGGCCACCGGTGGCGGCAAGAGCCGCATCGCTCGCCTGGCCTACGCCCGCATCAACCGCCCTACCCTGTTTCTGACTACCCGCTCCATCCTGATGTATCAGATGAAGGAGACGTTTGAGAAGGACTTGGGCGTGCCCTGCTCGGTGCTCGGCGACGGCCAGTTCGGACACGTTAACGACCAGGGCCAGCAGTGCATCAAGAAGATGAGTGTCGGCATGGTCCAGACCCTCGTCAGCCGCCTGGAAGAGACGACCCCTGAGCGCGAGTTCGAAGTCCTCTACGCGGCCGCGGACAAGAAGATGGACCAGGAGATCGCCGTCGAAAGCGACTTCGTCAAGACCCTGCCTGACGCGAAGCAGCGGGTCAAGAAGAAGATCGAGGAATGCCAAGCCAAGCTCAAGAAGCTGGCCCCTCAGCTCAAGGCCAAAGCTCTGGCCAAGTTCAACGAGAAGACGGCGATCCGAAACCAGACGATCAGCCTGCTTGGCAAGTTCGAGTTCGTGATCCTGGAAGAGGCTCACGAAGCAAGTGGCAACAGCTACTACGAGATCCTGCGCCACTGCAAGAACGCTCACTACCGTCTGGCGCTGACGGGCACCCCGTTCATGAAGGACTCGGAAGAGTCGAACATGCGCCTGATGGCCTGCTCTGGCCCGATCGCGATCAAGGTGTCCGAGAAGCTGCTGATCGACCGCGGCATCCTGGCCACGCCCAAGTTCAAGATCATCGACCTCAAGAAGTGCCCGGCCAAACTCAACCGCACGACGGCCTGGCAGGCGGCTTACCGCCTGGGCATCGTCGGCAACGAGGAGCGCAACCAGGCCATCGTCGCCGAGGTGCTGCGCGCGAGCCGCTACGGCCTGTCGTCAATGGTGCTGATCCAGCAAAAGGCCCACGGGCACGAGCTGGAAGCCCTGCTGCAGAGCAAGGGCGTGCGGGTTCGCTTCATTCAGGGCGAGAACGATCAAGACGAGCGCAAGCGAGCCCTCAGCGCGCTGGCCAACGGCGAGATCGACGCCCTGATCGGCACCACCATCCTGGACGTCGGCGTTGACGTGCCTGCGGTCGGCCTGATCGCACTGGCGGGCGGGGGCAAGGCAGAGGTTGCCCTGCGTCAGCGCATCGGGCGCGGTCTGCGCGCCAAGAAGCGTGGCCCCAACGTCGCCCTGGTCGTGGACTTCAGCGACCCCTTCAACAGCCACACGAAGAAGCACGCTCAGCAGCGCGCCTCGATCATCAAGGACACCGAAGGCTTCGGCGAGAACATCGTCTCGGGCGACTTCGACTTCGAAGCCCTGGGCTTCGAAAGAAAAGCAGCATGAGCGCCGGCGACGTCTGGGTGACCAGCCACGCCGAGTGCTTGACCTGCGGGCACATTTGGATCGCCGTTCACCCGCTGAACGCCGACGACCTGGAGTGCCCGCAGTGCGGGTCCACGGACACGGTTCGCGAGAACACAGTGGAGATTGACGACGATGAGGACAATGACATTTAGTGTGTTGTTGACTATACTGCACACATCTATCAACCTCACAATGGGCACAACATGAGCAAATCACGCCAAGATCAGGACCAGTCGGCCGAGTTTTACGCCAGCCGTGGCCAGTCCCGCTACATGATCATCACCAAACTGGAAGTCAAGGATCGCCTGAAAGAGATCGGCAAGCGCTACGGCATCTCTCAAGGCGACGTGGTCGACGTCCTGGTCGAAAACACGAACTTCGACAGCCTGGTCGAGCAGATGGAAGACAAGCGCTCGGTGCGCCTTGCCATCGATGGGCGCGTCAAGACCGACCTGGCCAAGCGCATCAGTCTGCTGAGCCCTGAGAAGCAAGCCGAGATCGAGCGCATCCTGACAGAGGCAGCGTGACCTTCGCCGACACCCATTCGGAATACCTGTGGCTGCGGGCGCAGCTCGGGTATGAGCCAGGCGGCATCGTCAAGGAGGTATGGGACGGGTGTGACGCTGAAAGCCAGCAAAACATGCTTGAGCAGTTCAGGGCACCGCTGCGCGCAATCCAGGCCAGGGAAGCCGTCTATGCCAAGATTCGTCAAGGAGACGCCTGGTGAAGGTCTGTGTCACGGGCGGGCGCGAGTATGGGGACAGGGCACACGTCTACCGCATTCTCGACGCCGTGCATCGGAAGAGGCCCATCACGCTACTGCTGGAAGGTGGCGCCGCAGGCGCCGACCGACTGGCGCGGGATTGGGCGATTTCCAGAGGTGTGGATTTCCAGACCTTCGAGGCGAATTGGGCGCTCTATCTTGGTCGCGCTGGCAACATCAGGAACTCGCGCATGCTGCGGGAGGGTCGCCCTGCTTTGGTAGTCGCGTTCCCTGGTGGCTCTGGCACTCGGGACATGACGGTCAAGACGGTTCGAGCTGGCATTCCAATGCTTCCAGCTTCCAAGTTCCAACTTCCATCCTCCAGCCTGGCTGACGCTGGGCGTCTTTCCAATGTATAAGGACCACGTTTCCAAGCTCGGGGCCTGGCTGTCTAAGGACGGTATTGGAGAGGGTCGGAACGAGGAAGGGAGGGCCTCCAGCCCTGTCGCGTTTTTCTAAGACTTCGCTATAACGCAAAGCATTCAACCCGCAGCATGTGATGCAATGCGGGTATGTAATGCTGTCTGTTATTCGAATCGCGTCAAGCGCTCAGTGATCAAGCGCACAAAGTGCGCTTGTGCTGACACTGCGTCATTAAGATAGATCGTTTGTTCGACTATCACGCTTGCGTGCGATTCTTGACTTGCGCAGCTAAGATTGTAGCAACCCTCAGCGTCATATACGGTGACCGTGTTGTAATGGTTACTATCAGCGCAAGCGTTGTATGACACCATTTCAAAATGATGTTCTGCGATAACTGCAAAGCGACTGTCTTGCAATTCGCTGCAAGTGTCAAGCAAAGCGAGAATTTCGGGTGTTGATTCTATAATCATTTTGCTTACCTTATTTAATTCAATGATTGAATTATAGCATTAATTCACGGGTGACTTAGCACCCGTGAATTAATATTTTTATTCTGCTACGCTTTCTTGTTCTTCTTGTTCGTTTTCTTCTTGCGCTGCAAGTGCTGCAGCTGCTACAGCATCAGCAAATAAGGGTGCAAGAATCTTCTTCCCCTTTTCGTTCAAGGGAATAGAATCCCCCTTATGTGCTTTTTGAATGTCTGCGAGTTGCAAAACGCGCAACATTTCACGCGTGCTACTACGCTGCGTGCTAGCTGTAGATTCTGCTTTGCGCATGCGATACTTGATGACTTGCGCAGTGTCTTGTTCGGTGTATTCAATACCATTTGACAAGCAAACAAGGGCAGACTTAGCTAACATGGTCCCGTCGTTATGAAAAGCGTTAGCGATGATAGTAACGCTATATTCATCAACCTTACTGAGCATGCGAACACCGATCGCATAAAGCATGTTGACAATCTTAACGTTCGCTTTCACTGCGATGAAGTTTTCACCCTTGTTCAATGGGTTTTGCATTTTGCAGTATGCATCGATACAATCGAGCGAAAATCTCATAAGGGCTTTTTTGATCGCGACTTCACCTGACGCAAGGTGCTTCAATGTGATTTCGTTATCGCGTGAAGGTTGCGCAGCTTGACGCGCAGTCACTGCAGCGAAAATATTCTTGTATGCGGTCTGCGATTGTTCAACGTTCATGATGTGCTTTCAAGGTTAGCGGGTTAGGTTTGATGCGTTTTCAGCGCATGAGTTAATGTAACCTGTTTTTGTGTGTTGTGCGCATTGTGTGCAAAAAAAAGATGATTATTTTTAGTTGACGTTGCAGAACAACACATTGTAAAGATGACACACGATGAAAAAGATTTGTGTTAGTCGCGCGCATGCATGCGCATCGCGCGTTTTAGTCACCATACGCAATGCGTTAAACGATGAGCTTTAAGCGCAATGCTTTAAGCGCAATGCGTTGAGCACAACGCGTTGAGCGCAGAACGTGATGCGTTCAGGCGCAGCGAGACAGAAATCCCGCCCAGATAGGGGATGGCGATGGCGCCAGGATGGCCAAGGAACGCCTCAGCGCCCTTCAGGAGCGTCAAGGATCGATTTGCCTGTCAGGGCCAAGGACCGGTAAAACTTCCAAAAACAGGTCCGCCTGAGAGCTGTCAACTCTCCAGGTCAGACCCTTTCGGATTACCAGTCCGCCTGGTTGCTCAGTCGTTGGCTGCGCCCTGCACGCATGGTTTGGCACTCGATGAGGTGTTCCAGCTCAGCTTGCTCCTGCATCGCCATGTAGTCCCGATGGCGCTCCAGCTCGATTTGTTGGCGCACAGTCATAGGCTGACCAAAGTCGGCGTCGATTGGCGTGGCGTGGATGGGTGCGAGGTTCATGGCGTTGCTCTTGAAGTTGGCGAGGGTTGGAGGTGGGCTTACTTGGCGAAGCGCTCGGTGGCGAGAATCTGGACTGCGTCTTCAATGGGCACATGGCGGTTACGCAGGTAGGCGGCCGCCCGTTGCGTTCCGAGCGTCTTCTTGATGGCGATGGCGCGGGGAACAAGGGCGGTGATTTGCAGTGCGGTCATGGTTGGCTTTCAGCTGAGTTGAGCGAGGTTTGGGTGAGGTGGATGACATTCGTCACCCGTGACTGATACCCGTAGGCATCAGAAAGGAGGTCAGACGGGCGCTTGGCAGTAGGTGACGGTGTCGACCGGACTGTCAGAGACAACCTTGAAGATCAGGCCCGTTGTGGGATCGTGGTAGATGTCAAACGGTGATGCGCTCGATTCTTTCCCGCTACCGATGAACTCACACCCGTGTGAGGACTTCAGGTCGGTGCTGTAGATGGGCTGCATGGTGGTCTTCATGGTTGTTTCTCGGTTCGCTGTTGTCGATGAATGTATTGTGCGCACCCGACACAGGCATTGGTTTGGAGCTTGAGCGAGATCCTGGCCTGTTGAAGATTGCAGGCCGAGCCTTAAGCCTGTGTGCCTGGCCTGCGTGCCTGGCCTGGTCGTTGGCCTGCCTAGGCCCAGCCTGAGAGGGTGAGAGAAGGGCCTGCGCCCTTCCCTTTCCCGTTCTCTCACTGAGGTGTGAGCATGAGCATCGGGTAGGACGGGTTTTCGTCGGTGAACAGGTCACCGTAAAACTCAGCGTCATTCACGCTCAGGACAGAGTCGAGCACCTGCATGGACTTTGCGATCAGGTCGAAAGCGCCCGAACACTGATACAGGTCATGCGCTTGAACCTCGGTGAGCGCTTCGAGCTTGAACGATGCACCTTCAATCGGTTCAAACGCGCGATCAAGCGTCAAGCGGAAACGGTCGATACCGTCATCAGATGCGATCAAAAACACGTCTTTGTGTTCGGTTGCGCAGATACCTTGATCGCAAGCGCTGAAGAGGTGCAGAAAATAGTTCATGGTTTTCTCGGTTCGTTGTCGTGTTGTTGATGTATGTATTGTGCATGCCCGACACAGGAGGTGGGTTGGCGTTTGAAAGCGTTCCTGGCCTGTGGTTTGGTGCTTGGCCAGGCCTGACGCTCCATAAGCCTGCATGTGCCTGGTTGGGCCTAGGAATATGCATACAAAAGGGCTTGCGCCCTTTGGTTTACGAGATCTGCACCTCTGCACCATTTTGCGTGAAATACAGTTCATCGGTGTCGCTGAAGTAGAGCGCTTGACCGTGTTTCTCGTCACAATGCAGTTCGTCGCTGCCCGCGTGCTCGTTGATGTATTCGAGCATCAACACCGCTGCATCGTCTTGAATGAAACGCGGTGCGTAGTGCAGCGACAGCGCGCGTGCAAGCTCGGGCATGTTGTCGAGATTGCTTTTTTCGCTGATCACTTCGCCCGTGATCATATCGACAGTGCGCGAGAAAATCGCATGGTCGTTGCTGAATACGTCTTCGGTGTTGGTTTGGTCAACCACAACATAAGTCGCGTGAACACGATTGTTCACGCACTTTGCGTAAAGGGTGTGAAACATTTGCACCTTGTTGAATTGTGCGCATGCGGTAGTAATTTCGTTTTGGTTCATGATGAAAACGTAATATGTTTTGTTTCGGTGTATGTATTGTTGTGCGCGATCACAGGAAATGTGCAGGAAAGCGCATCAGCGCCTGACCGAGATCCAACTATGTTCAAGGCACGCCAAGGAACGTCAAGGAACGCCAAGGAACGCCACACCGACTGCAGGTCACGATTTCAGGCAAAAGCCAAGTCAAGTTTGGATTGTCAAGCGGTGGACAAAACGTCCAACAAGTCCCAAGGACAGCGCAAAAGCCTCGCGCGCACGCAGGATCTTTTGAAAAGAAGTTCGCCTGAAAGACCAGGTTTAACTTGAGGTGTATTGGCCCCTCCGATGAGGAAACCTAGTGGAAGAACAAGCCCCCCTTACCCCCCGTAGCACTTTCCTACAGGAGACAAGGAGGACAAGTTCCGCCAGGTTTCACACATCGGAGGCTATCCGCGTATGACACACCAACAGGCAAGAACAAGCCCCTAGAAGAAGAAGCGACTCCTGAGAGAACCTAGCCATTTGGCACAGTGATCAGGGAAGCAATTTGCGATCACTGTAGCTCAGGAGTGACTGATCTGTCAAGAGGCAAACCTGTGCTTGTTGCGCTCGAACCAGTCGCAGGACTCCCATGCCCAGTCTTCACTGCTGGAAGTCCCACCGCCCTGGTAGTCATCCGAGTTCAGCTTCACCCAGCGGAACTGCCCTGCATACTCTTTGCCCCAGACTGCGCCCATGTCTTCGATGTAGTAGCCCATGCTCATCAGCTCGGCAATGCGCTCAGAACCGAGCACAGAAAATCCATGAGCCCTGATCAGGGACTTCGCTTCACGCACTGTTTTGGCTTCAAGGGCTGCGAGCGTGCGGCCGGACTCGATACTGTGGACCGTGACCTCGACCCAGTTGGAGGCGTGAAGAATCACGGTGGTGATGTGAGGAGCGGTTTGCATGTTCGTCTTCGGTTGCTTGTTGCGATGAATGAATTTTGACCTCTATACTCAGGCTATGGTCACCACCCGCCAGGCACGCCACACGCCTATCCTTGCCGCCTATCCTGCTCGCGCCTTGGCAGCCAATGCCTGTAACGCTCGCAGGCCTGCAGGATCGCAACTTCTAGGCCTGGCCAGGATAGCCTGTCAGCCTGTAGGCCAGGTAACGCCTCGGCAAGCCTCGGCAGCGCCAGGCGCAAAAATTGGCCGTCACTGGATCAGGACAGCCTGGGCGGTGGGTGGCCAGGTGGAAGGGGTAAGAGAGGGTGGAAAGTTGGCGACGATTGAAGGGTGGAATACCACCCACCCACTTTTTGCTTAGACGTAGGCAACTCGTCACCCACCCACTTTCACCTTACGCCTACACCTAGTCTTCCTTCTCTTCTACAAACCTCACCCGCCTGACGCGATCTCTATACAGGCGATCAATGCCTCTTCCCATGAGCTGACCGTGATGTAGGTTGGCTCTTTGAGTTCTGGTATCTTGAACTTGATCGTTCCGTCAGGCTCTTCTGTCCAGTTGAACTTCTTCATCCTGTCGATGAGCGTTTGCGGTATTTGGATGGTCACGGTGCTTTTGGTTCGGTTGCGACGTGTTGATTGTCTTGTGCTGACGTTGGCTGTGGGTTGGCGCTTTTCTCTTGTTCCTTTGTTCTGACGCTGTAGATCGCCTGTGTTGTTCCTTTGGAGAACTCGTAGATTGATCCGTTTTCCATTGTCATGGTCAGGATGTCGATGTTGACTTTCATTGGCGTCACCATGCTTGGTCCGCTTGTGTTTTGGGTTGATCCTGGTTCTGAGGTTTGCCTGGCAGCTCAGCCTTGTTGATTTTTCTCCTGTAGGTTGAATTTGGTGGCACTTCCGATCCAGCGCTGGCGGTTTTCCTCCAATTGCCCGATCTCATCAATTTCTCGTCTTCTGGTTCGAGGATGTCGTCTGTGTCCAGACAGATGTAGTCTGGCATTGGATCGAATGGGCCGATCTTTCTCCTGTAAAGAATGTCGTCGCGATGGAGCCTGGCTTCCTCCACCCTTTCGCCTTGTGCTTTGCTGTCCTCCCAGCCGAAGTCGCATCGAAACTGGTCGCCTGGCCTGATGACGTCGTCGGGCTTCAGGAACCGGTATTGCTCTTTTCGGATGACTGACACGTCTCTTGCGTCGAGGCCGACGGACAGCTCGACCTCACGCCACTCTTTTGAATCTGCGAAGATTTTGTCGCCTGGCTTGATGATCTCGTGTGCTGCCAGCTTTCTGTAGCCTACTGGCACGGTTATTACGCTTGTTTCGTATGCCATTGTTTTGCTCTCGTGAAACTTTCGAAATTGGGTTCGCCTGGCAGCTCAGGCTTCTTACCAGGCGTCGTCGGTGATGGTTTTGGGTTTGTCGGGGCTGAAAGTTGGCCCGCTCTTTCTGGCGAATATGTAGTTGGCGGTGGCTTTGCCGCCTTTCGGAGAGTGCTGACGGCCGTCCTTGCTTATCGCAAAGTCAGTGACGAAAACTTGCCCACCTTCGTTGATCCACTCATAGTTATTTGGCGGCGCCGGCTCGATCATTGGGTTGGCTTCTTTGCCGGTTGTCATGCCGAGCGCTGCGAGAATTGGCTTGTCGGTCCATTCGTCGTTCTTCCAAAGAAGCATGCCTTCTTTGACTTGAGCTGGATGATTGACTGGTCTGTAGCCTGGCGGTGCGCCATCTGGGTTGGGCCTGGCTGTGAGCTTAGCGTTGCTGTCCAGCAGTGATTTGCCCAGTTCCGAAGGCACAGACTCACGCCATTGCCCTACATCAGGCAGCCATAACAGGTCCAGCGCCTTCACATAACCGTTGTGGACAATGCGGTAGCCGGGCGGAAGTGTTTTGTGCATCTTGATCACCAGGCTTCTCCTTCATCAACGATGGTTTTGGGTTTGTCGGCGCGCTTGCGCTCGATCTCGATCATGACCGGGCACGCCACGCACTTCCACTGGTAACCGCGGCCGCAGGACAGGTCGGTCGTTTCCGGGCCGCAGCCTTCCTCGACCATGCGTTTCCAGTGACGGCCATCGCGGTTGGTGGGTGGCAAGTGTTTGGCCTTCCACCAGTTTTCGCCAAGCACGTCGGGATCGACACCCCGGTCAGGGTCAGGCTGGGCCTGCCTGATGATGCCCGCGAAGCTGGAGACTCCCAGATTCAGGAAGGTCGATCGGTTGTCGATGTCGCTCCAAGTTTTTTGCGCCTCGTTCCAGCGTCTGTCGCCATGCTTGGGAAAGCCTTCAATGACCTTCACCCAGCCTGTTGGTATAGCTCCATGTGTGTCTTGTGTCATGGTCTGATTGTGCTGTGCTGACCCAGGCGGCGGGCACGGCCTGGTTGGTGTGCCTGAGCGCTTGCCTGGTCACTTGGGCCAAAACTCATTAAACGCGTTTTAAGCGCTTACGGGCGCTCGGGTAGGTCGAGGTATTGACGACCTTGTGGAAGTCGATTGTGGGTCGATCTGACGCGATCCTGAAGGTCTTGCGGGCTCTGACTTAGCCCGAACTTAGCTCAACCAGGCAAGACCGACCGCAAATGGCCAAAAAGCCTTATAGATCAACCACTTAGCCAATTAGCTTCCTTGGCAACAATTGATCAAAAATACCAGGCACATTTGTCAAGTGCCTGGCTATTTAATTTATTCGAGAATGAACTCGTCGCCAACGACGAAACCGAGCGTTTTGATCGCCTCAATTACCTTTTTGGGCAGCACGCCAACACCGTCGTAATCGACCAATTCATTGGACTCAAACCACAGGCCGCCACCTGAGCCTGTATCTGCATGCTCGAAGTAACCATATTTGGCTTTGTTGTCAATTTGAACCTCCCATTTGCCAATGGTGGTCTTCTTATCGAAGTCGTAGGAGTTCTCGCTCATAGGGCAGCTCATTTCAGGTTGGATTTGCATTACAGGATGCACTTGGCGGTTGCCAAGTTGTTGTGGTTGGCGTGCCCGAGGTATTCGAGCGCCACTGTGAATCCGCTTGACGCGACACGGGCGACGACTTCGCGCTTGGCGTTGAGGACCACACCCGACAGCTCAGGCATGTCACGGTTCATTCGGCCCTGCTCGAACCAGGCTTCGCAGCTAGTCACGTAGAACGCTTTGGCTTCGCCAAGGTTGTTACAGCGCACGGGCGCGCGGCCAAAGACGTAAATCAGCACGGGCTCAGCGTGCTCGGCGTGCGATTCGGGGTGCTCAAGGAACAGATGCACGCCGCGAATGGCGCTTTTTCGGTGGTCTGCCCGTGCGTAGGCTTCGGTCGGGGTCATGTTATGCGCTCTCGGTTGTTTGTTGCGATGAATGTATTATTCACCCGTGACTGAGGGGCTGCGCTGGACAATGGGCTCGATCCAGACCTCTTTGAACCCATAGGCCCACGCAGTGATCTTGCCCGCATTCAGGTTGGCCAGGTGGCGCGCAGACGAACCGGACGCCATTGGAAGCAGCCGGCTTGCCTCTTTGAGCGCTTGGTCGGCGCTGTCGTAGGTGCCGCCTTGCGCACCTGGTCCTGAGACTTTGAAGCGCGTCATGTTCTCAGGCTCCCGTCAGGGTTGTAGTGAGGCACGGTCGGGTGGTTGGCGTGGTCGACCACCTTCTTTGCCTCTTCGTAGCTGGCGTGTCTGGTCCTGATGCCGTTCTGGTCCTCGACGTAGTATTCGGTGCGACCAGGCAGGTAGCGGGTCAGCACGCAGGCTTTCTCGCGCTTGGCGATGGGTGTCACTGCGTTAATCACAGTCGGCTCCTTCGTGGTCGACAATCTTGGCCAGGCGGGCATCCAAGAAACGCTTGGAGATCAGAACCTCGGCGTCGAGTAGGCTCTCTGGACCAGTGCAGTCGCACACCAGGCGCGTGCGCAGCGGGTTTTCATAGAAGACCCACAGGCGTTGACTGCCGACGTTCTCCAGGTAGAAGTTGCCAAGCGCGCCTTCGGGCGTTCGCGCGACAGCGTTGGCGTCATAGATCACCAGGACGTCGTCGCTGCCTCTTTGCAGTAGGTGGACCTCATCGGTGTCGCAGTTGATGAAGTGGCGATAGAGAGTGTTGTCAGGACCGTGCCTGAAGTGTCTGATGAATGGCATTACAGCTCCAAGCTAAGGTAGGGCTTGACCATCTGGGCAAAGCGCTTGCTCAGGACTGCGAAGTTCTTCATCGTTGGCGCCAGGACGTCGCCAACCGCGATGTGGTTTTTGCTGTAGAGCGGATCAGTGGTCGGCAAACGCGTGCCGGTGATCTTGGTGATGGAATATGTGATGGGTTCGTCATTCGCCCATGTGGTCGCGAGGACCAGCGTTAGCCCGAACTCATGCGCGAAGTTGGAATACTCCTGGTGAACCGTGACTTCTATTTTGTCTGCCATGCTGCTCTCGCTTGCTTGTTTCGATGGGTTAATTGTGACGACCGCATGCAGGCGACGGTCGTCACCGCTGACTTATCCAGTCAGCGCGCCAAGATCACTTGGCGTCGAGGGTTTCAACCACCTTGGCGAGCATTTCGGTCAACTCGGTCTTCTTGGCGGCGATCTTCTTGGAGGCGGTCTTGACTTCGCCCAGCTGAGCGATTTCCGCCTCGATCTTCTTGATGGCGTCGATCAGCTGCGCCTCGGTCAGGGCTTCGACGTCCTGGCCGTAGACGTAGTGCTTGGTGGCAAAGGCTTGAGTGGAGAGTTGGTTCATGATGTTTCCTTCGATGATTGTGGACAAAGCGTCCTGAAAATTGGTTTCGACACGCTCAAAAATCTGGTTGGCATTGTCGACGTGGTCCTTGACGGCCATGAGCATCGTTGCGCTTTCGAGTCGAAACTCGAAGTCCTGGCAATCGTAGCGCTGCCAAGTGCGGTCAGGTGGTCCCCCGCCAGCTTGCTTCCAAAGCAGCATCAGGATAAACGACCTGTGCAGCGTGGTAAGCGGAAGTGCGGTTTCCTCGCGGCCAAGCTCGTGGTAGACACGGGTGATGTGGACATTCGTCACGCGCTGAAACTGGCACCATCGTCCGCACCGAATGTCCCGCGAGGTTTTGGCATACCAGGCACCGTCGTTTTGGATGGCCCACACATACTGCGCGGTGAGATAGTCTTGGAGTTGCTCTTGGTTCACTTCATTTACGCTCCTTTCAAAATGTTTGCTGCATTTGTTTCGACGAATGAATTATTGACTGCTGATGCAGGCTATGTGTTGGAGTTCTTCTGTTGCGCCTTGAGCTTTTCCAGCTGACGCCTGGAGTATTTGCGGGCGCTGGTCACGAGCAAATCGCTGTGCAGAAAGCCTGCGGACAAAAAGCGCGTCAGACCGTCGACGACTTCCAACAGTCCGAACTGCATGTTGTAGATGCGGCCAGCTGGATTCTTGTTTCTTTGGAAGGGGTTTTTCATTTCAGTTTCCCTGTTCGCACATATCCGCCATGAGAAGCAAGGACATGATTCTGTGCTCGCGTCCCGCTGGCGTTGAGTTTTTGTTCCAAAACGCATGCTCTCCACAGTCCTTAGAGCCAATTGCGTAGGCAGCCCGTGCGGAAATTTGACCATGCGCGATAACTTTTGGCGCTCTGTGCGGCTCAAATCCAGCGGAGAATTGAGCTATGTAAAAATACAAGTCGCCTATGCTGAACTTCTCGTCAGCCAAGCTAATTGCCGTTTGTATTGCTTTGCAGGTAAAGGCATGCGTGCCGTCTGCCAGTAATTCTGCCGCATGCCTGTAAATTTCAGGATTTGGGACGGCGGGCGGTTTATAGTCCTTCATGCCATCACCTCGCATTTGTTCCAATCAACCTTATCGGGGTTGTATGACGCATAGCCACGAATCTTGGAGCGCTTGTCGCCGTGATGCTCGCGGAACTTCACTGTGCGGCCAACTTGCCCAAAAGCCAAACGCAGTTTGGTCAGGTCAGAATCCTCTTCGAGGTAGGCAAAGCCTCCCCGCATGTAGGAATAGCTGCTGATTTTTTCGGCCAGCCCGTAAGACTGGATGTCCTTCAGGCTGACTTTCATCCAGGCATGGCCAGGATCAGCGTAGACGTCAAAGGTTTTGGTTCCTGCGATTTTCATGACTTGACTCCAACTTTGGGCAGGTAATAGCGCTTGACCCAGGCGATGTCCGTCTCAGTCATTTCGCGGTCCGGCACGTCGTCCTTCTTGCCGAAGCTGGATTTGCACCATGTCTTGATGTTGTAATACCAATAGGTATGCACAACGACCGTAAAGGACAAAACGGTCTGGCGAACTTCCAGAATGTCGCCTCTGAGTTTGAATGTAAGCATGGTCAGTTCCAATAGTTTTCAACGTAGGGCGATGCCACGCACTTGATCAGCTGATCCATCGTGACGTCAGGCGCCGCCTCAATCAGCTCGTCCAACTGCTTGACGAACTCTTGCGCGTCAGGCCCGTCCATGTAGATCGAGAACTGATCGCCCGCCAAGTCGTGAATGACCACGGTCGGCAGCGCTCGGCACAGCTTGATCCCGACGTCTTGGCAGCGTGACGCCATGTCAGTGATGACTTGTTCGATGCTTGGCATAAAAGGTGCCCTTGCTTGTTTCGATAGGTCAAATTGTGACCATCAATGTGTGGATTGTATAGTCAGTTCTGACTTATGCCAAGCAATGCCCCTACGATCGCAAAGAGGGCAGGCCTTGCGTTTGTTTTGCAGTGCATGCTCTACCCTTGACCGCATCTCGCCTACGCAAGGCCTGCGGGTTTTAAGGGCAGGCGATTCGGGCGCACTGAGCCCTTCAAAGTGTGATCGGGCGAGCCGTGCCCGCTCCAAGGACACGGACCTGTCAAAAAAGACAGGACCGAAGTCCTGTCAAATCGCATGGCACTGCGAGAACTCTTACCAGACTTCACCAGTCTGTGTCGCGGGTCTGTGAGGCGCGACCGGCCTGGTTGGTTTGACCGGCGCAATCAGGCGCTCGACCGGCTCGACATTGAGCAATCCAAGCCCGACCTTCCACTTGTGTCCTGGCACGAGCGAGTCGCCTGTCTCGCTGCAGGAGGCGGTCTTCTGGTTGATCTTGTCGATGTGAACTCGCCTGACGCCGCCTTCGTTGTCTCTGAAGGTGGCATATCGCCCGCGCATCACGCGCGTGTCCAGGCGCTGATCAAGGAGCTTGTCAACTTCCGCCTTGATCTTCTTCAAGGCGTCTGTCGATAGCAGGGCAAATTTTGAGAGGTCCATTGCGTTTCCATTTGACGGGTTGTCCAATTTCAAGCAGCCCAACAGACGGCTTGAAATTGGGTGGAGCTTGCGCCCCACCCCTCCCCGCTTTACAGACCGAGGTCCGCTTTAACCTTCATCGCGATCAGGCTGTCTGCGTTCAGAACCAGGCGGCCCTTCTCGCCCGTGCTGACTGCGATCTTGAGCATCGGCAACATTGCCATCATCTGACCGGCTTGCGCGTTGCAGGTGCCCTTGGAGTAAGGCTTGCTCAGCAGCTCGGCGTGCAAGTTGCCCTTCTCGCCACTCGTGATGCAACCATCGCGCAGGAGGACTTTGAACGTGCGCTTCATGACCTCGTTCAAGGAACCGCCTGACTTCATCCAAGTGAAGAGCATGACCACCTTCTCGGCGACCTTCTTCTGGGTGGCCGTCGCGCTGCCCGTGCCAGGACGGGTGTTAAGCAGCGCGAGCAGGTCAGCTTGCTTGGCGCGCAGGGCGTCAGGTTCCAGCTCAATGTCGGCCGTTTCCAGCAGCAGCATTTCGTCACGCTTGTCGCCCAGACGGGCGGTCAGGACGTCGCTGGCCTTGCCCGTGACGTAGGTCACACGGTGGACCTTCGGTTCTTTGGCCTTCGCGGGCTTTTCGGCCGCTTCGGTTTCGGCGGGCTGCTCGGCAGCGGGCTCAGTCACGCCGCCTGCAGCTTCGATATCTGCAAGGGCAGACGCGAGGGCAGCGTCGTCCAAGTCAGCGCCTTCGAGCCCTTCGAGCGAGACCTCGCCAACCAGGTCTTCGCTGGCGGCCAGGACCGGTGCGTCAGCGGGCACAGCAGCTTCAAGGACCGGCTCACTCAGGCCTTCCAGGTCGCTCAGGTCGGCGTCGCTCAGGTCGGCGTCGCTCAGGTCGGCGTCGCTCAGGTCGATCTCGTCAGCGACAGGCTTGTCGTCCATGTTGACCAGGTCTTCGAGCAGGCCGCCCAGTAGCGCTTCGCTGTTGGCGCTCAGGTCGATCTCGGCAGTGGTTTGCATGTTCATGGTCAGGCTTTCGGTTTGTGCAGTCTTCTTGGACTTGCGGTTGCGGGTGGGCTTGTTGGCGGTTGCGGTCATGGTCAAATCCTTTCAGGTGAGAATATCTGGTTAGGTTTGTCGCTTTGTTTTCGCGATGATTGAATTATGAAGGTCAGATATTGGAGCTACAAGCGATTTACTAGGCGTTTGTTTTGCTCTTTCTCTGTCTTTCTTTTCGTTCGTCTCGTTTGTTGCGATGTATGAACTATAACGACCCGATATTGGAGCTGTAATGTATTTGCCAGGAACTCGGCAAGGATATTGTCGCTATATGAGCGCGCGATGTGCGTGCGCGCGAATAACACGCTGTTGTTGGACATGGCCAGGACTTTGAAAATTCGCCGACCGATCCTTGGCATGTCTTGGCCATCCACGGACGGGCGCAAGCCAAAGAAAAAGCGCCAGCAGGCGCTTGGTTTAGATCTTGACCTGGAACTGATCGGCGAGTGGGTCACCATCATAGTTTCCAACCAGATCAAACTGGTCATATCCTTCCCACTTGAGCTTGGTCAGGAAGCGGTCAATCTCGCCCTGTGTGATCCAAGGGTTATCTGAGCCCTGGTCAATCAGGTAAGGTCGTCGGAAGCTGGGCGCAGGCTGAGAAGTTGCGTAAAAACCGACAGTTTGCCCATTCTCTTTGCGGGCTCGCATCACGCGACCTGCTTCGTTGGGGACTGCAGCTTCGAGCCGAAATCCAATAATCTCATCAGAGCGAGGACGACGAGTAATTTTGACACGAACGATTGCTTTGGACATTTGAATACCTGCAAACAAATTGTTTCGACAGGTATATTTTCAATGTCACATATTGGATATAGAGTGGATATACTCACCCGCCCGTAAAAGTTCCAATATTGAGTTCGCCTGACGGCTCAGGCTTTACCAGGCCCCGATCCCGCCATCGTCCACGTCGCCTTTAAGGTTTGCTACGGAGCTGGTCGGCAAGTCAGAGCTTGGAGGTGGCGGCGGTGGAGGTGGAGGCGCCAGCGTGTTGCCAACTTCCTCGATGTTGCCTTCTTCATCCATCGTCGAGTCTGTCCACTTGAGGATGAAGTCCTCGTAGAAGGAGGTGGCCATCTTCTCGTCAGGAAAGAATCGGCCGCTGAACGGATCTGGCACAGGCTTGCCCTGGTCGTTGTAGTTGGACAGCTCCAGGGCGAAGACTTTGTAGGTGCTGCGGAACTGCTTGTCAGCGTCAGGCACCTCGCCCTTCCACACGATGCGAATCAGGACTTTGCCATTGTCAAACTGACGCACGATCTGGTAGGAGGCGTCTTTCAGCTTGGCCAGGTAGGCATCGCGAGACATTGGCAGACCTTCACGGTCGAAGTATTTGGTCGTCATGGCGTCGCCTCAATCCAATTGTCTTTCATGTGGAAGCTCCGATTACTGAACCGCGCGGTCACCTCGTAGCCAGGCGGAAAGACGTGCGTGACGACGCCTACAACGCTCGTGATGCTTCGCGCCTCGTTGATAAAGATGTCCGATGGATATCCAGGCGTCACGCAGCTGCGATTGCTGCTTTTCATGCGCTCGATGCACGCAGGCGTGATGACGACCTTATCGCCAACGTTCCAACGGTGAGGCATCATTATTTTTGCTCCTTCTTCAAGATGTCGGCCAACTGCCTGGCCATGCCTGCGCACTCGTTCTCAACGAATGCCAGGGTGCGGTAGACGCCTTCATTCATGAAGGCAGAGCTTACGCCTGCGGCCGCCATTCTGGTGATGAGGCCCGGCGACATGTCGCCGTAGTGCGCACAATCAAAGCCAAGCCAATACCCCTGGCTATGACCTTGACGGTGAAAGCGCCCAGAGAAAGTCAGGCCCCCATGCACGCGAATGCCACGCACTGCGCTGTGGTTGTAGGCGCACGCACGCACGACGCGACCACGCCAACGAGATTGAATGGTGCGCTCGGACTTTGCCAGGCGCTTGCGCAGGTTGCTGTGAGGCACACGGACGTAGCCGCACAGCGAGCCGGAATACAGGTTTCGGATGGCCATGCAGACCAAGCCGGTCGCAGGGTCGCGCCAACGCTTGAAGTTGGGCTCATAAACAGGCACATCTGTGGCGACGTTTTGGGTTGCTGTCTCTGTCATGGTGTCGGGTTGTTTGAGTCGATATCTGAATTGTGCGACCCTGAAGCAGGCGCTGGTTTGGCTTTCAGGTAGGCGTCGTAACCTTCCTTCTTGAACAGGATGCGGTTGGCCGTGTAGGGGCTGATCCCGCAGATCTTGGCGACGCCCTCGATGCCGGCATCAGTTTCCAGGTAGCGCCACCAGACTGCGTAAGTCAGCTCCTCGCGGGTGCTGAAGCGCCCGGTGGTTGGCTTGCGGCTCACCGACGGGCCACCCAGCCGGTCGGCTCGTCGTCCATGTCCTGCAGCTTGGCCAGCTCCACCAGGGCGCGCTCCCTGTCCTCGAAGCACCAGCGGTAGGCCCAGCCGATGTGGCTCAGGCCCGTGCAGATGGCGCGGGTGAACATCAGTTCGATGGTGCCGGCCCAGGTGCCATCTGCCAACTGCCGGACATTCCGGTAGCCCTGGGCCTCGAAGTATTCCTTGCTCATGCGTCCTCGTCGAAATAAAAGAAGGTGACATTCATGGTCATTTGGATGTGCTTGACTGCCTTCATGAAGTCACTCTCGATTTCGCCTTGAATTTCCAGGCGCAGAAAGGCATTGTCCACAATACCGAACACGGCCATTTTCTTGGTCATGGCTCAATCTCCTCGATCAGAACGGAGCTGCAGTTCGGACACTCGTCGCCAGCCGTGTTCCCGCGCCAGGCGCAGGCCCGGCACTTGAACGAGTCCAGCACGTCGCTGTGCAGCATCCAGGGGTGCGGTTGGCTCTCGCTGGCCAGGCACCACAGCGTCGGGTCATCGAGCTGGACCAGGATGCGGTCATCAGGGCGGCCTGTCTCGATCGCGCGCGAGGCGACCACATCATTGATTTTTAAGATCGCCTCAAAGCCCAGGATGGTTCCCCAGCCGAACTTCTTGAGCAGAACGCGTTGGCCGACGATCATGGTCAGTCCTTCAGCGCCGACAGCGCAACTGGTTCAAAGTGCAGGTCCAACTCGACACCCGCCTCGATCAGCTCTTGGATGCCGATGTAGCCGCGCTCTGGATAGTTGGGCAGAATCTCAACCTGACCATACGCCTGAATCTGATCGACGCTGGGCGTCCAGTCGCCATCTTCACCCTTGTCCTTCTCGGTGATGTAGGCCGTCACCGGCCCGCCGAAATACTTCAGGTAGGCGATCGGGTCTTTCACTCCGTCCTGGCCATAGGTCTGAGGCATCTCCTCGATGCACTTTTTGATGACCTTCAGGCGCTCGACAAAGAAGTCACCCTCTTCGCCTTTGATCAGCTCCTTGAGCGCAAAGCGCTGCGCGACGGGAATCCACTTCTCGAAGAAGCCCCCATTGGATAGCGCTTGCTCGATCTTGAAAAAGTCTGTGGCGTTGACCATGTCGGTGCCCTTGTTTGTTGCGATGATTGAATTGTGAAGCCCGGCCGCAGGAAGTCAAAGCGACTTGCCAGGCGAACTCACCAGCGCCTGATCTGCAGCTGTGTCTCGACCTCTTCAACCAGCGTCAAGTCGCCAATGGGGTCTGTCATGACCAGCTGACCATTGGCCCGCTCCATGAAGTTCTTCATGTGCAGGTCCAGGAAGTTGCCACCGTTGTAGCTGCAGTATCGGGCCAGGTCTTTGAAGGCGTTGCGCACGCTGCCTGGCAGGTCTTTGCAGGCGACCATCTTGCGCGCCTCTTCCTCTGCCAGAAACTCTTCGGGAACGTCCGCGTAGGTCAGCCTGCGATCTTTGTGCCGGATGATGATGGACCTGGCCAGCTTACATGCCTGGCTGCCGGCCCTGAGCTTGCTCAGACGCTCGACCTCATACAAGTAGATTGGCCAGCGCCTTCCGAGCACGCTGATCTCGCCAATGTCCTGATGGTCATCATGCACGCGAGTGAAATGGCGATGCGTCACACGGGTGACCTTGTCGTTGGCCATCCAGTAGCTCGGGCCATCCACAGTCAACTTCAAGGCGGTGTTCGGGCGCGTGCCCTCAAAGACGGCCGAGAAGTTGCCTCGACCAAGCAGCTTTTTGCCCTGGAGAAGTGGGTGACGAAGTGCCAAACGAGCACCTGGCTCGTCAAAGCGAAATGCTTTGGCGGACATGAAAAACCTTTCATCTGTTGCAGACCAAAATTGTCGCAACGAAAGTCAGGAGTATAGCTCACCTGTGACTGATAGCCGCAGGCGAACCAAAGAGGGAAAGACGCCTCAGACGCGCTGAATTTTCAAGTCCAAGTTCGTCGGGCCGCTCAGACTCAGGGTCGTGTAGTGGCGGCCGCTGATCGTGGTTTTGCCCTTCTTGACCAGCCCGGCGTTCACCATGCGCCCGATGTAGACCATCATTGAAGCAAATGGGATCATGGTGCCTGCGCAGATTTCCTCATAGAGGCATTCTGGGTGGTTGGCCAGGTATCGCAAGATCGTGTGGCTGCGTCTGGTAAGAACGAAGAACGTGCCCGTTCTGGTGTCGAAGGCCACGTTGTAGCTGCTCGCCAATAGCTCGGTCGATTTGGTCATTTTTCCAACTCCTTCAACTCCAGATAAAACTCGTGATAGCGCACCACGCGCTCCACGTCCTTCTTGGTCACACCCTTGAGACGACGGATGTCGCTGTTGTGGCGCAGGTCCGCCATTTTCACCTTTCGCGCATCCGAGTTGCGCTTGACCTGGGCCTTGTAGTCCTCATAGGACAGGCCGGGGCGCTTGGTCAGGGCGTAGATGCCGGCGACGATCCGCTCCGTGAAGCCCTTGTCCCGCAGGAGCTTGATGCCAACCCGGACATCGTCAAAGCAGTCCTTCAGGATGTCGTGCCCGATGGCAATGCACAGCACTTCCTCATCGTCGGACTTGGTGTAGTGCATCACCTTCAGGCAGTGCAGGATGTAGGGCTTGCCCGCCTTGTCCTTCTTGCCGCGAAACAGGTTTGTGGTCAGATGGATCATCGAGTCAAGCATGTCGCCAGGCTGGATGACGGTGTGAGGCTCGTTCATTTGTTCACCTTGGCCCGTAGTTCGTTGGCGTCTTTCTCCAGCTCGCGGTATTCAGCCAGAGTGATGTCTGGATCGCGCCTGGCCGCAGCCATGACACGGTCGATGATCCAGTTGAGGAAGCGCTTCATGTGGCCGCCCGCAGTCGGTCAAAGGTGGCCCCGTCAATGCCCAGGGCCTCCAGCCAGGTGTGGAAGTAGAGGTTCAGCTCCTCGCTGCGCTCGTGAGTGCCGTAGTGGTGAGCCAAGAAGTCCTTGTAGTTCTGCACCTTGTCGGCCACCAGCATCATGCGAACTTCAGGCAGCACGCCGGGAGTGGGCTCGCCGATGCACTCGTAGTTCTCCACCGCCTTCCGCCTTCCGCCGTCCTCGTCGTAGCTGTAGGAGCTGGCATCGACCACCTTGTCGGACAGCCACTCGTTCGCTCGGGCGCGGTATTCCATCGCCAACATCACCATGCGCGGGCTGAACTGATCCATGTTGCCGGCGTAGACCTTGATCAGATCGTCATTGTGTTGGAACAGCGGGTGCAGACAGTAGGCCCGAGCCGCAGTCATTGCTGTGCTCCAGCCAGCTTTGGAGCCTTCCACTTGCATCAGCTCGAAGATGATGGCGATGCCTTCGTTGATGTGATTGATCAGCGGCACGCCCGAGCGCTTGGCGCAGCGGTCGCCATAGGCGTGCTGGACGGCCACATATTCGGGGGTCTGCTGGATCAACTCGATGGGTTTCTTGCCGCTCATGGCGTCACTTTCAAAAGATGGGGTGTTGGGTCGAGCCCGTGAAGCGGCGGGTGCCAGCTCATTGGACCTCCTTCAGGGCTTCCTGGGCCAGCTCGACCATGCGGTCGGGGTCCGTGTTGCCAGCGGCGATGGTTTCCAAAGCAGCCTGGAGGGTCGCGATCTTCTGGTCCTTACCCAAGATCGGCTTGAAGTCGCCAACGCGCTGCAGGTATGGCGCAAGTGCCCACCCCAGGCGGTAGCTTCGGTTTTCGTCAAGGCGCTTCTGACAGGGTTCGTCTTCGGTCAGCCACAGACGCACAGTGTGGTGAGTCCATCGCGCACCTTTCATCCGCACTTCAATGGCTTGTCGCGGCTTCGTCACATCAACAAACAGCAAGTCATCGTGCTCCAGGATGAACTGCTGGCCTTTGGCAAACACTCGCGTGATCGAGCGCCAGTCGTGACGGGTGCGACGGTCCAGGATTGGGTTGATCACAGCCTCAGTCAGAACATAGAGCCCTGGCTCAAAGGCGCGCTTGATTCCGGTGTGGCTCATGCGGGCACCACCTTTCGGGCCTTCTCCACAAAGCGCTGAGCTTCCTTGTAAGCCTGGCCATCGTCGTCCTTGAGAACGTCTTCCAGACGGTGCAGGGCCTCGACCAGAAGCTCCTTGTGGGTGGGCATGCCTTGCAGGAGGGGCGGTGGCATCCAGCCCTGCGCTTCCATCCAGCGCACCAACTCCACAAAGGCATCCTTGACGCTCTCAGCCATGTCCTCTTCGCAACCGAAGTCGCGGGCCGACAGGCCGTAGTTGGTCAGAATGTCGGGGATCTTCATGATCGGAGGCATCGGACCCTTGCCGAGCAGGTCGCGGGAGCCGTCGGGCTTCTGACCCAGGATGTCGATCAGTTCAACGGTCATGTTGGTCGTCCTTCTTGTTGGCTGCGGCGCCGAGCTGAAACCACTTCCAGTCACGGGCCACTGCCGGATTCATGTAGGTGCCGCGATGTGAGCGGCGAAAGCCAAACGAGTCGTTGGCCAGGCTTTCAAACTTCGCCCGCAGGGTCTTCAGTTCGTCGGATTCATCGGTGTTGCGGTTGCTCATCGTTCCATCCCATCCAGTGAGACATCATTGCCATTGCATGATTTCGCGCCGCTTTGCATTGCTCCACGTCGAACATCCCGATGTGACAGTCCTCGACCTTGATGCCCATGCGCTTTGCAAGCTCTGCATAGGCCCTCTTTCGGGCTGCACCTCGGTTCTTCTGACGCATCCACAGACGGTCGAAAACCTCATGCGCTTTCTGTTTCGCGGACCTCAAAGAAGCGTTTGCAAGCCGCCCCAATGGGCGCGTGCCGTCGCCGTAACCGATGTTTGGTGCGTGACACCCGACATAGGCATCGCACGGCTGGCACTGCCAGAAATTCTTCTTCTTGAGGTCGTCGCGATGTGGGTAGATGATGAACCCTGAAACCAGGCGCGCGGGCTGTCCGCAGTAGGAACAAATGACGCTCACGTCACGTCCTTGAACTCTTCCACCAGGGCAAGGCACCAGGCGAGGCGCCCAGCCAACCTGGTTGGCTCGTCTTGCGAACGGGCATTCAGGGCATGGTTTGGCGCAGGGCTTGTTCATGCTGCCTCCTTCACGTCATGACAGTTGCGAAAGTCGGCGATGCCTTTGAGGCCGACAGGCAGCTCGTAGAAGCCGCGCTCCAGGCCGCGAAAGAAGCACTCCGCGGTGACCTCACAGTCATACTCTGCACCGTGCGCTTTGGACGTGTCATAAGGGACGCCCAGCGCGAAGCACAGCTCGCCAAGTCGGGGCATTTTGCCGTCAGGGCATGCCCATCGCGCGTTCTCCATCGTGCAAAGCGAGTAGACGTCTGGCACCTTGCGACCAACGCGAATCAGCTCACCTGCGATGAAGGGGCCATCGAAGCCCATGTTGTGCGCCACGGCCAGGTCAAGCGCACTCATGCGGCGCACGATCTCGTCGGCTGTGTCCTCCCATATCGGGCAGCCAACCAACTCCTCATAGCTGATGCCATGCACGGCTTGCGCACCTGGCTCGATGGGCTGCTGCGGGTCAAAGCGCTGCACCCACACGTCCTCCAGCTTGCGCGTGGTCAGGTCATAAGTGAGCAGGGCCAGCTCGATGATCTTGGCGCCCTTCTCTTGCTTGAGGCCCGTCGTTTCAGTGTCGAGTATTCCAATTTTCATGCTGATTGTGCTTCCAGGTCTTGTTTGATGGCGGCTTGAACGTGGCCGAGCAGCTTCTTCATGTGGGCGTATTCAGGATTCGACTTCTTCGGGTAGCGATACCAAAACTCGTCGCCGAAGACCTCAGAGAACAGGCGCTCGCGGCTCCAGCAGTCAACACCGATGGCGTCGTCCCACAAGTCGCGGGCCTGTCGCTTTGTGATGCCACCCTCCTTGCGCTTGCGGAGGATTTCCTTCTTCAAGACCGGCCACAGGCCGTCTTCGTCATCGTCGTCAATCTCTTCGCGCAGGAAGGGACAGAACTTGTCGATCAGATAGCCCTTGTCGCACTTCAGGAAGAACTCCTTGATGGGGCGACCAGCGTGGCTCCAGTAGTAGCTCCACGCCTTGTTGAACTGAGTGATCGTGACCTTGCCGGACGTAGGCGTGTAGGGTTCGATCATCACGGCGATGGCATCGAAGTGCTCCAGGTCCGTGATGGTCAGCTTCTCGATGGTGGACTTGCTGACGTTCATTTGGTCTCCAAGTAGAAGCCGCAGTGGTCATCCGTTTGTTCGTCTGGCGCAGGGCCAGTTGGCGGCACGCGAGGCCACCAGCGGTCGGTCCACCAGATCCTTTCGGTGCATTTGCCCCAAATTTCTCCAGCACTTATCGCCGCCACAGCTGCCTCCTCCCTGTCGAAGGCATATCGCGACCAGTTATTGCCATCCCACCAGCGAAGCATGTGAATGTCACGGATACAGCTTGCTGGCCACCAGCCAATCTCAGGAGGCGGGCCAGATCGCCAAACGCAGTTGCGCGACAATGGCGGCTTGATGTAGTTTGGGTTCTTGGCCATCAGAATTTCTCCACGTCAGCGTAGGGCTCTGGTTTGCTGTCCAGCAATTTGCCAAGCAGAACATCAAGGTCATTGGCCCTGGACAGAGGGTTAGCCGCAGCGAGCTGGCGAGCTTCGACCTGCGCTGGCCAACTGTCTGCATGAGGCAAGGCCGGCAAACGAGCGCCTGGGTCCAGCATGGCGTCAACCCAATCTTTTGCTTCTTTGAGTCCGAGCCCGACAACGGTGCGGACATGCTTGATCTGCGGCACCTTGCCAAGCGAACCCATGTGGCGAACTTCCCGCACCAACTCAAAGACATGCTCCTCATGAGTCTTGCTGATGCGCGATGACGCCGAGCCCGAGTGCAGTGCCAGAAAGGCCTCTGGTGCCGCTTTGGCCAGGCCCAGCGCGATCGCTCTGTAGTCAATCACTGCGCTGCCAGTGACAAGGTCGATGACCTTTGCGTAGGCTTCTTTCAAAATTTTCCCCTTAACCAAAACGGTTTATAGCTCAATCACTAATGACTGAAGTATAAACCGTCATGCTTGGATTGCAAGCACAACGGTCAGGACTATCAGAGGTAGCCTGCTGCCTTCGCAGCGCTTTCGCGGACTTCTGCAAGCGTCGTCCAGTTCGCACCGACGCCGTTCATGTAAACAACCTGCATGGCGTCACCCGTGCCCGTGTCGGACCAGCGGCGGCCTTCGGACTCGCGCATCGTCATCAGCTGGCCCGCGTCGCGCACCGTGATCAGGCGGCCCTTGAGCGAAGCCTTGCCAGGGTCGGTGATCGGGTCTTTGAAAACGTCACGCCACTCGCCGTTGACCTTAGCTGCGCAGCACTTCATGGCAAAGCCATAGTTGTCGCGATTGACTTGCTGCAGCAGCCCGCCACCCATGCCGAAGGCGATGTTGTCGGCAGAGAAGCCATGCTCCTTCAACTTCTGCAAGATGTCGTGAATGGAGTCAGGCCCATCAATGCCGTCGCCCTGGATCAGGCGCACATGGTTCAGGACTTTGAAGCCCTTGCTGTTGAGCGTGCAGCCAAAGCGATCGGCCAGGAGGGTGGCGATGCGGGGCAGCACTTCCAGAGGGTCACCACTGTCAGGGCGGATCACCACGGTTGCGCCGCTGTCGATCACTTCCTGGCGCAATTCTTGACCCCACAGCGCATCACAGGCATGGTCAATGTCGTAGCTGTCGGAGACAACAGCCAGCACCTTGCCAGGTTTGGCGAATTGCTTAAGCATGTTGCGATAGGCGGCAACCTCACCCTCGCGACCCCAGGCTGTGATGGTGCTGTGCTCCGCTGCAGGGATCGAGAAGCCCGCCATGAACTCGCCGTAATACTGACGGGCGGCCACGATGGCTTCGATCGTGTCAGAACCGAGGAAGTTGACCAAGTGTGCCATCCCGCCCATTTCAGCGGACTCGCCCGATGAAGTGCCGCGGGCGCCGAAGTCGTGCAGCTTGAAGGGCAGACCGCTCATGTCGTCGGCAGTCTCTTCGAGAAACTCAGCAATCACAGACTTGCACTGCAAGCTCTTGGTGGCAACCGTGGTGGGATACCACACGCGCAGCAGCAGCGTTTCCAGCCAGCCGCCCACCCAGGCCAGGTCCGGGTCATTAGGCGTCTCGACGATGGCCAGTGCCACACCTTGAGGCACGATCGAGCCTTCGGGCAGCGCCTTGATGGTCACGGGCATGTAGCCGCCGTGAACTTCCACGATCTTGAGCCAGCCATCGGTATTGAAGGGCACGCCATAGTTACCGTAGAACTCAGACGCTTCACGCACCTGCTCGGCCGTCACGGGCTTGAGCAGGTATTTCTGGATGATGGCTTGCAGACCAAACCACAGGACTTCACCACCCTTGCGCGCCACGATGTAGCTTTGCTTGGCCGTGGTGTCAGGTGGATCTTGCAGGTAGTGGCTGGGCTTGTAGCCGTCGGTGGCGTAGAGGATGTTTTTGTCGGTCATGGTGTGGGTTCCTTTCGGTTGTCGATGGACAGGTGCTCGGTGGTTTTCAGCCACCTGCGCACGGTTGAAGCGCTTTTTCCAGCGGATCTGGCAATCTCAGCGACGGACTGCCCAGAGTTGAAGCAGTTCCTGGCCGCCAAGAGAGCGCAAACTCGTTTGAAGCTCAGCGACGCCATAGCTCAGGCGGGCTGGTTGTTGAGCATCTGCTGGACGAGATGCCAGTGGTCCGAGAAGAACTCGGGCTTGAGCTTGTCGAGGTCGGCGATGGCGACCCAATCAGCCCATTCGGCGTCATCGCCAGCGACGGGCTTGATCTTTTCTTCGGCCTTCGCGATGTAGTAGCCAAAGACGTGCGACACCGTGCGAACGCCAAGCGAGCGGCCGGGCGCGTCAGCAAGGAAGTAACCGAACGGGTTGGCTTTGAACTCGCGCCACTCGACGTTGATGCCGGTCTCTTCGATGCCTTCGCGAACGGCGCATTGACGCAAGCGCTCGCCCTTGTTCAAGAACCCGCCAGGCAGGGCATACGTGCCATTGCCGATCTTGCCCTTGCGGCGAATGAGCAGAATGTGCGTGCGACTTTGGATGAAGAGGTCGGCGGCCAGGCTGGGTTGCCAGCCGTAAAGGCGGGTGATGTCGTTCTCGGACTGCTTGAAGCGCTCCTGCACTGCGCTCATTTCTTCGCACAGGCGATTCACGCGCTCGTGGTCTGTCTCCAAAACGATGGAGTAGACCTTCGGGTCGAGCATGTTGATCCAGGCGTCGTTTTCGCCAGACGGGTTCTCGGCGAAGAGAGCCTTGCGAATGTCGGTGGCGTCAGGGCGAACCTTGCCGACATCAGCGCTCATGCCAGGCGGCGAGTCGATGACCAGCGCCGGGATTTCATGCAGCGGCCAATGGAACAGGTTCAGGTAGTAGCTGGACTCGTCTTTGTTGTGCCCGACCAGAATGATTTCCGAGTTCTTGTCGGCGTAGAGACTTACCATGCCCTGCACGCTGGCCGCCCACTCATGATCGTCGTATGGAGCGTCCAACACCGACGTGATGTAGCACTTCCAACCCAGCTCCGGCATGGCGTGCATGATCATTTCCTTGCGCTCAGCGACGGTCCAGGGGTCTTTGCAGGTGCGGGCGCAACCCGTGTCGCCAATGACGATGATCACCTTGTCAGCAACCTTGGCCGCTTCGTTGATCACGTGCAGGTGGCCGTTGTGAAAGGGCTGGAAGCGCCCGATGACGATGGCTGTTTTCATGGTTTCTCCTTAATGGCCAAAGCTGGCCGAAAATTGAAGAGAGACTGCCGGCGCATCAGCAGCGTTGTCGTTTGAGCAAGTCTTATGGAAGAAATGTTGGTTGCGGCGCTGACCCACGAACCATCGACTGCCTCTCAGAGCTTCGCCCGTGGTCACGACGACCAGAGGCGAAAGTCTGAAAGGCCTGGCCGAAGCCAGGCACTTCAATCAGGCTTGAGCCTGGGCGACTTCTTCAGCCTTGACCTTGGGCTTGCGGCCGCGCTTGACGACCACGGCGTCGTTCAGCACTTCGCGCAACACTTCGGCATTGGCGGCGATGAACTTCTTCACATCGGCGGCATGCAGGACTTGGTTGTCGCGGTCGTCAAACTCGAAGCCAACGAGCAGCAGGTCAACGCCGGTCAGGGTTGCTTCGGTCTTGATGGCAGCTTCGGCGGCCGAGTAGGCGGCGTGGGTTTCGTGCAGTTGGCCTTTGGAGTCTTTGTAAAAGGAGACTTTCATTTGAGGTTTTCCAGTGTTGAAGGGTTGTTGATGGCCGCCGAAACGGCCAAGTTGAAATCAGGCGGCTTCGCGCAGGCAGCGATTGGCCAACAAGTCGGTGATGGCTTCATTGACGGCGCCCTGGGCGTCGCGCGCCAGGTTGCGGCTGATGGCGTTCTCGATCAGGTCCACACGAATGCCTTCGTTGGCCGCAATCACGAATGCGCCGATGACCACAGCTGCGATCTTTTCAGCGAACTCTTCGGACTCGACATTGGGGCCATTGAGCACGGCATTGCCCAGCTCGCCAGTAGAGATGGACAGAGCGACAGCGGACGCGGCCGGCTCGGCATTGACCAGCTTGGAGAATTTGTGCGTTGCCAGCGCAACGTCGGCCAGCGTGCGCACCTCAGCAAACTTGACGACGGCGCTGCCAGTGACAGTCACCGTTGGGCGAAAAGCGGGATTGAGGTTGGAATCGGGCGTGCAGCCATTGGTGTTGTTCATGTGGTTAACCTTTCGTTTGGTTGTCTAAGTATAGTCAGTGATGACTTAATACGAATGATAAAAGAAGAACTCAGGAGACGGTGCGAGTCGAGCAGGCGATCACGAACCTGCCAGCTCGTTGATGGCGTTGAAGACGGTGCGCACAGTGCCGCGGTCCAGCTCTTTAGCCTGCTCGGACAGCTGCTCGTAGGGCACCATCAGTTCTTCGCCGGACTCCAGCTTGCGCGAGGTCACGCCAGCGGCCAACTTCATGTCGATCCAGTTTTGGTGGACCTTGGCTGAAACGAGTTCGATATCGGGGAGATTCACAGCTCCACCCATCCTTTCTTGAGAAACGCCTCTCCGAGACGCTCCATAGTTGCAAAAGCCTCTTGAGGCGACTGAGATTCTTTGTTCGATGCGCCGAACTTGACGCCGCTCCAGCGGCGCGTGCTGACCTCGACCTTGGTTTCGCCAGGCGACCACTGCAGGGTGGCAATGTTGCCCGACGTGGTGTCAAGAAAGTGGCGGCGCACCGTCTTTGACACGAAGCCCACCTTGTCCTGCATGTCGGTCAGGCAGTCGATGAAGTCCTTGCCCACCAGGCCGGCGACGGCCATGAACAAGGTGTCCAGGCCCATCGACAGCTGGTCCTTTGTGACGCGACCTTTTTCGTGACCGACGATCATCCATTGCAGCGTTTCGCCCACCTTGCGCTCAAGCTCATCCTTGAGAGTTGGCAGGTCGCCAGCGAGTGCGCTCATTGTTTTCTCCAGATGGGCAAACGCCCGATGTGTGAACTGTAGAAACCGAAAGCAGGCACCGCTCAGGCACCTGCTTTCAATTCCAGTCAGTGCATGACAGCGCCTTCGCGCTCGCCCTCTGCCCGCTTGATCACTCGGGCACCGGCAGCGTCAAGGGCTGCAACGCGGTCGTCCAAGTTGATCAGGTAACGCGGGACGTAGTAGTGGGGAACCTTCAGACGCTCGTCCACGCTCAGCCCCAGGATGATCGAGTTCAGGTGCTCGATGTAAGCCTGGTTCATGGCGGCCTTGCCTTCTTCGGCAACCAGGGCAATGCCAGGCTGGACGACCAGCAGCATGCCAAAGTGCTTGTTCAGGCTTTCAAAGCATTCGGCCACATATTTCGCGAAGCGCGCCTGGTCTTCTTCCTTGACCGCAGTGCCAATGGCTTCGGCGAGCGTGTAGCCCATGAAGTCCAAAGGCGTGCGGTCAGTGATGGCGTCAACGCAGGCATGCTTCTCGTAGATGGCATTCAAGCGCTTCAAGATCTCTTCCTGGATATTCAGTCTGGTCGAGAAGTCATAGGTGACTGCCGGGTCAAAACCCATGTCCTTGAAGATGGCGCTCACCGACGTTTCCACGAAGGTGAAGTCACGTCTGCTTGCGAACGTCTTGGCCAGCGTTGTCTTGCCTACCCGATGGGCACCTGCGAGTCCAATCACTTGCATTCGCCCAGGGAGCCACGGGGCGTCACCAGGGCTTCTTGCTTGTCGGCGCGGGCTTGAGCTTGCGCGTCCGAGAAGCTGCCTTCAGCGTAGCGCGCCTTGTTTTTGGCGTTGCCCAGGTAGAGCTTTTCGATGTTGGCTTCGAGCGTGGTCTGACGCTCAATGTCCAAAAGACGGCGCACGCCTTCCAGATGCAGTTCCAGCTTGGTCAGCTGACCGACCAGAGCCTCGCGGTCCAGAGCCTTGTTGTAGACCACGAACTTCTTGACAGTGTCCAGCACGTCGCAAGCTGCGATCTGCGCTACGCTGGCTTCTTCGCCAGCGTAGTCAAAGTGAGGCACGCTGCCAACCAGAATCACGCCGGTCGTTTCGCCACGATCGATGCCAACGCGCTGGCGCAGACCTTCCAGGTAGAACTCCAGGTCGCCCAACTCCTCGATCACGTTGACGAGGTCGATGTCCTGATATTTCAGGGCCGACTCAACGAAGGCCGCCAACAGCTCGCCAGCCTCGCCAGCAATACCTGTTGCCATGTGCCAGGCGTCGGCCTTCTCGGGCGTCAAGCTGGCCAGGATGTCTGCGCCAGGCTTGACAAGCGCCTTGACCATCAGCTCATAGTTGATTTCGGATGCGCGGCTCATTGGATTTCCTTTTTGAGTTGGTCCACAGTTGTGCCGACCACCGGTGTCAACATTTCAGTGAACTTGGTTTGAATGTCGCGAGCCAAAGCGGCTTCGGCGACGGATGCGTCATGGGCGGCGCGCGCCTCGACGATTGCTTGAGCCTGGCGTGTCGCTTCGGCTTCGTGATGGGCCTCCACATGCTTGAGGTCGTCCATCGTTTTGGTGAATGCGGCCAGAACGCCGGAGACAGTGAGACGACGCGCTGGAGCGGGGGAAGAAATTCGCAAAAATGGCATTGCTGGCATGACGTTCCTTTCGGTGGTTGATAAATACCTCAGTGATGACTGAAGTATAGAGACGAAGAGCTTACTTTTTGAAGGACAGTTCGAGGAGCTTGCGGTGCTGAATCCAGCCGACAAGGTTGCCGTGCAGACCAGGCTTGTTCCAGTCCTCGATCACGTCAAAGTCGCCACTGTCATTGCCGATGTGATAGTTGACGATGGTGTCGGGCGTCGCTTGATGCTCGAATGGCGAGGCATGGATGGGGCGCGAGCCGGCCAGACGGTCGCACAGGTCCAGCTCCTCTTGCAAGGTGGCCTTGTTGCCATCGTGCTTGAGGTAGCTCACGCGGCAGCAGCGGGCGGCCGAAATTTTGCGCAACAGGTCGTTGCGCATTTCGTCAGTCCAAATGCACAACCCGTCAGGTCCACCCCGCAGGTGAACTTGAACGGCGGCGCGGTCCTCGTCGGTGACGTAGGGCAGGTGCCACTGGTCTGGCTCCAGAATGTCGGGGATTGACGCATCCATCGCCTGCTTCATCAGCACGGCCAGGTGACGAATCTCCGGCTGAGCGTCCTTGTGGTCACGCAGCCCAAAGAAGTTGTCCCACTCGGTCGCCGTGACGATCACGCTGATCCACTGGAAGGGCTCCAGGATACGGTTGGCCACCTGCTTGTGAGCGCCGAGGGCAGCCATCTCTTCGGCGTTATTGGCGGCCTGCCAGGCTGCTCGGCACCAGGCCGAGATTGCCAGGTCGCGCTCAAGGGCGTCCAGGCTCACGTCGGCCTGCATGCCGGGCTGGTTCTTGCCCCAATGGATCGGCATGGCGGGGTCGTTGCGCACCTGCTCGATCATCTTTGCCACCGGGATGGCGCGGGACGAACTGGCGTTGCGGCTGAACACCCGATGCGTCATGAACTCGGCATGGACGAAGCGGGGGTAGCGCAGCTGCATCGTGGCGATGCGCTTGCCAGTGTTCGAGCTGATCGAGTCAGCAATGATTTTGGCTTGAAACATCAGAATGACTCCGAGTGAGAGGCGTGCTTGTCCCAGTCGGCCAGGTATTTCTGGGCCAAAGCGGGGTCACGAATGACCAACACGTTTTCAGCGTTGGCTTTTTCAGCCGCGTTGCTGAAGTTGAAACTGCCGGTGATGACCGTCTTGCCGTCGATCAAGATCACCTTGTTGTGTTGGATCGGATGCTTGCGGTCCATCAGCGCGTGCGTCGCCGCAGCAACTTTGGCAGCGCAGCAGTATTGGTCAATGGTGGACTTGGATTGACTTTTGTCCACGATCACGTTCAGCGTCACGCCGCGTGCTTTGGCCGCAATCAGGGCTTCAGCGATCGGCTTGGATGTCAGCTGATAGGTCATGACACGAATGTCGGTTTTGGCAGCGTCGATCTCGCGCACCAGGGCAGCAGTTGCGCCGCCATTGGGGCTGAAATACACGTCGATGGGCGCGGCGTTAACGATGCCGAAGACGGTCAGCAGCGCCAACGTGAAGAACTTTTTCATGAATTACTTTCGGCGAGAGAATGAGCCAGGGCGAAATGTCGGGGCTGGCGACGGACGGGGCGCTGCTGCAGGAATCGGGCGAGGGGCCTGATAGACGTGATTCACCACCGTGCGGTTGATAATGGGTCGCGGAGGTGGCGGCGCGTAATGAGGAGCTGCCGGCGCGGGGCTTTGGCGGCCGTTCATCATGTTGGTCACAGCATGGCCAACCAACGCGCCTGTGATCATGTCGCTCATGCCAGAGTGACCCGAGCCGCCCTGCACGACGACTGGCGCTTGAGCCGGCTGTGCGTAGACCACCGGGGCCTGCTGCGCTTGCTGCGCAGCCTCTTGGTATTGAGGCTGCTGTTGCGCTTGCGCCTGGTATGCAGGCTGGTCGAACGCGGTGACTGGACCGCGGCCGACATTGCTCGGGGCTGAACACGAGTGAATCAGCAGGATCAGCGCGAGCAAAGACAGCGCTGCGATGGCCACGATCAGGTGGCGAGGGTTGAGGTCTTCAAATTTCACGGTTAAACACCTTTTTGAAGCTGGACTGGCGATAAGAGAGCGATCGCTTCCAGCTGCGTTGAATGGACAGGGTCAGGGCAACGCCCAACCCCGCGCTGACGCTCGTCCAAACGAGCATGCCCAGGGGCGACAGGGTGATATACATGGATCAGCCAGAGATTGGCTTCAGTGGCGACGGCAAGTTCTCATTGCAGCGCGCAGCCTCTTTGAAATGCGGGCCTGCCTTGAAGTCGTTCTCGACGTAGCAGCCAAGGGCCGAAGAACTGGTGGAGCAATAGACCCGGATCTTGGTCGGCTGCCCACTCTCGTCTTTGAGTTTGGCGTTCATGATGTTGGCCCATCCCCAACCAGAGCCTTGAGGGCAGGCGGGGTCGATGTAGTCATCGGTGTGCGGGATCACGCGCCAGTCAGACGCCGGCTGAAAGCGCGGGTTGAGCGCAAAGTAGCCAGACACGTTGGCAACGATGTTGTTCATGGCCGTTTGTCGGTTTTGCTCCAGCATGTTTTGAACCTTCTGGTTCTCTTCGGCATGCGACAGGCGTTCCGTGCGCAGCTCAGACTCGGTCGGCGGGCGGGGCGCGGGCGGCTCAGGTTGCGGCGAACATGCGGCCAGAGCCACAAGCAGGCCCAAAGAGGCTGCGAACAATGCAAAAGTTTTCTTCATGGATAGCTCCTTTGTTGAGAGAAAAGTGACCCTGGCACGGGAGCGGCCAGGGTCAGGGAAAATCACCACTCCAGGGCGCCACCAACGGCGTAGGAGGAAACCTTGCCTTCGAAGAAGTTGGTTTCAACGCCATTGACGGCGCTGAACTTCTTGACCCAGGGCACCGGGTTTTTCACGCCTGGGTATGGCGGGAACATGCCGACCAGGGCTGCACGCTCGTTCGCCAGCGTTCGGATATAGTCGTCAACGATCTGGTCTGTGGCGCCCAGCACGCCGCCCTTGATGATGTAGCGGCCCCAGGCCGACTCCAAGTCAACAGCGTCACGGAACAGCTTGCCGGCCTCTTCGTAGAACTCGGCGTCGAAGACTTCCGGGTGCTCGACCTTGAGCGTCTCCAGCATGGCCACGAACAGCTTCAGGTGCGTGCCCTCTTCATCGCGCTGGATCAGGCGGATCATGTCGCACGAGCCCAGCATCTTGCCGTTGCGGGCCAGCAGGTAGAAGGCCAGGAAGCCACTGAAGAAGTAGATGCCTTCGAGCAGGATGTTGGACACCACCGCCAGGGCAAACGCGCGTGGCGAGAACTCGGTGCCCAGCGCTGCGCTTTGGCGCAAGATGTGCTCGTTCTTGGCCGCCAGCAGACCGTCTCGCTCGAAGGTCATGTAGACGCTCATCGGGTCCAGGCTGATCGCCTCGATCATCGAACTGTAGGCATCGACGTGCAGGGCCTCTTCGAAGGCCTGGCGCGCGATCAGCATCGACACTTCAGGCGAAGTGATGTGGTGCCCGATGTTTTGCGTCAGGTTGTTGAACTGGATGCCGTCCAGGTTCGACAAGAAGGCCAGCGCCTTGTCATACATGAAACGCTCGGCGTCGGTGAGCTTTTCCTTGTAGCAAGCCACGTCGCGAGACAGGTCCACTTCTTGAGCGGTCCAGTTGTTTTGCAACATGATCTGCCAGATCTCGCGCGCCCACTTGTGCTTCATGGGGCTGATCGCCATCAGGTTGTCTTTGGGGCCGAGAATGAGGCGACGCTCGTTCACTCGGCTGCTGTAATCGGTCATAGGTAAACACCTTTTCAGAAAAAGGCGGGACTGTTGCCCGCCCTTGAATGCCCTTAGTATAGCTCAGTGATGACTTATCAAGTCAGGAGAACAGAGCGCGTCATTGGCACGATTCACAGTCCGGGTTGTCGATGGCGCACTGCTTGACTTCCGCGATGGGCTGCGGGCCGGCGGGCTGACCCTTGACCTCGGCAGACTGGCTGCGCAGGTAGTAGGTCGTCTTCAGGCCCAACTTCCAGGCGTTCATGTAGATGGCGGCCAGGTCTTTGCCCTTGACGCCAGCTTTGACGAAGATGTTCACAGACTGGGCCTGGTCGAGCCACTTTTGGCGAACGGCCGCAGCTCGGATGATCCACGTCGGGTCGATCTCGAAGGCCTCCTTGCACAGCTCAGGGCGGCCGTGGCGCAGCGCCGGGTCCACCACCACGAAGCTGCCAGACAGGTTGGACTTGGTCACTTCACGCTCAAACACTGGCTCGATCGTGGCGGTGGTGCCGACGATGTTGCTGATAGTGGCGGTCGGGGCGATGGCCATCACGTTGGAGTTGCGCATGCCATACGTGCGGATCTTCTCGCGCAGACCAGCCCAGTCCATCGTGGTGGCAATTGGATTGCGCGCCGTGTCGATGGGCAGGATGCCGCGCGACCACTTGGAGCCATCAAACGAAGCGTAGGCGCCGCGCTCTTTGGCCAACTCGCAGCTGGCGTCAATGGCGAAGAAGCTGATCTTCTCAAACAGCTTGTTCACTTCGGCCAAGTGCTCGAAGGACTCCCAGTCGATGCCGCGTTGGACCAGATACTCGGTGTAGCCCATGACACCCAGGCCGATCGGGCGGTGCTTCATGTTCGACGCTTCGGCGCGGTCTGAGGGGTAGAAGTTGATGTCGATCACGTTGTCCAGCATGCGCACAGCAGTTTTGATGACAGCCTTGAGCTGGTCATCGCCCTTGATGTGCGACAGGTTGATGGACCCGAGGTTGCACACGGCGGTTTCGGTGCTGGACGTGTTCAGAGTGATTTCCGTGCACAGATTGGAGCTGTGGATCACACCGACGTGGTCTTGAGGGTTGCGGCGGTTGCACTCGTCCTTGAAGGTCACCCAGGGGTGGCCAGTTTCGAACAAGCTGGTCAGCCATTTGCGCCACACTTCGACAGCAGGCTTTTGAAAGCGGAACTTGCCCTGACGCTCCAGCTCGACGTAGCGGGCCTCGAAGGCGTCGCCATACAGCTCGTGCAGTTCGGGGAAGTCGGCGGGACTGAAGAAACTCCACACGCCCTCCTCTTCCACGCGCTTGAAGAACAGGTCGGGCGCCCAGACGGCCGGGTAAATGTCATGCGCGCGCCGACGCTCTTCGCCGACGTTCTTTTTGAGGTCGCAGAAGTCGTAAAAGTCCGGGTGCCAGGGCTCCAGGTAGGCGGCGAAGGCACCATTGCGCTTGCCACCTTGGTTCACGGCCACCGCGGTGTCGTTGAACAGCTTGAGGTAGGGCACCACGCCAGAGGACTTGCCATTGGTGCCCTTGATCAGGTCGCCAGCGCCACGCACGGGCGTCCAGTCGGTGCCAATGCCGCCCGCATACTTGCTCAGGTTGGCGCACTCCTCGACCACGCCGAAGATCGAGGCGTATTTGTGCTCGCCGGGGCCGGCAGAGATCGTGTCGGCTGCCTGGTTCAGGTAGCAGGACGACAGCTGTTGGTGCAGCGTGCCAGAGTTGAACAGCGTCGGGGTGGACGACATGAAGTCGAAGGACGACAGCAGCTCGTAGAACTCAATGGCGCGCTCGGTCTTGTTGGACTCGCGCTGGGCCAGGCCCATCGCCACACGCATGAAGAAGTGCTGTGGCAGCTCGATGATGTTGCCGGCCTTGCCCGCGCCCACATTGGCGCGCAGCAGGTAGCGGTCCACTACAGTCTGCAGGCCCACGTAGGTGAATTGCAGGTCGCGCTCTGGCTTGATAGCGTCATTCAGCCGGTTCAAGTCGAAGCTGAGCATGTCAGGCGTCACGAGGCCGTGCCCGATCGCGACGGCAATGTAGGCGCCCAGGCGCGGATACTCCGTCGAGCCGGCCACTTCCTTGTAGAGCTTTTGCAGCAGCAGGCGGGCAGCCGTAAAGGTAGCGTCCTGGCACTCGACGCTGATCATGCCCGAGGCGGCATGGATCATCGCGTCATGAAAGTCGCTGGTCTTCATGCCGTCAAAGACGAGCATGCCCGTCTCCAGCTCCAGCTGCGATTGCGACACGTTCAGACCGTCGGTGGCCCACTTCGTCATCTTGTGGATTTTTTCGATCTGATATGGCTCGCTGGAGCCGTCGCGCTTGGTGACGTTCATTCAATGTCCTTGTTGATCTTTGAGAAAGGGAAAGGAGTCTAGCTCAGTGGTGACTGAAGTCAATATAAGAGCCAATCACCACTGGTCTGTCCGTGTCTTGGGCTTGTCGCTGTCACTTGACTTAGACGAAATTGAGGCTATGGTGATGGTGGGTTTTGGCATCAACGGCGTCAAGATGGCTTTGTAATTGCCAGCCGCTAAGTGCTCCGTCAGCTCCTGACTTAGATCATCAGCCTCAATTTCCATCGTGACGAATCTCCTACCCACCGCAGGCACTGGATACATGGTCCCAAGCACACGAATTGGCACACGGTCCTCGTGGATCTCAAAGCTCTTAATTCGAACCTCAGTAATCACCATGCGTCCTTATCGACGGTTTTTGGAATGTCGACGTTCGTCTTTTTAGTTGCCATCGCCGCGTAGGCATTGGCATTGGCGTCTACGATATGGCTTTCATCGAAAACGATACTGTCAAATGCCTTGCCTCGAATCTTCCCGTCAGACGCCGGTATAAATGGCAGATCTGTGAGAATTGAGCTTTTTTCAGTGAGCATGTCGATCATTTCCTGCGTCAAGGTCACTTTGCCAATGCGACGGCCACCAGTTGTCACTGTGCCCCTGAGTCGCTTTTTGTCATCTGTCATCACTGAAATTCCAGTAGAAGCGTTTGTCTAAGTATAGTCAGTGATGACTTATCGTATTAGGCAACCTTCATCGACTTGAACATTGCGATGGCGCCCTTGAACTCGGCCGTTGCGATGCCCGCTTTGATGGCAAAAAGCGCGTCCGCCAAGTGCTCGTTGTCGCCAGTCAGCAGCAGTTCGCCTTTGAACTTGCGCGTCAGCCATTTGGCATAGGGGTGCGCTTCAACCGCCGCGTCGATCATTTCGCTCTTGGTGGCCGTGGCGAAACCTGTCCCAGCCTTCTTGACTTCAGTCGGCGTGACCTGGATCATCGGGATGGGGTGAGAGGCCAAAACACCAAGACACATCCCGTAGGATGCCATTGCACGCGCGGACTGCGAGCCCACTGGCACCTCAACAAAGGCGAAGGATGCGTCTTTGCAGGCGTCCTGGAAGCCCTCGTAGAGCAGCCGCGCCCTGCGCAAGTCGTCCGAGTTCTTGCGCACGGTCTTTTGCTTCTTGGCGTCGTCCTCAGACTCGACCAGAATCATGTCGTCCACTTTGAATTTCAGCGACTCGATGTCCAGTGTGGCCTTGACGAGGCCGAAATTGCGCAGGCTGGGATCGCAGCCAACTACTTTGATATCCATGATGGTTCCTTTTTACCAACTGCCATAACCGAGCGCCTGATACTCGGGGCGAGCCAGGCGTTCGTCGTTCTCTTTCTTGCTCTGAACTTCAACATGCGCTGCGGCGCGTGCCGCAAGAATGGGTCTGATGCCTGAGCTGGCCATGAACCCGTCAAACTCGCCAAGAAGAGCGCTAGCCTCTTGCAGACCCATCTCCACGCTCTTGTAGTCGGACGCAGCTACAGGCTCAAAGACAAAGACAGGCTGGTCTTTCTTGCCGATGTAGCAGCTGACCAGGGCAAACTCTTCGCCGCCGATATGTGGCCGCTTGGCGTATTGACCTGTTTTCTTGACGATGGTCAGCGACTTTGGCTCCATCAGCTCAAACCGACCTCGGCTTGTCAGGATGCAGTGGTTGAGCGCCTCGACAAAATCGTCGCGCGTCCAGTCGCCTGGTGGAGGGAAAGAGGTCTTAAACTTGGCGTCAACCGACTTTTTCATGTTCATCGTCAAATAACCGCTCGCCAAAGCGGCAGCTTTTCGCTCTGCTGCCCTGTGCGACTTCCAGGTCGATGGCTCATCAGAATGAAAGCCTGGCTCCAGAACATCTTTCATGGTGGGGCCAGATTTTGTGTATTCAGAAATGGCCATGCTCTGTCGCTCCAGCCGCAGTTGCCAAACCGCCCGACTTGGTGACGGTGATGACGTTATCAATCCAGTCAGAGAGTGAGTTGTGGCTGATCACCAGCACGGTGCCTCGCTCCCGAGCCTTGCGCTCCAGCACGCCCATCAGGCGCTCCAGACCACTCTCGTCAAGGGCATGGTCCACTTCGTCGGCGATGAAGATGTTGATGGGCTTGGTGGCGCGCGAGGCGACCATGTCCTGCAGGGCCATTGCGGTGGCCAGGCGCACCTTGCGCTTCTCACCACCCGACAGACCAGCGAAGGATTCGGCGCCCTTGTCGTTCATTACGTCAATGTTGAACTTCTCGCGCAACTCGCCTTTGGCCGTCTTGCCCAAGGTTGACCACTCGGCGTGGATGTTGCCGTCGGCCAGGGCGCCCAGGTATTCCTGCGTGCGCTCATTCAGGTAAGGCGTGACGGTGTCCAGGACGTGCGCACGCACGCCGGCTGGGCCAAACACCTTGACGGCGTCTTCCAGCATCAAAACGGCCGCATTGGCTTCCTGGGTCTTGTCGGTCAGGTTGACCTTGTGCTCGATCGCCTTCTCGTGATCCTTGATCGCCTTGTCCACCATTGCCACATACGGGTTGGGCTCTGTCAGCTTGGTCTTGGCAGCGGCCTTGATCGACTCGATTTGCGCCTCGCACTGCTTGATGACCAAGCGGTGCCGATCAGCCTGGTTCAGCGCCTCTTGCGCGGTGCGCGCAAACGCAGCCACTTCGCTCACATCGGGCATCTGATCTTCGAACTCGGTGGCGGCTTCTTGCGCAGCTTTGAGCGTCGCATCCAGCGTCGCTTGCTTGGCAACCAGCGGGCGCAGAAGGTCTTTCTGCTTTTGGATGGCAGCTTGTCTGACGGCGCGGGCATCGTCCAGGTCGTGCTCGCAGTAGGTCTTGCCGCACTCGCCGCAGGGTTTACCCACCACGCTGTCAATGTCGGCCAGGGCCTGCGTTGCTTCCTTGAGCACCTTGGCGCCAGCTACCGTCGCTGACTTATTGGCGTCTGCATCGCGCTGCGCCACCATAGCAAGGCGCCGAAGCTCGGTCAGTTTTTTGACCTCATCATTGTGAGAGCCCAGGGTGACCTTGGCCCGGTCGACCACACCCTGCGCGCCAGCCGTGTCGATGCCGGCCAGGGTCGCCTCAACAATTTTTTGCTGCGAGGCGACCTTGCCCGCTTCGGCCAACTCGGTGCGGGCGCGGTCTTTGCGGCCATCCTCAAAGCCCTGCACAGTCTCCTTGAGCCGCAGCACCTCACCGGCCATGTGGCTTTCGGTGTTCTGAGCCGCGACCAGGGACGCCTTGAGACTTTCGAAGGTGGTCTTGGCGGTGTTCAAGCGCTTGCTGGCGATGCTGTAGGCAGCCGTGAGCACCTCGACGCCCGCAGCTTCCTCGATCAGGGTCTTGAGCACCTTGTCGGTCATGCCTGGCAGATCGGGCATGCGCTCCTGGCCAGCGTAGACGGCGGCCATGAACACGTCCAGACTGCAGCCAATGATGCTCTCCACCACCTTCTGCGTCTCGTCGTCCGTGCCCTTGCTCATGTCAACAGCCAGCGCGCCTGGCGTCACCTTCGTGACATGCAGAGCGTTTTTGTGCGTGGCGTGCTTGCGGTGACGGGCGATCAGGTAGTGATCAGCGCCATCGATGATCGTGACGCGCACGTCGCAGTTCTTTTTGGCCGTCTTGTTGACCACCGCATCGCCTTTGACGCCACGTGCCGTCACGCCATAGAGCGCCCAGCACAGCGCATCAACAATGGACGACTTGCCGGCGCCGTTGGATTCGGCAGATGGGTCGTCGCCATTGACGCCCTGGATCAGCAGCAGACCGCGCTCGTCAAGCTCGATCTTGGCCTTACCGATAGTCAAAAAGTTTTCAATTTCCAGTTCTTTGAAGTTCATCAGCAGTCTCCATCCCAGCCTGTTTCAGGCATGGACAAGTCGTAGTAGAGGCCCAGCGTCTCGTAGGAGAAGTCGCCAAGCTCGGTGCCGTCGCCTGGGTATTGCGAAGGGTGGCCGTTCAGTCGCGGGAAGCCACCGTTCGTCGCATTGCGAATGAAAATGCAACGGTCTTTGACCCATACGCTCAGCCGCGTGCCGTCGCCATAGAAGTGGTCGGCCAGCTTGCGCGCGCCGGCTGGCAAATCACGCGCGCTCATCAGTCCTCTCCTTTGGAAATCTGCTTGCTCATACCGTCACCGCCTGTGCTTCGCTGAGAATGTCCTGGCACAAGGTGGCCAGGTCTTCGGGTCGGCGCATCGCCTGCGCCTTGATGTAGCTGCCCACACTGGCTTCGAGCGTTTCGCCCGACTTGACCAGGGCAGTGCCTGCGCGCGGGGTGGCTGCGGCCGTCTTGTGGTGCAAGATCGTGACGCCCGCCGCACCGCAGTCGGTCAGGTAGGCGCGCAGATCCTCGACGTCCTTCTGGTTGGACGAGCTAATCTTGGCGCGAGCGTAGTTCCCATCCACGATCAGCGGGATGTCCGCAGGGTCGGTGCTGGCGTCGATTTCAACGAAGGCCGGCGCGTGGCTCTTGAACCAGCGCACATTGCTGTCCGTGACAACCAGGAAGCCAGCCTTGCTGTTCACGTCGCTCCAGCTGTGGTGCGACAGGGCGCCAACTGAGTAGACGCCGTTGCCGAAGTCCTTGTGGTGGTGGTAGTGGCCCGAGAAGACGCGCTTGAAGCCAATACTGCCCAGCCAGGCCGCATCAAGCCCGTGATCTGGCAGGCCTGGAATCACCCCGTCAATCGGGGCGTGAATCATCAGGTCCACGTCGCCCGGCTTGGACTCCGAATCTCGGGCTGTCTCGATCTCCCGCTTCAACTGAGCGATGTCCTGAATCCACGGGATCATGATCACCCGATCGCCAGCGTCTCGCAGCCCTTGCATGGCTGTGTGGATGACCCTGCAGCCAATGTCTTCAAGCGAGGTCACCGCGCTGCCCAAACGCGTGGACTCTTTGCTTTCAAGATCATGGTTGCCTGGCAGCAGCACGATCTCAAAGCCATCCATGATGAGCTTCTTGTAGAGGTCCTTCGTCGGGTTGAGGACCGATGGCGCGATCGAGCCACGCACATGGAACAGGTCGCCCGTGTGATAGATCGTCTTGCCGCCAGCTGCCCGGACCTCCTGTGCGCAACGCTCGGTTTCGTCCAGAATGGTCTGCAGGCGCGAGTTCACGCCGTTGGCGTTCACCGTGGCGAACGCAGACCACGCATGGTTGTGGGTGTCCGAAATGATGCCGTAAGGTTTCATGCCTTCTCCTTTATTCAGTCGTGACTTATCACGAGACGTAAAATTTATGGCGCCCAATGGTGGACACCAACTTCATGCTGTGACGCCAGACCGGGCGAACAGTCTTGACGTGATAGAACTTGGCCCCGCCCACAAAGTAGTCGGGTTCGGACTTGCGCGCGAGGGTGACCACAGCAACGCGCCAGGCCGTGTTCCAAGCCTTCTCGTCTTTGGGCTGGCCCTTGACCGTCAGCGCGTAACCGGCGCTCGTCTTGCGAACCATGCCAAAGCCGGGATTGACCCAGGAGAACTGTTTGGGCTTGGTGACCACTTCACAGACCTTGCGCGGATCACGCTCGGCCCTGTTCAGCGTCACTTGCGCCACAGCATGCTGGCCGACGATGGGCTCGCCGCGGGCCTCCATATAGACATTCATGGCCATGCACATGATGGCGGTGGTCATCAGCATGGGATCACCACCCCGGCGCGCTTAATCTGACAGACCCAGTTTTGTGCCGAGCGGTTGTCGCTTGGCGTCAGGGGCACCGTCACGGTCTTGTTGGCCGCCACGTTTACCAGCTTCAGATGGCGGTTGCGAGACTTGATCTCCCACCCGTCATCCAGCAGTAGCTTGACCACCTTTAGGACTAGTTCACTCTTGATCGTCTTGGACAGGTTCATGTGTTGCTTGTTGCTCATGTTGCGTTCAAGGTTAGATTGTAAGGTGCTAAGTCAGGAGTGACTACCGCAACTTCATCGCCTTCGCAATACTGCCGCTGCTGATCGATGTGTTCACGAGGAACTTGTCTCGCCCGAGTCTACGTTGCGGCGTAGTGCCTTCGGGGTGTGGCTCGCTTGGCGGGCTCCAAAAGTCCTGCAGCCTCGTAATATAGTAGTGGACGTTTTTGCCAACACGGTGGGCAACCCCTATTGCAGTAGCGCCTCTTCTTTCAGCTTCCCGCAGTGTTGCGATGTCCAAACACCAGGCGTTCTTGCGAAAGAACAGCGATCTGGACTTTTCGCCCGAGCGCCACGCCAGGTAGAGGCACCTGCCGTCATCAAAGTGGTAGAACATGCCATATTTCTTGCCGTTGACGGAGTGAGGAACGCGCGTGATGCTCACCACGATCCCCACTCCCCGACATAAGCCAACATGCGGCGCGCGTCAACCTCGTCAATTACGGCGAGTTTGGCAACATTGCCCTTGATGACTTCTTCCATATTAACTTTTTCGACATTCCAGGACTTGAACTTCTTTTGAAGCGTCCTGCTGTTTGCAATGGCGTTGTCCAGAAAGTCATGGACATCTTTTTTGAACATGCCTGACTGGCCGGCATCTTTTCGAGATTGGCGCAGCCAGCAGCCGTAAGATGGGTCTGCGCCAAGAACAGACCTCACCACTTTCATTTTGTGCTGCCCGAACGGGAAGGTATCGTCTAATCCAATCATTCAATTCTCTTGAGGTAAATCACTGCCGTCTTCTTCGTCACGGTGGCAATGTGAGGCCCATAGATCTTGCACAGCAAGGCATAGAGCCTGGCGTGCGCGTCGGCTGGATCGTTCGCGATTTCAGTGTGGTTCTTGGCCCCGTGGATCAAACACATCTCGCCAAGCGGCCCCACCTCGACGCTTTGAACTTGCGCCCGACCAATAATCATTTTCGCTTTTTCATCCAGGAGATAAACCTCTTCACCAGGATTCAAGCATTTGGGATAGAAACCGCCAAGACGAAAGGTATTGAACTCGCTCTCGATGCCGACAACCGGCGGAATAAAGCCAATGACTCGCTTTTGCATAATTTGCCCCTACACGTTAAAACTAAAGTGTAGGGGCAAATGCTTAGACTGGAGCAGTTGGCAGCAAGGCGACCAGTTGGTCGTAGGCTTTTTCCTGGGTGAGTTTTTCAGCCAGGGCTTTGACGAAATACTGCTTGCCGTCAGTCCACTTCACGCGCGGCTTGGAATACTCAATCAACTTGTTGTCGATCAGGTATTGGAGCAAGCTGGTGACCGTATCAAACAGTGCCGCGCCATTCTCGTCAAACGACATGCGCAGGCTTGTTTCCTGGAACGGCTTGGTGAACTTGGACTTGGTGCATTGGATGGAGATGTTTTGGCCGACAAACTCTTTCTCGCCATCCACCAGGTCCATGATCTTCTGACGGCCCAGGGCCAGACGGGCAGAAGCGTAGAACTCCATTGCCTTGCCGCCTGGCGTTGTGCGCGGGTCACCATAGACCACACCGGGCTTCAGGCGCATCTGGTTGAGGTAGAGGAACGTGGCGTTCGACTCCTCGCAGTAGTGCGCCATCGACTTGAGCGTGGTGCTGGTCACGCGAGCCAGGGCCGTGGTGTCGTTCATGGACAGCTCATCCAGCTCCTTGTCAGCCACCGACTTTGGCAAGGCCGCCGCGATCGAGTCGAACACGAACAGGATGGGCGCGTCTTCCGAGATCACCTTGGAGGCACGCACGGCGCGCGCCGCTTTGGCCGCGATCATGTTGCCCTCTTCCCAGGTCTTCGGCTTGGCGTAGATCCAGTAAGGGCGATCCGTGCGCAGGCCAAAGCCTTCGGCCAGGTGGACGTCAAAGCTGCGCTCCCAGTCCATGAAGCCGGCCACGCCACCCATGCGCTGCGCCTTGACCATCCAGGCGGTGGCCAGGGCCGTCTTACCTGTGGACGACTCACCGAACATCTCCACCATGCGCCCAAAGGGCAGGCCGCCGTCGTAGCGGCCGGACATGATCTTGTTGAGAGGCGGGTAGCCGGTGTCAATGAACTGCGTGACGGCCTGGGCGCCGTGGTTGTCACCGATCGCCTTGAGCAAGGTGTCGGCCAAATCTGCTGCTGATGCCATGATCAACTGCCTTTCTTGATTTCAGTGAGTTGGACTTCAACTACCTCGTATTCGTCAGGCTTGTGAAGCGTCTTGCGACGCCCGTCTGCCTTGCCAAAAGAGGTGAAGAGGTGCGGTGCGCCGCGCTGCGTTCCCGCTGGCGAGTTGGGGCGCTGCGATTCGATGTCTCGGACGAAAAAGTAAGATGCGTCAGTGGTGACTGATCCACTCATGCGGCCTCCTTGAAGCGGTTGGCGAAGCTCTCGACGTTGCGCAAGATGGACACAAAGCCAAGCTCGGCGCACAGGTCGGCAAACGCCTCTGGGTCGTGCCGACCGGCGTCGATGCGCACATCGGTCTTTGCGGGCGCGGCCACTTTGAGCAGCTGCATCAGGCGCAAGTTGCGCCCAAACACTGCCCGACCTTCGGCGCTGCACAAGCGCAGATGTGCTTTCTTGGCTGGCTTGAAGTCGTCGCTATCGCAGCGCTGCCAGAACTTGCGCACGCTGCCGAACTCGGCGATGAACTCTGGTGCGCCTTTTTCGCCAATGCCGCCCACACCAGGAATGCAGTCGGAGCTGTCGCCCTGCAGTGCCTTACCTTCGAGGTAGGCGTAGGGCGTTGGAAAGCCTGTCGCGTCCATCAGCGTGTCGATGGTCACCACCCGCGAGTCATCCCGAGGGTCGTGCCAACTCACACCTGGCCGCACAAGCTGAATCCAGTCGCGATCGCCCGTCATCAGCTTGATCAGGTGCTTTGGCGTTGCGAGCCCAGCGTTTTGCTGCGTGAGCTTTTCGACAAAGTAGCCAGCCATGTCGTCAGCCTCATGGTGCATGGCAGTGAGCTGACGCACGCCCAGGGTGTTCAAGGCCCGAGCAATGAGAGGACGTTGAGCCACATAGGCCTCTTTGTCCTTGACCTTCTTGGGGTCGTTGTCGCGGTTGGATTTGTAGTCGGGGTGCAGGTCATAGCGCCACTGCGCTTTGCCGTCCCACAACACCATGAGACGCCAGTCAGGATTGTCCTGACGCAGCTGACGCATGGTTTTGATGAAGCCGAAAATTGCCTGGGTCTGCATGCCGCCCGAGGTCAGCTTCGTGGCGTGGTGCGCGGCGTGCCCAATGGCATTGCCGTCCACGATCAGTGTCTTGCTCATGATGAGTCTCCATGATTGAGAAACCCCCTTTCGGGGGCCTCTCGTTTCAGTTCAACCCGATCAGTCGGTGCCAGTGCCCAGATCACCCAGCAGGTCGTCCAGCTCGTCATCGAGGGCAACGTCAGCAGCAACCGGCTTGGCCGCGGCCGCAGCACGGCGTGCGTGGGCCAGGTCGTCGTCGGCAGCGGCGTCAGCCGGCGTCTTGGGGCGGTCAGCGGAGGGCGGAGGAGGCAGCAGACCAGCAACGGAGTTGATGGCCGTCAGCGCCCGGCGCTGCTGCTCTTCGCTTTCCTGCTTGACGTAGTCGTCCAGGTTGTTGATCTTGGCCATCACGCCCTTGGGCAGAACGTGCTTCTTGGCGCTGATCTGGACCGAATACTTCGTGCCCAGGCCCTTGCCGTCGCGCTTGATCACCAGGATCATGGGCTCGACCGGATCGAACATCGCAGCGCCCCAGTCTTCCATCAGGTCCACAATTTGCGTGTAGACCGACTTGCGCACTTCGAGGATCTGCGGGGTGTCCGCTTCGGACGTGTCCAGGGCCAGAACGTTGAACAAGTAGGACTGACCAGAGGCAGCTTCCTTGAGCAAGGCCTTCGTCTCGTCATCGACCGAATGCATGGCTTTGGCCAGGCCGTCGCACACGGGGCACTGGTGGCCATAGGTCTTGTCCAGGCAGGGGTAGACAGCCTGAATTTCGCCAGCGGCATTCTTGATGTAGTGCTGACCGAAGTCGTGCCACCAGATGTGCTCGCTGCCCTTGGCCCAACCGGGCAGAAGAACGTAGCGACTGTCGCCAGGAGCAGGCTTGAGCGTCTTGGCCTTTTGCTTCAGGGCGCTCTTCTTGTCCTTCATCGCTTGCATGAGTTTGTTGATGTCCATTTGTTTCTTTCGTTTGGTTGAGGTTTGAGCCTTTGGACTTGGCCGGGACTATCCCGGTTACATCGGTTCAGCTTCTTCAGTATAGTCATCCGTGACTTAGTAAAATGGTCACGGATGAGGCTATTTATGCGGCGCGGCGGGCTCCAGACAGCGCAGCGCGGCCAGCGGCAGCGGCAGCGGCGGCGGTAGAGTCGCGCTCGTTCTGGGCGGCCATGACGCGGGCCTGGCCCTTATATTCGTCGCGGCGATCGGCGCCAAGCTGGATGATCATGTCCCGGCGATCCTTCAGGGATTCGACCATGCTCTTGTTGATGGCGGCAATGGACTCGGACTCGATGACCAAGTTCTTGGCGCGCAGCCAGCGGGAGTCGACCTTGACGGCGTTTTCCACCATCTTCTCGGTGACCTTCTCGCCACTGGCGACCAGGCCCTTGCGGTGCTCGTCATAGAGCTTGGCTTCGATGACTTCAAACTTGGACTTCATGCGCGAGGCTTGCGCTTCGGCTTGAGCGGCCTGTGCGCCATAGAAGGCGCGCAAGCCGTTTTGCTCGATCATGCAAGAGTCCAGCGTGGCTTCGCTGACTTTGGTGTCGCGCATGAACTGGTTCACGTCCACATAGTGCTGGAGCGTGCCGATGCTCGACGACGCCACGGGCGGGGGCTCATAGACGGCCGTGCTGACGCTGACGCGCCTGGGCTTTGGCTCGGGCTCAGGTTCAGGCTGCGACTCTTCCCACGGCGCAGCGGCTACAGGCTCGGGCGCAGTTTCTTCCGGCTCGGCCGCTGCTTCGGCTTCAAGCTCGGCCAGATCTGCCTCAAGCTGATCTGTCGTGTCGGCTTCAGCGACAGCAACAGGCTGCGGCACTGACAGTTCATCAGGAACCGCCGCGACAGGCTCAGGTTCAGGTTCAGGCTCAGGTTCCATTGCCGCAATTTGCGCAGCCGAAGGCTGTGACGCAGGCTCATCTTGAGCAACTTGAGCCGTAAGGCCAGCTGTTTGAGCCTCAAGCTCAGCCATGAGCAGTTCAATTTCTTCATTGGACGTGTCGATGTCAGTCATGTGGATTCTCCAATTTGTCGCAACATCTGCGAAACGTGGTAAGTATAGATCAGCGGTGACTTATCACCGCAGGAGAACTATTCGAGGATTTCGGCGACCTTCTCGAAAACGGCGTCGAGGATGAGTTGCTTGTCAGGGTCGAAGTGGACCTGTTGCGCATTGATGCCGCAGACGATGGTGGCGTCCAGCTTCGGGTCAAAGATCGCTTTGCCGGCCAACTCGGCTGTGCCGCCCTTGATGCCTGGCACGAAATACTTGATGGCGGCCGAGCCCAGGGCCACGACCACCGAGGGCTTGATCAGCTCCAGCTCGCGCTCGATGAACTTGCGGCAGCCATTGAGTTGACCGTTGGTCAAGAACTTGTCGTTTTTCCTGGCCTTGACCAAGGTCGTGAAATACCCTTCAGACGCAGCCAGGTTTGCTGTCTTGATCGCTGACTTCACGCAATTCGCGGCGTCGCCCTCAAGCAGCTTGTCGGCCTTTTCTTCCTGCCAGGTCGGGCAGTCCGACACCACCATGAACTTCACGTTGGTCTTGAGACGAATCGTCGGGTGGGCCTGGCCAGCCAGGTCGCAGGCGTCGCACTTCTTGTATTCCTGAACCAGCGAGATCACTTTGGCGCGCAAGAACTTGTCACCCACGTCGGTTTGGCGATCAGCCTTCACGGCGTCAATGATCAGGCCGGGCATCAGCTCCATCTGCGCCTTGCGACGGTCAGGGTGGCGCGGGGGCTTGGAGCCAGGGATCAGGTGCGCCAGGGCACCAACCTCTTCCAGGTTCTCGACGCACTTGATGCTGACCTTGGAGCCCATTTCGGCCGCGGCGGTCTTGAACTCTTCAGCCGTATCGAAGCGGCCCTTGACTGGCGCCGTGTCGTCAGACGCCCAGACCTCCTCAGTGGTGCCGTCGCGCTTCTTCTTGATGCGAGCGACCTTCCAGCCTCGGTTCTTGTTGCGCAGCGCCACAATGCGCTCCGCTGTGTTTTCGGAGATGCCCTTGACGGCCGAGAATGGCGCCAGGATGTGCTCGTCGTCAGGAATGGTGAACTTGCTACCAGACAGGTTGATGTCGGGCGGCAGCACTTCGATGCCACACTCGCGCGCATCGTTGACCAGGCCGGGCAGCTTGTCCTCCTTCACAATCGACATGCAGGCGGCGAAATACTCGGCTGGGTAGTTCACGCGCACCCACATGGTCCACAGCGAGATCACGGAATACTCGACAGCGTGGCTGCGATTGAAGCCGTAGCCAGCGAAGGCCTCGATCTTGTCGAACAGGTTGCCAGCGCGGCCGGCGTTCATGCTCGACTTAGTTTCGCACCCGTCGATCCACTTCTGACGCATTTCGGCCATCTTGTCCTTGTCCTTCTTGCCCATCGCCTTGCGCAAGTGGTCAGCTTGTGCGCGCGTGAAGCCCGCGACGTCAACGGCCAGCTGCATCACCTGTTCCTGGTAGACGATGACCCCATACGTGTCCTTGAGCGCGTCCTCCATGTTCGGGTGATCGTAGGTGATCGCCTTGAGCCCTTGCTTGATGGCCACGAAGTCGTCCATCAGGCCCGAGTCCATCGGCCCTGGACGGTAAAGGGCGGTGGCTGCCGTGATGTCTTCGAACGTGAGCTGGCCGCCCTTGGCCAGGTTGCGCAGCAGGTTTTTCATGCCGCTGGATTCGAACTGGAAGACGCCCGTGGTGTCGCCCCGCCCGAAAGCATCCATGACGCGCGGGTCGTCAATCTTCAACTTCAGGTAGTCGATGGACTTGCCGTGACGCTCCTTGATGTAGGTCTTGGCAATTTCCAGCACATCAAGGGTTGACAGCCCAAGCAAGTCCATCTTGATCAGGCCCCAATCCTCGACCACCTGCTTGTCCCAGTTCACCACGGGCGAGCCAGCGCGAGTTTCCACCACGGCGCGCTCAGTCAGCGGCTCGCCGGCCACGATCACACCGGCCGCGTGCTGGCTGAACGAGCGCATGGCACCTTCGAGCTTGAGCGCGTGACCCCAGACCTCCTGATTGTCGTCGCGGAATTGCTCCAGCTCGGGCACAACCTTCGCGGCCTCTGCCAGGGTGAAAGACTGCCCGTGCTCTTTTGGCACCAGCTTGGTTGCGACCAGATCGATGCCAGTCATGCCATAGACGCGCCCCGTGTCGCGCAGCGCAGAGGCGCTGGCCAGGGTCGAGTAGTTGGAGATGCCCGCAACGTGGTCGGTGCCGTATTTCGCAGCCAGGTATTCCACGACCAGGTGGCGCTTGCTCGACATGAAGTCCAAGTCAGCGTCGGGCAAGTCTTGGCGCTCGGGATTGATGAAGCGCTCGAACAGGAGGTTAAAGCGGATCGGGTCCACATCGGTGATGCCCAGCAGGTAAGCGACCAGACTGCCGCCGACCGAGCCGCGACCAGGGCCGACGATGATGTCGTTTTGCTTGGCCCACATGACCAAGTCCTCAACCAGGAGGAAGTAGCCTGAAAAACCCATGCTCTTGAGCACGCCAAGCTCATAGCTGAGCCGTTCCTTGTAGGTCGGGATCAGCGCTGGCGGCGGCAGGTAGCCCAGCACAGGCTGAGTGAACCGGCGCTTCCAGCCCTCGATGCACTTTCTGCCCAGCTCCATAAACTCGTTGGGCGCCATCTGAGGCAGACACACGGGCTTCTTCTCGAAGGCGTAGTTGCACATGTCGGCCAGCACTTCGGTGTTCGCCAGACCTTTGAGCCATGCCGTTTTGTTGGCCGATGCGGGCGCCCACTTGATCTGTCTGGCCAGCGCCTGCTTGACGCGAGCCACAAGAGTGGCTGGATCGCCGAACACAAAGTCCTTGACGAACTGCTTGGAGCGGTAGCCAACGGACATTTGCGTGTTGGTCGTGATGGCGCCCAGCACGTCCAGGGTGGCTGCGTCATCACCCTTGTAGCAGGCGGGGTAGGTCACCAGTGTTTCGGCGCCCAGCAGCTTGGCTGAGTCGCACGCCAGGGCGTTGAGCGTGTCGAACAGCGGTGTGTTGACAGGCACCAGCTCCACGAAGACTTTGTCCTTGCCGAAGGTGTCGATCAAAGAGCCCAGGATCGAATGAGCATTCTCCACATGAAACAGACCAAACAGGTCACCCGTGGAGATGGCCACACCTTCGAGGGCCAGCACGTCAGCCAGCCCGCAACGGGCGTGGTAGTAGAAGTATTCCGGCGATGTGGCTTTGGACAGCAGCTTGAGCAGGCCTTTGACGCCGCGCTCGTCGGTGGCGTAGACCTTGAGAACGTAGGATGGGTTGGGCTTTTCCTCCTCGCCAGAGGCTTTGGACGGCTTGCGATAGGTGGGGTCTTCAGCTACACGCACGCGGCAGCCAATGATGGGTTTGATGCCAGCCTTTTTGGCTTTGTTGCTGAACTCCACCATTGCGTGCAAGCTCATGGTGTCCACCAGGGCCACTGACTCGTAGTTCAGTTCTTTGGCTTTGTCGATGATGTGCTGAATCTGCAGCATGGACTCGCCAATGCTGAAGTCGCTTCTCACGCTGAGCGCATGATTGAGGTTCACTTGTTCTCCTTGACCACCCTGTCAGGTGAGTCTGAATGTTATGCAGCGGGCGCAGGAGTCACAACGATGCGCCCGTCGGTTTCCTGCGTGGCGCCAAATGTCGGCAGCAAAGCCACCACCATTGACACGTGTGAGGCGGCCGTGCTGTCAGTCCAGCCCAGCTCGGCGATCAGCGCCGCACGCAAAGAAGCGCGCGTGAAGCCGCCAGAGCACAGGGCTGACAGTGCGATACGCAACCACGCCGGCACGCTCTTGACGCCCGATGCGTCTTTCGTCTGCAGTGCCTTGCGAAGCTCAGCGGTTGCACCGCTTGAGATCAGCGTGATGGCCAAAGGCCTGATCTTGACAGGCAGCGTGGCCACCACCGACTCGTCCTGGGCCGACAGTTCGATCTTGACTTTGGTCAATGGCGTCTTGCGCTCAGTAGGCTCCAAAGTCACGGGCTTTTCAATGTTGCCAGGCGGCGCTTCTTTGGCCGCGCGCTCGTCCTCAGCCTTCAAGACGGCCTGGGCTTTGCGCTTGGCCACCTTGTGACGCGTGAGCAGGTCGGTGACGCAGATCACATCCTTGATGGCTGCCAGCGTTTCGACGGCCTTGTCAGCGCATGCAGCAAACGCCGGGCAGCGCTTGCAGATGTCCGAGTCGTGGCTGAAGACGCTGGCGGCGCCGAAGCAGCCTGGTGCATTAGTCGTCACGCCAAATTCCTCCCAAAGACCTCGATGACTTCGCGGCGCGCGTCCTGCAGGTCAAGCGGTGACACGCCAAGCGCCTTGCGCAGCACCGAGCACACGAAGTCCATGCCCAAAGGCGATGGCTTGCGAAAGCGCGCGTCCGGGTCTTGCTCGCGTGCATAGTCGATGTGCGCATTGGCAGCTTCGAACTCGTTTTCGATGAACTGCGGCGGGTTGACCGTCATAGAAATGACCGTCGTGGCCAGCGGTGACAGTTCGCTGAGCGCGTCCACGACCGACTGTCGGTGCGCGAGCACGTCTTCTTGTGTTGGCTGCACGCACGGGATCATTTCACTGACGTCCATTTCATCGTCAGACCATGAAGACATTTCTTCAACTGATCTGGACATGAACTCAATCGAGCGCTCGTGGCGCTCGGCCAGCTTGTTCACATGGTTGTAGGCCGAGCGCATGAAGTAGGTCGAAAACTTGCCTTGCTCATGGTCAAACAGGTCGTAGGACTTGACAAAGACGATGGTCAATTCACTGACCACGTCCTCAAACTCCATACCTGTGCCAATTGCGCGCAAGCGGCCGACGCACTTGGCCGCAACCATGCGAATCAACCCAATGTTGTCGGCGTAAAAACGCCCCAGGTTTGCGCGGTCCATGATCGTGCCCTCTCTATCAGGTCGGGAACACGCGGGTAGCCAGGCCGTCAACCACCTCTCGGTCAACCTTGGACAGCTTATTGATAAAGGACAGCGTCAAGCCCTGACGGAAGCTCATGCGCTTGATGCCGATTTTGCCGGCGCTGATCAAGGCGCGCGGGCTGATCACGTCGCTGATCTTGGCCGCGTCGTAAGCCTGGCGCACCAGACCGGCGAACTCGACCATCTTGTCGGCGTCTTCCTTGACCATGCCCACCTTGTTTTGCAAGATGAGCGACTCGGACTTGGCGGACATATATTGCTTGTGAATCATCATGCCGAAGCGGTCGTAGTTGGCCGAGTTCTGAATATTGGTGCCCTGATAGAGGCCGGTTTCGTCACCCGAGCCATTGGTGTTGCCCGTCGCCACGAAGCGGAAATTGGGGTGCGGCTTGATGATGCGGTTGGCGGCGTCCGCTTCTTTAATCATCAGTGACTTACCTTCCATGACGGCCTGATAAACCAAGTTGACCGATGGCAAGCACGCGTCGTATTCGTCGGCGCAGTAGGTCCAGCCGTTGATCATGGCTTGTGGGAGCGGGCCAAGCTCAAACACCGTCTTGCTGACGCCACCTTCGCTTTGAACGGTCCACTGACCGATGATGTGGCTTTCTTCGGTGTTGATGGTGTGCTGCACGCGCATGAAGCCGCGACCAGTGCGGGCGCAGGTTTGCTCAAACAACTCGGTCTTGCCTGAGCCCTTGTGGCCCCAGACGTAAGGGTTGATGTTCAACTCCAGGGCCAGGATGACGTTCTTGAGTTCGTCGGCATCGTAGACGTAGGTGTCGTTGATTTCCGGCACCATTTCGGGATGCGCCGGGTTGACGATCACACTGATGGGGATCGGGTTGCCAGTCGAAGACATGGCGGCCTTGAGTGTGCCCAAGCCAAAGACGACATTCAGCGGCTTCTTGACCACGCTGTTAACTGGCGTCAAGGCGGTAGGCACGACGGCGTCGTCGGCGGACTTGGCGGCTGCGGTGCCGGCCATTTCGAGACGGCCGTCAGCTGGCGCTGCTTTCGCAGCGGCGGCGGCAGCGCGACGCTCTTCGATCTTTTTGAGCGCCAGGTCAGACATGATCGGGGCGCCAGGGAAACGCTCCTGGTAGTCGGCGATGGCCAGTTCGGGGTGGTCGCTCTTCAGGTGCATTTGAATGGAATGCACTTCGGCGTTGCACAATTTGCAAACAATCTTATCGCTCATGAAAACTCTCCTTGAGTCAAAACACTGCAGCACATCGCTGCGACAAAATGAATTATGACGAGCATTGTCAGGAAACGCAAGTCAGTAATGACTGATCCTGTCAATGTTCCAGATCAGCTGATCAGCATGTGACGCAGCTCCTTGATGACGCGGTCTGGCAACTCATCCACGCGGTTGATAACCAGGCTCTTGGGGTAGAACCTGTTCACTTCGCTGGAGTTGATGCCGATGCCCACCACGTTCACGCCCATCTTGGTGACGTCCTTGACGGTCTTTTTCAAGTGCGTATAGAGGGCGCCCGTGTCGCCATAAGCATTGGGCGCACCGTCGCTCAGCACGATCATGGCCTTGCCCGTCTCGCGACGCGAGAGCAGCCGGCGCGCTGCCACTTCGATACACTCGCCGTCGATGTTGTTGGCCAAGATGCGCGAGTTTGGCAGCCAGCCGAAGCGCTTTCTGACGTCGGCACCCAGCCGCTCATTGAAGCCCTTGATGATGGGCATGTAGAGGCCTTCCACACGGGTGAAGCTGCGACCCAGGCGCTTTTGCTCGGCCTCCATGCGGCTTTCATCGCCCGCGGCCTCTCGGGTTGTGAAGCAGATGACTTCATGGCTGATGCCAATGCGCTCAAGCACGGACGACAGAGCGTAAGCAGACTGGGTGGCCAGGTTGATCTTGGCACCGCCCATCGAGCCGCTGGCGTCAAGAACGAGCGAAACGGCAACGTCCTTGCTGGTCGCCTCGTGTCTGCGTCGAAAGACACGGTCGTCGTTCGTCGCCAAACGCACCAAGTTGGCGGCATGCAGGCGGCCCGAGCGTCGTCCCGCTTCCCATGTGGCCATCGAACGCGCAGAAATGGCACGCTCCAGGTCTTTCTGAAGCGGGCCGACCATGTGATCGACCTTGTCAGCCATGCCGGCGAACATATCGGGACGATAGTCAGAGCCGACATGCAGCGGCTCCACCCGGTCGTTTTCTGTGGAGTAGATCAGGTAGGGCGCAGTCTTGGCCGCGTCGACCGCGGCGTTGGTGATCAGCTTGCTCATGGCGGCGTCAAAGTCGTTGGCCGCCTCCTTGTCGATTGCGTCCCATGCAATCGACGTGTTGCCAGTTTCGTCTGACGAATCGTCTGATTCGGCCTCGTCGTCAGAAGTGTCGCCAGAGCCAGAGCCCTCGTCGCCTTCATCACCATCGCCGCCATCGCCTTCTTCATCACCCTCATCGCCAGGCGCAGAGCCTTCGCCTTCACCTTCAGCATCTTCGCCATCTGCCCCGTCTTTGGCTTCGTCGTCTTCGTTTTCGGCGTCGCCGCCTGACGCATCTTTGCCTTCTTCTTCGCCGCCTTCGTCCTCTGCGGGATCGGGCGCAGCTTTAGGCTTGCTTTTGGGTTTGCTTTTGGGTTTGCTCTTGCCGCCCGCGCTGCCCTTGGGCTTGGATGAAGCGGGCGCAGCACTCGAACCTGGCGCACCGTCGCCCTCGTCACCATCTTCTTCTTTAGAAGGCGGCTTGCCATCGCGCAGCCGACTGGTGATTTCTTTGGCCAGCGTCAGGCAGTCGGCTGTCGATGCAGCAGCCTGGATCTGCGGCTCCAAGTCGGCAATCTTGCTGTAGATCTGATCGACGATGTGCATCTTGTCGGCCATGAACTCCTTGAAGACGAACTGACCAGCCATCGAGCGAATCAACGGCACGGCCAGCAGCCCGACAACCTTGTTGGCGTCGCCGGCGGCGGCCGCTTCGCGCATCTGAGGCACGATGTATTCGTCGAGGAAGAACTTGCCCGTGATGGCCAGGTTCTCGTTCGAGCCGGCAAAGCGCTGACCCATGCACTTTTCGATGCGCGCATCTTCGAGGACGTTCATCATCGACTTCGCGCCCGCCTTGTGTGCGTCCTCGATCAGCGTGAAGTCACTGAACAGGATGTGGGCAACTTCGTGATCCAAAAAACCCTGAATGGCCAAGCACAGCGACTCGGGCGAGTTGTCTGGCAGAAACGGCAGGTTAACCAGGATGGGCACGCCCGCCTTGTCGCATTGAACGTAGGCGCTGATGCCGCGCTGCGTCACTTCGATGCCCTTGCCGGACAGAATTTGAGCGATCTTGACGACCGCATCGCGGAGGATGAGAACACGTTCGTTCATTTGAAAATTCCCGTTTAAGTCACAATTGACTGACAACCTGAATCATAAAAAAAAGTGTCAGGCAATGGTGTGGAAATGCACACATTGCCTGACACGGTCAGCGTCAAACAGCCACAATGACGGAAGAGCCGAGCGTCGAACTGAACAGAACGAGCTTGCCCTGGACAGGATGATCGAGCTTGTAGACGATGGAGTGTCCGATGTCTACTTTGCTGTGGACTGTTGACTCATCAAGAATGTTGGCGCCATCTTCATGGGAGACGACGGCCAGATCTTGTTGTTGGGAACGCATACGGTGAGTGCCTTTCGGTAATTCATCAGTGACTAACTTGTGCGCTAATTGTAGTCGGTTTTTTTCTAATGTGACAACAGTAGTCACACCTTACCGCCGAGCGGCACACTCACTCAGCATTGACGAACGTGGCTTTGGGGCTACAATGCAGCCGTTAGCTCATAGCTTACTTACTAAGGGTCTATACTGTGACAATCGCAAATTTAGACCATTTTGGTCCGACAGTTTTGTCAGTGCGTAACAAAGGGAGGAACCATGACTGAACCCAAAAAGTCGAAAGTGAAAAACAAGGCAGTTCAAGACAAGACTGTCGCTGAGTTTTTCAGCTGGCAAGTTGATCTGTGCGGCAAGACGCAAAAGCAGATTGCCGAAGAAGCCGGCTTTCAAAAGCCGAACATCATCACGATGTTCAAGAAAGGCGACACCAAGTTGCCCTTGGAAAAGATTGGCCGCATCGCCAAAGCGATCGATGTCGATCCCATCCACCTGATGTGCATGTGCCTTCGCGAATACATGCCGGAAACTTTCTGGGAAATTGAAAAGATGTTTGGCCAGCCGGTTCTGACGGCCAACGAGCTGGAAATTTTGGAGATCGTTCGTCGGTCCAACGTTGTCAACCCTCGGGTTCGCACTGACCAGGAAAGGGCAGCTATCTTGAATGCGGTCAACAGCCTCAAGCCCGACAACGCCGTGAACGACTGACGCAAAAGCGTTCATTGGCGCAAACCCAGGTCGATGCATAGAAATGTGCATTGCCTGGGTTTTTTTATTGCGTTGCGTCATATGCATGTCAAATTTTTCTTGTCTTAACGTTTGGCGGCATTGAAGCACAACTTTACGCTTTGCATACAAAATCAGACACGAACCCCTTATCCGAAGGGTGACCAGTTACAGCTTTCTTCTTATCGTGAAATTTCTATGCTCATGAGTGACTGAGAAGTTATTGCCACTTTTGTCACTTTTGGCCTAAAGCGTGACGGAAGTCACGCTCTTCAAGAATGTCCTGAAATCTTTCTTTTCGGACATTTGCTGTTTGGCCGCTACAGTCGAGGCGTCTACACTGCCTTCATGAAGCAAGGAAAGGCACCTTTCGTCCCTGACGACGCCCTGGAGCGCACACTTCGCGCCCAGCGTGGCCATCACGCCCTGCGCAACCAGACCATCCTGCTGATCTCTCACTTCATGGGCCTGCGCGCGATGGAGCTGGCTGCCTTGAAGGTCAGTGACGTCTTCGACCCAGGCACCGGCCAGGTCAAGGAAGTCGTCCGCTTGACGGCCAACATGACCAAGGGCGAAAAGTTCCGCGAAGTCTTCCTGGTTGACGAGGTGGCACGCGACCACGTCAGGCGTCACCTGATCACCCGAGGGCGCCACCTGGACGCGCCACTGTTTCTGTCTCAGAAGGGTGGCCCTTTTTCGGCCAACACCATGCAGAAGCTCATCGCCAACGTCTACGCGAAGGCGAAAGTGTCCGCCTCGTCCCACTCTGGCCGGCGCTCCTTCGCAACCAGGCTGATCAACTCTGGCGCGGACATCTACTCCGTCAAGGAGCTTCTGGGCCACTCCTCGATCGTGACCACCCAGGTCTACTTCGCCACCGACCCTCTGCGTCTCAAGCGTCTGGCACAGCTGCGCTAACTCTGCTGTATAGGCTGCACGTGCTAGCCGTGCTATACACGCTAGCTATCCTATAAAAGCTGCAATTGCTAGGCTATATAGCAAATGCAGCATTGATAGGCTATCAATGCTGTAGCGAATAGGCTAATTAGCTTGCATATCATTTATAGGCCGCCTATAATGCATAGCATGTCTAGGCTTTGTAGCCTTCAAAGGAGAAATGGATGCTAATCCTCGTAGCCAATGAGAAGGGCGGCGTCGGCAAGACCACGATCGCCGTCAACCTGGCGGCCATGTGCGTTCTCGCCGGCAAGGAAACCTTGCTGATCGACACCGACAAGCAAGAGTCGGCGTCTGCCTGGGCGGGCGTTCGCCACGAAAGTGAGATCGTCCCGTCAGTCACCTGCGTGGCCAAAACGGGCAAGGTGGGCTTTGATCTGGTCAAGCTCAAGGACAAGTTTGACGTGATTATTGTGGACGCTGGTGGTCGAGACTCCATTGAAATGCGTCAGGCGATGGCGGTCTGCGAGTTCGCCCTGATCCCCATCAAGCCGGCGCAGTTCGACGTGTGGTCGCTGTCGCGCATGGCGCAGCTGGTCGAGGAGATCAAGGAAAAGACCGGTGAGCCGGTCAACGCCAAGGCTTTCATCAACGGCGCCTCGCCCAACCCGGCCGTGCGCGAAACCCAAGAAGTTAAGGAAGCGCTCAAGGACTACGTCGAGGTTTTCCCGACACTGGAGACAGTGATCACCGAGCGCATCGCCTTTCGCAAGGCAGCCAGGGAGGGCATGGGCGTCATCGAGCTACCTGCCGCTCTGTCCGATCCCAAGGCCAATTTGGAGCTGATGGCTCTTTACCAGGAGATTTTCAATGAGCAATGGAACTCAGCCACGACTTCGCACACAGCCGCCTAAGAGCGGCAGCCAGGCCGACGCGCTCAAGCGCCTTGAGCAGCTTGACGGCTGGACGGAAGAGCCGGCAAAGGCCGCGGCCGACGCTATCGGAGCTACCCAAGCTATACATGCTAGCTCTGCTATACGGCCTAGCAATGCTGCAGAGGATGCACAACTTGCGCAGGCTGTAGAGCCTGCAAAGCCTGTGCAGGCTGTAAAGGCTGCAAAGAAGACACAGCCTGTGCAGCAGTATCCCTGGGCCACGGCCGAGCAGGGTTGGCGCCCGGTCATGCGCCAGTTCAACATCCGGGTGACTGAGGACGTCTACCTGCGCCTAAAATGGTTGGGCGAGACCACCTACGGCTCCAACATGACGCAGATCGCCATCGAGGCCATCACGGATCGCGTCACGGCCATGCTCAAGGAGCGAGGGGTAAAGTGATGGACATCAAAGACTTTCGCCTGGCCCAGATCGAGCAAGGCGAGCTGTGGGACGAGCTGAAGGTGGAGGGCCTGTGGGTCCACGTCACCAACGGCATCGTCACCAAAGGCTTACTGGCCGAAATGGGGCCGGTCGCTTGGGCCGTCTACACCGTGATCAAGGTGCATGCCAACATGGAGACGGGCAAGGCCAGGCCCTCGGTGGCGCGCATCGCGGAGCTGATCGGCATGTCTCACGACACCGTTCACCGCGCCATCAACCGTCTGGTCGAGCTGGACCTGCTGACCATTGGTAAGGCCGGCAAGACCAACGAATACATCATTCAGGAGAAGATCCACTTGAGCACTCTACAGGGCGAGCCGTTTGGCGTGGCTGAGCGCCCCTACGCGCCGCTGCAGTTCGGTCAGTTCATCAGCCAGCTCAAGGCTTTTGCCGCTTCGGGCAACGTGCCTGGCGACCGCAGCATTCAGATCAACGTGACGCTTAACGTCCACCAGGGCGATGTGGTCAATGTGGCTGGCGACCAGAACAACATCAACCACACTGGCACTGGCGATGTGACCATTCAGAAGATTGAAGTGCGTGGCGCTGAGCGCGACGAGAGCCTGGCGGACCTGCAGCGTAAGGTCAGGAACAAGCTGCGAAAGCTCTAATGCAGGGGAAGGGCGTATGCAACTCCAAGCTCTTGCGCCAGCGCTTCAAGCCGTTTGTCAATCGTCCAGAGCTTTGCCTGCGGCGTGATCAGCACTGACGCCAAAATCTGCAAATCAATAGCGCCACAGCCCCGTCCGTAAAGGGCGTGCGCCTCTGCGAACTCAAGAGTCTCGCTCCAGGTTGCCAGCTCCGTCGTTGGCAAGGTCAGCAAGTCATTGATCGTCTGTCGACGCGCCGGCGGCGTGCCGCACCCAATTTCCAGGATGACCATTGGGTGTATCAACAATTCGCGCGCGCTGGCCAACTCGGTCAGCCGCTCGTCTTTGGACCGAAAGTGCGCAATCCAAACAGATGTGTCAGCAAGTATCACCCTTGCGCCTCTGGCTCAAACCGCCTGCGGGGCACGTCTTGCATGTCTGGCACTGTGCCGCCAAGTGCAGCAAGCCTCTTACCGGCGCGCACCTGAACAAACACCTTCATCGCCTCCCGAAAGATGTCGGCTTTGTCCATGTTTGGGTCGGCCAACTCAAGCGCCTTTTCGTAAAGCGCGTCATCGACAGTGACGGTGGTTCTCATGGGAAATTCCCCTTCAATCAAACATGATGCAATTATGCATCACTGGTGATGGAATCACAAGCGCCTCGTCGATGTCCGAAAACTTCTTCCATCAAGACCGGACTTCGGGCTGCTTCAAAAGCGAGCAGGCCGTTGCGGCACTTGTCCAGTCTCCATTTATAGGAGGCTCTCTTATTTGTGCCGCACGGGTGCGTGTGGATAGCCGCGAATTGCCCGCACGGGTGCGATACGACTTGTCCACAGCTGCCGCATGGGTGCGGCACGTTGAAAACTATCCACAGATTTGACCTGTGGATAAGTCATCGCGGAGACACGCCTTTACCCGACAATGCCTGAGCAATTTGCTCGATGCCAGCGATCATCTGGTAGGCGCGTCGTTTACGTTCTTCGTGCGACAAGTGAGCCTCTGTCCGGTCATAGAACTGGTCGAATGTGGAGCGCTTGCAAAACTGCGCAAGCTGCCAAGCTACGTTCTGGTCGAGGCTGACATTGATGTCGATGGACTCTTTTATGTTTGCCACGACACTATTTATGTCAAATAGACGATGCGTCTGTAGGCGACGACCAGCTCGCCCCAAGTGCGCCCGAAGGTGTCGAACACTTCCTGCTCCAGGCCGAACAAGGGCATTGCCTTGTCGTCAACATTGCGCCAGAACGCATACTTGCTGGTCAGGCTGATGGGCTGCACCCTGAGCGCCGTCGCGGCCGTCTGGCTCAAGCCTCGCAGGGTGCGCGCCTTTTGTCTCGTCAGCGTCACGACCTGATCGACGGGCATGCCCGTCTCCAGCCCAAACAGGATCGCAGCGGGCATAGGCCTGGGCATCAGCTCAAAGCCAGCAGCAAGCTCGCATGATGCGATGATGTCTTCGACTGGCTCTTTGTAGTCGAGCATCGGCACGCTACCTCTGCCCAAAGCGGCGCCAACCTTTTTGACGACAAAGTCGATGGTGGCGTCTGCCTGGGCTTTGCGCCCTTGCATGGCAAGTCTGGCTCGAAAAGCCGAAAGCTGCGCCGGGATGATCTGATCGACCGGCTTGTTCCACAGCGGCGACGAAGTGATTGGCGAAGCGCCAAGGGCGGGCGCAAGGCCCGCGATGTCTTTGAGTGCCAGCATGATTTCCTCCGAAGACCGAAGGTTATCATCCTGGCGTGCGCTATGTCACGAGGCGCCGTCCTTGAACTGCGCAATGCTGGCGCGCACTTCACTGACTTCAGCTTGCGCCTTTTCGATGGCCGTTTCCATTTCTTGCCGAAGAGCGATGAAGCCATCGTAAAACCTGGCCAACGTCTGCGCCTCACGCAAAAAGTCCAGCAGACATACCAGACTCATCACAAACAACCACGAGCCAAAGTTGCCCGTGAGCCTGGCGAAGTAGACTGCGCAAAAAGCCCACGCGAGCCAGTAGACGAGCTTGACGAACATCATGTCAACTCCTTGACAAGGTTCATCACCGAATCCGTGATGTCTTTTTGATTGTCTCCAGCGAAGCGTGAAATGAAGACTTCGTAAGGCGAGTCACCTCGTTCAGCCTCCTCAATCCATTTGGCTTCTGTCGTCGCCATTTCAGCCAGGCGGCGCGAGTAAGACTTCATGACCGACTCAAGCGCCTGCGCTGGCTTGACGGAAAGCTCGGTGTTCAACGCGTCGGCGATGAGACGAGCTATCACGCGTTTGACACGGAGCTTAACTGGGCCATCCACGAACACTGGCAAGATGGGTTGATTGAGCGCGCCGGCGAATGCGTCGATCTGCTTTTGGCCAACCGGCTCACAGACCACCACCACTGGCTTTTCCTCAGCCAGCTTGTCCAGCATTTCCTTGAGACTCACGCCATACTTGTAGCCGCCAAACTCCAGGTGCTCAACCAGGCCGCCTGTTTCGCGCAGCGCGTCAAATTCCTGATCCGACACAAAGTGGTAGTGCTTGCCGTTGATTTCGCCAGCTCGCATGGGCCTGGTCGTGGTGGAGACAATGGTCCGGCAGCCGCGTTTGACCAGGAGCTTTTCGAGCGTGGACTTGCCCGAGGCGGTCGGGCCAGTGAGTGTGATAATCATGTGGCCGTCTCCTGGTCTGATTTGGCAGCCAGCTTGTTGGTGATCATGGACAGAAAGCGGGTCATCGCGAACAGCGGCACTTCATTGCCATTGCGATCGATGACCTGGACCAGGCCGCCATTTCTAGCGGTAGGGATCACGCGCTCTGTCCACGGGAACGTGGCTTTGATAGCTTCGAACTCTGGCTGATTCATTGCCTACCAACCCAAAACCAAAGCGACAGCGCTCACCACTGCCAAAACTGTGGTGACGACAACCAGGGCGCCTGCGCCAGCTTGGCGCAAGCACTTTTCCCGGTAGTTGTCGAAGTGCTTGTTTTTCATAAGTTACGCTGCCTTCTTGATGGCCTGGCCGAGAATGGCCGCTTCCTTCTGATCGAACACCTGCTGCAAGCTGTCCGCGGTGGTCTTGTCGATGCGGTAGCTGCCTTCAGCCATGCGGGGCAAGAACAGCGAGTGCAACTCGTTGGATTCGCTGGGCAACGTGATGTCGTTGGCCACGACAGTCAGGATGCGGCCGATGAAGTCGTCAGGGTTGGCTTCAACGGCATCGCGCAGCTTCTCGTTCTTGACCGTGACGTCCACGCTCAGCAGCCGATCGCTGGTCACGCAGGCGAAAGTGCCGGGCCGGCCTTCGTTCTTGGTGCCCTCCTTGCCTGGCAAGATGCCCACGATCTCCAGATCGACTTCAAACTCCAGCTTGAGCTTGACCTGCCACTTGGACGTGCCGTCCTTCCAGATCAGTTCGGCCGGATGCTTGATGACCGTGCCTTCCTTGCCTTGCTTCATCAGCTCACCGGCATGCTTGTAGGCTTCAGCCAAGCTGCGCACGATGCGCGTCGGGATCAAACGCACGGCGCCCTGGCCGCGGCCGAGCAGAAGCTCAACAATCTCCACAAGCCTGGCCTTATATGGCACATCGAACGAGCCTTTGGGTCTGACGTTGGCCAACGGCACGCGGTCCCACAGCATGAAGACTGGACGCTCGTTGGCGGCGAAGTCGCCACCGCTGATGACATGGTTGAGCACGCCATTGCCGTCTTCGCGCTTGCAAATGACGCCATTGCGCTCCACAACGATCTCGCCGTGATGCTCGAAGCCAGGCTCCATCGCGACGATGATCTCATCGGTGATGGCTTTGAACTTCTCGACAGGCAGTTCATTGCCCTGGCGGGTGCGCATGCTGATCGAGCCGTCTGGCCAGTAGTCCAGGTTGTCGAACATGCCGTCAGCCTTCTCTTGGCTGATCACGCCTTCGGCCCAGGGCCAGGACGCCAGGTCCGCGTCTTTGGGCAGCGAGCAGCGCATGTAGGCGAACTCGGGAATCAGACCCTTGACTGCCTTGTTGATCGTGGACTCGCTGAAGCCGGCCCGCAGGTTCTTACGCAGGATGCGCTTGAGCAGTTCGGCGCTGTCGGACGTCAGTCGCTCAAGCTCGCGCTGAATGGCGCCAAATGCCGCCGCACCGGTCAGATGTCGCATGGCCAAGTTGTCCAAGATGTTCCAAGTGCCTTCGTCGAACTGCTCGCCACAAGGGTTGTGGTTGTAGTTGGGCAGCGCCTGAACGCCAAAGGTGATGAAAGGGTCGTAGGCATATTTGAGGATGCGCACGAACTCTTCCGACTCGGCGGCGGCACTCACCTTTGCCTGCTTGCCCAACTTGGAGGCGTCGGCGGCAATGGCCTCGATGATTTGCAGAGCCTCGTCAGACCCCAGAACAGATACTTCACTCATGACTTACTCCATTATGCACAGGTTTGGATTTGGCCGCAAGCGATGCTCTGGCCAGTTCAAGAAGGCTCATGCCAGACTTGGCCTCTGCGGGCGGTGCAGAGGGCTTGTTGATGGCGGTATTAAGGGCGGCTGCGTAGTCGCCCACATCGCTGTCAAGAAAATGCTTGGGCGCTGCGGGCGGCGGTGCTTTGGGCTTGACTTTGGCCTTGACCCAGTTCACTGCCTCTGCGATAACCTCGCGCGCCGTATTGCCTTCGCGCAAATCGATGAACTCGCGCAGCTTGCGGCGGTTGATGAAGTAGATGGCCTGGCCGGCGTCGATCTCTTCCTTGCGCATGGCTTGCGCTGGGCACTCGCCTCGGTTGATGGCAGTCGCACACTCGGGCTGCGAGGGCAGGCTTTTGCCGTCAGCGCGCAGCTGGATGCGGCTCAAGCACGCTGCGTAGGCGGGGCGCGAACCAACAACCTGGCAGGTGTCGACATAGCAGGCGTTGCCGCCTTGCTTGCTGGCGTCCACTGGGTAGATTTCGATGTCTTCGAAGCCAACGATGGCCTGCGGGCGATTCTTGCTCATTACCATGACCCCCAATCTGCGCCGCGAACTGGTTCGGGCTTCGGTTCAACAAATGCTGGCACGGACTTGCCAAACGTTGCTCTGATCTCTGCCGTCTCAGACATGGCAGAGTCAAAGCCGAGTGCGTTCATGATGGCCTCGACGGTCTTCAGGTCGTAGTGCCCGGCCAGCTTTTCGCGCATCTCGGCGTTTGCGACATTGAAGCTGTTGGCCGTCGTTCCGGCCGCTTTCTTGCCGGCACCCAGCTTGAACAGGCCATAGCCTGTGATCAGATTTTGGTAGCCCCGACCGCTTTTTTCGGATCTCTTTTTGGCAGCCGCGGTGATTGCCGAGCCTGAACTTGCACACCGCTCGATCTTGACCTGACCGCCGCCATTGCCGGCTTCGCCCATTTTTCCCCAACGAAACACGGTCGCATGACGTCCGCCCGCGTTATTGTGGAATTGGACAATTTCGTAAAACTTCGTGCCACCTTCATGGCCCATGAACTCAGGTCGAATCTCGACTTGCATGTTGTCCTCCGCAGCAGACTCGCTGCAAAACTCAATGACTGAATGATAGTGATCAAAAGCAGGATAGTATAGTCACTTATGACTTATCCTGATGGTTTGCCTATGCTGTTCGCCTTGCCAAACGCAGACGCACCGCAACCGCCTCATTGACTACCTGAGCCTTCCAGAACGCATCGCGCACCACGCTAGGCGCCACCTCGTTGGGGTCTTTGTCTTTGGGCAGGACCGCAATGCGCGCCACAAAGCCGTATTTGCGCAGCAGCAGGCCTGTCTCGATCGCATCCTCGATGGCGCGCTGCTCGCCGTCCCACATGATCGTGACCGTCTTGAGCCCGCCCTCCTGCAACTTGAGCAGTTTGGCCAGCTGACTGTCGTCATCACCGTGCGACAGGTGCTTGCCAAACGAACCGATGGGCACAATGCGTCGAAGCTCAGATTGGCCGTCAAGCGCAATCTTGGTGGCCATCACGTCGAAGGCGCCCTCGCCTATCACCACGTGGTCCGCGCCGTTGGCGTTGTGCCCGTTGTAGAGGTGGGCACCGGTCGAAGCAAATCCTGGCGGGAACAGATACTTGCGCGGCGCCAGACCCGTGATGTCGCGCCCCTGAAAGCTCACCAGATCGCCACTGAGGTCAAACAGCGGGATGATGATGCGCTTGGCGTAGCTTTGCACCTTGCTGCTGCCGTCCGTATCCTTGTAGCGGAACACGCCATTGACCGACATGCGCAGCGCGAAATACCTGGCCACGTCCGCAGTGATGTTGCGGTTTTCCAGGTATTTCAAATTGCGCCCGTTGTGCGGCAAGGCCACCGACTCTGGCAGGATCAGGTCTGTGTTCAGGTTGACCGCAATGACAGCCTTGCGCGCAGGCCGCCAGCCTTGCTCTTTGGCGACTTGCTTGACGTGCTCGACCACCGCGCCGGCAGGCGGCGTGCCCAAGCTGGCCTTGATAAAGGCCCACTTGTTGAAGTGGACCTCGCAGTCGCCCGAGAAGCAGTTGCCCAGGCCACTGTCCTGGTTGAGGTAGACCTTCCAGTTTGAATTGCCACAGCAAGGGCACTCCTTGACGTTCAGTTGAACGCCGCGGTTGCCGCGGGTGATTCGGTAGGTCACCCCTTCGCGATCGAGCCAGGACTCCATGTCAATGGCGTCCAGCAGCTCGCCCAGATCTTCAGTTGCCATGTCAGAGCCAAAACACTGTAAAAACGACGACGAGCATCAGGAACCAGAAAGCATCAGAGTCCATCATTCAACCCTCAGAACAGCCTGGCAGAACTGCATCATGGCCAAGTTTTGTTTGATCACGATCGTGAAGCCAGACTCCTGGTTTCGCGATGCGGCGAAATAAAGACGGGCCTCGCCTCGCGCCGCCTCTTCCTCGGTCTTGTTGATCGAGATCATGATGTCCACCGTGCGCACCTTGTTGAAGTCTTCAGCAACGTGCTCGGCTTTGGCCACAGCAGCCTTATAGCCGTCTCGGTTGGTCTGAGTGGCCGTCAGCATGGCCAGGTTCTCTTCGAAGGCGATAGCCCGCAAGTCCACATACACCGACTTGGAGTTCTCGATGGCGTCATTCATGCGAAAGTTGGGCGCCATGATGTCGGCGTAGTCCACGACCACCAGATCCCACTTGATCACAGGACGAACGCTGCCGTCGCGGTTGCGGCCTGGCGACTTGTAGCGCTCGATCAGCTTGCGCAGCATGTTCGGCGAGAAGGTGCCAGAGGCAAACTCATGCACCAGCAACTTGCCCGACTTGGCGTGAAGCTCGCGCACCACGTCCTCGACGTGCCCAATCTTGTCGCTCAGCTCCTTCATCAAGGTGCCAGACAGGCATGCGTCCAAGCGATCGCTGATGATGTTGGCGCCCACTTCGAGGGTCACATACAACACGTTGAAACCGGCCAGAGATCCCGACTTCGCAAAGTTGATCAGCGCCGTGGTCTTGCCCGCTTTCGCGCCACCCATGATCGTGGCCAGCTCCTTGCGACCCCACCCCCGGTGGTAGAGAATATCGTCCATTTTGGCGATACCGGTCGTGATGCCCTGCGGCGGGCGCTTGCCAGACGCCTTGTCGATGCGCTCGGACGTGCGGTCACCGATGCGGTCGAAGTAGTCGTAGGCGTCGCCCTCTTCATTGATGCCAATGCCGATGGCTTCCTGGATTGCCTCTTCGATCTGCGGGAACTTCTTTTGGCCCAGCAGCGTCACTGACCTCAAGATGGCCTGGCTCATAGCCTGGTGCCTGGCGAACTCAACAACCTTGTCTTCGACATAGCCGCGGCTGCCAATGTCGGCATCCATCAGCTCTTTGCGCGCAGTGATCACCAAAGGAACAATGTCCTTTCGAATGACCTTGTTGGCTACGTCGTCACGAACAACGGCGCTGAGCGTCACCCTGTCAGGGGCCTCGCTGTATTTCTGAAAGTGCCGCAGCGCGACGTTGACCAGGGCCGCCTCGCCGGCATTCTCGAAGAACTCAGGGCGCAGCAGGTGCGCGGTGCGTCTCAAGAACTCAGTGTCGCGCACGGCATGCGCGGCAACTTTGGATTGAAAGTCCGCGTCGAAGTCGAAAGCCTCGAACTCCTCTTGCGGCGCAGAGTCAACAACGGGGGCCGAAGCCCCCGTGAATGCGTCGCCAATCATTTGTGCGACCGACTGCTCGGCCACTGCAACTGCAGTCATGTCAGTGCGCCTTTGCTTCAGCCGTGACGATTGGCGTGAACTCGGAAATGTCGTGCTTGAACAGCACGCGAGTGATGTAGCTGCCATCAGGCTGCGTCACCTTGACCGACACGGTGAAGTTGTCGGCCGCCTTGACGGTGCCGCGCACTTCGCTACCGTCGCTGGCCTTCATGAAGATCACATCCACGCCCGAGGTTTCCAGGGCCTTGAGGAAGGCCTGGTGCCCCTTCAGCGGGTTGTTGGGGTTCTTGCGAAGCGTGTTGACCTGGCGGGGTTGGCGCGAATCGTCGCGTTGCTGTGAGCGGGCGAACTCCATCTGTTCACGGCGAACAGCTTCATCTTGGGGTTTGGTCAAATACATGGCGTTCGAGGGCATGGGTTCTCCAGAGGAAGAATCGAAAAAAGATGCGACAAGTATAGTCACCGATGACTTAGTTAGTCAGGCAGCCGAACCTCCTTGATTGCCCGATCAATCACGCTGACATCAAAGTGCCTGAGCGCTTCTTCCACCCTGACCGCGTCGAACAGGTAGATTGCCGCGTGCAGCGAGTAGTGCGGCACCTTGCGGCGCTTGATTTGCTCGATCACGAACTGCTCATGTGCCCGTTGCGTGTCGTGACCCATGAAGTTTGACACCCTGAAGTAGGGGTCGCGAGCGACCTGCAAGGCGGTTTCGCACTGTTCCTCCCAGGCCAGCATGGCATCCGTCAGCAGCTCCTGGTTGTTAAGCAGCATCGAGGGGCGTGGCGCGAGAACCCGGCCATCTCCGACCAGTCTGTGCATCCACCTCATAGCAAAACCCAGGAAGAACTCGTAGCGCATGCCAAGCTCGTCGCAACGCTGGCGAAGACGCCAAAACGACATCTTCTCTTTGGCTTCCAGGAAGTCGTGCCCTTTGATGGCGCGAACGAAAGGTGCCGCATCTGCGTTGACGGCCATCCTGTGAAATGCACGGTAGGCGTCGTTGTAGCGCCTCATGAACAGGTAGGTCGCTTGCATGGGGTGGAGCCGACGGTAGTCGAACCACTTCGACTGCATGAGCGTCGGCTCTTTGGCCAGGTCTTTGGCCGGGATGTGCTGGATGGTCAGGACTTCATAGTTCAGAAAGTCCAGGCTTCCTCCAAAGAAGTTGCCCAGCCACAAAGGTCTTGGGGTCATGCTGCGCTTCCGCAAAAGATAAGTGATTACTGAACTCAGTATAGACACTTATATGGGAAAGCAAAGCAAGCCCCAAGTCCTCCCCAAGTCAATGAAGCGTCGGCTCCTCATCGTAGGCAGAGACGATCTCCTGGCACAGCCCACTGCGAACGATGTCGGCTTTGGTGAAGCTGACGTGCTTGACGGACGGGATGAAGGACAGCCGACGAATGGCGTCCACCAGGCCCGACTCGCCACGCACATCCTTCTGAGCTTGGTCGCCATTGACCACCACCGTGGTGTCGTTGCCGATGCGGGTGAGGAACATCTTCATCTGGGTCGGCGTGGTGTTTTGCGCCTCATCCAGGATCACGAAGGCGTTCTTGAAGGTCTTGCCGCGCATGTAGGCCAGCGGAGAGGCCTCGATGGTGCCGCGCTTGATCAGGTAATCCACATGCGTCTTGCCAAGGCGCTCGTTCAGGGCATCACGGAAAGGCTGCAGGTAGGGGTCGAACTTCTCTTTCAGCTCGCCAGGCAGGAAACCCAGCGACTCGCCTGCCTCCACGGCTGGACGGGTAATCACGATCTTGTCGATCTGACCAGACTCCAGCATCTCAGAGGCCAGCGCAGCGCACAACCAGGTTTTGCCAGTGCCAGCTGGGCCAGATGCAAAGACCAGCTGGTAAGAGCGCATGGCGTCGATGTAGCGCCCCTGGTTGATGTTCATGGGCTTGATGGGCTCGACGCTGCGCTTGGGGGCGGGACGCGTGAAGCGCACATCTTCGAACTCTTCCGAAACATCGTATTGACGGCGCTGGCTGCGGCCAGCTTTTTTGGAAACTTCGAGCTTGCGTGTCATTTGTGCTTTCGTTGGGTGGGTAAAGCCTCAGATGCAGCCGATCAGCGACACTTGCGCGCCCGCAGACAGCGCTACAACTTCGCCAACGTAGATCTCATAGGACGTGTTGTCACTGAGAACTTCAGTTGCAAACTGCGCGGCGCCGGTGGCCAGGTCAAACGTGCCAATCAGAAGCGGAAAGCGACCGTCATTGCAGCCATAGATGTTGACCTGGGCCGTCTTGCCTGGGCCGCCGTCCAGGCTTACCTGGAACGATCGATAGAGGAAAGACGCGTAGGTCGGCTGTGGAGACGACACGCGCTGACCAAAGCCAATGGTCTTGGCGTCGTAGAGAATTTTGAATGGCGTCATGTGTGCTCCGTGTTAGACGCTGGCAACGACAGACACAAGGGCGCCTGCACCGCTCAAGCTGACGATTTGCGCGCGATAGGCAATAAACGGCGTGTTGTCGGTCGTCACCTTGGACACAGATGTGGTGCCCGACAGGGTCATCGTGCTGACCTCCACCGGATAGCGCTCGTCGATGTAGCCAAAAAGTTTGACGACCGCAGCCACGGCGGCGCCATTCTGGCCAGCGACCGTGACTTGGATGGAGCGCACGTCGCCGTGACCGCCTCGGATTTGAACCAGAGGCGCTGGCTGCGTCTGGGCAGCGTCCATGAGAATGATGAGTTGAGTCATGTGCTTCCTTGCTCAGGGCATTTCGAGTGCGCCAATATCAAAGCCGCCGCGCGCTGGACGCGGTGTCTTGAAAAAGTCGCCAGTTGGAGCGCCCGATGCGGAGCCGCCGTTCAGCGCAGGGCTTCCAGGCCGCAAACGCACGTCAGGATTGAGCAGCGAGCCGTTGACCAGCATCGGATCAACGCATGAGGAGCCTGCGCCAGTGCAGGTGGCGTTGTGGATGTTGAACCAGATGTTGTGGTCCTCAATCACTGTCGGCTTGTTGTAGAAATACAGACCGGCCATTGGCCTGTCGCTCGCCACATAGGATGTATAACCAACAAAAATATTATTTCTCACTACGGCAGTGCCATAGTTTGATGCGCTTGACACCAGAGCAATATTCCCGTTTCCAATGACGGTGTTGTTGGTTACGCGAAGCATGCCGTCAGCAGTAACCAGTGCAAGAACGTCACCCAAGGCTCGGCAATGTTCCACGTTCAGGGTAAATGACTTGCTTTCAAAGAAATTGCAGTTACCAATCGCGATGCTGTTCTCCACCGTCACGTCATGGCCAGTAACCTTGAACTGGTTGCCTGCATTGCCCTCCGAGCGAGACCTGCGGATCGTCATGCTCCCGTTGTCGGTGTGATACAGCACGTCCAGGCCGTCTGACGTGTTGTAGCGGAATGTCGAATCCTCGAACAGGAAATCACCGTCCGTCCTTTCAAAACCTACGCCATCGCCCCAGCCAGTTCCATTGCTTTGCTTGCCCCAGCATCCATTGGGCTTCTTCTGTGGGTAACTTTCAAGGCACCCATTCCATTCAATCAACAGACGACGAAAGATGATGTTGCCGCTGTTGGAGCTGGATTTGCCAGTCTCGCCAAGGTCACCGCTGAGCCCCACCCATCCATTTGCGGCAATGCGCACGTCTTCTGAGGTGAAGTCAATATTTCGGCCAAAAGTTATTCCGCCCCCCGCCAGGCCGTGGATGTTCATATTGCGAATGACGAGGTTGGTCGTGTCCGAGATTCGCACGCCGTCAATGGCGAACGGATCACCGGTCTTGCATCGGTTTGCCGTGGCAATGTAGGTGGTAGCGCAGTTGGCGCGGTCGGTCACCTCAAGGCACTGAACTTGCGCATTGCTTGACCCGACGAGGTTCATAACGCGATTAACGCCGTATGTGCCCCACAAAGTAGGGGCGCGCACGCAACCCTTATCCCACCCTTCGCCAAGAATTTTGGTAGGCGCCGATACGGTGCCCTGCGGAACGGCCGGCATGAAGCAGTTGTAGCCGTCGTTTGACGAGCAGGCCGTTGCGCCCGGAGCGCCGTAGCCCATCATGTATTCGCCGCGCCCCACGATCAACGTGTCGCCGCCAGCGATGCGAGGTGTGCCTTTAGGCGGGAATGCCATGAATGGATGCGACCAGGCGCAAGCCTGGTTGGTCCCAGTTCCAGGGTAGGCGACATTGGCCAGGCCATTGCACTGGGCCGCCGTGCCGCCAGTTGGCTTAATGTAGTAGGTCAGAGCAAAGGCCTGCGTGCTGCACGCCAGCAGGACCAGAGTCATGAGTTTTGCGAGAAGCCTTTTCATTATTTTGGCCTTAGTTTGGTTTTGTCACGAAAGAGACGGTTTGGACTTCGCCGCGCGAGTAGTCGCCGCCAGTCGGCTTGGTGCCGACGACGTTGGTCATGGCGGACACGGTGACCATGTGAGCCGCCACCAGTGGACGACTCACGTTATTGGAGTATGTGAAGCCGGTAGGCGCCGCAAATGGGAATGCCGTGTCGCTGTAGTAGTCGTCGGCAAAGGCCGTATAGACGACGCCCTGATCAGACGTGTCAAACACACCGGTCTTAATGTCGCCAAATGCGTAGCCTTGCCCAATCGACGCCGAGGTGTCGAACTCAAAGTGACGCCCGGCACCAGGTCCGTAGGTGTTGTAGCGCACCTGGGAAGGCCCAGACAGCGAAATGCCCGAAATGTCGAAGTTAATCTGCGCATCACCAGCGGCGGCGCTAAGGCAATACCAAACTTTGACGATGCTGTTTCTGTCGGCGCACTTCACGGCCGGCAGCGCAACAAAGACATTGACGCCAGTGGGATCAACAAGCGTTGGCTCGCTGGTCATCGTGCTGTAGTTGAACGCTGCAGACACCACGATCAGGTCGCCTGCGGCCACACCGCTCATGATGCCGGACGGCGTCTGCACGTTGGTTGACGCGTTGCCGAAGGCGCTCTGCTTCACGACGGTCAATGCCTGCAGCGGCGCAGCAATGGAGATCGACTGCGACGCGCGGCTATCCACCCCTTGCGAATTGGTCAACGTCACAACGCAGCTGACCGCACCTGCCGTCGTTGGCGTAAATGAGCTGGCATTCGTGCCTGCGTTCACACCGTCAATTTTCCACTGATAGCTGACAACCGGGAATGGCTCGCCATCAACCGCGCCTGCGTCGCAAGTGAACAGCTGGCCAGTTTGGAAGATGCCAGATGGACAAGAGATCGCTGGGCTGCTGATGAATACTGGCGCGGACGGCGCTCCCTTGACCAGCTTGTCAGGAATGCTCACGATGTAAACGTCTGGGTCGGCCTGGCCGCCAAAGTTCGAGGCGAACAGCGCCTTGCGGCCGTCGCGGCTTGGCACGGCGTCAGGGCGGCCAATCGCGCCGCCATAGTCTGCGGTAGTCTGCAAGAAGGCGACGCTGTAGCTGGTGCCGCTTGGAACCAACTTGGCCACAAACACCTTGCGCCAGGGCGCGCGAATCGTGCTCAGCGTGCCGCTGTAGGTTGAATCGACATACTGCTCGCCATAGCCAGACAAGAACACCCAACCAGGGCGGTCAAATGCCTTGCCGCTGATGGTCACCTTCGCGAACTCTTTGGAGAAGCTACTGCCCCACGTCAAGCTCAGAATAGTGAATGGCGTGCCGATAGCGCAATCGACGCCCATGAGCGCATTGCTGACTTCGTCAAGGTAGCAGAAGATGTCTTCGTTGGATGTTCCGACGCACAAATCGCCATACGGTGCGGTGGCAACAATCTGCCGCGGTGCTGTGAAGTCCGTATGGTAGGCGACGGTGCCTTTGCTGCCTGCCCAGCTGACTACAGCGTAGGTGCCAGACGGCGACGTGGACACCCATTCAGGCGTGCCGCCCAAGTGAACGTTGGCCGCCAAGGAGGCAATGATGGCCTTCGTTTGGAAGTTCCATGTGATGAGACCCAGGTGAACCAGCGCCGCATCTTCAACGGAAAAAGTCCAGACGTTGCCATTGGCCGATGGACAGCCGCCGCGCAGCCACACCCGAGCGGCGGTTGGGAACAGTGCGGTGACCTGCGCCGTAAAGTCCTTGAGGACGGTCACAGCCCCCGTCACCACATTGACGGTGCTCCAGATCAAGCTGCCCAGGGCTGCAGTGTAGTGCAACAGCTGCGGATTTGTGGCGTCCCAGACGGGCTCAGCGCCAGCATCCATACTCACAATGCCCAACGGCGACGCCGAGGCGTCATAGACAATCCAGGCGCCCGTTGACGAACTGGCCAAATACATACTGGCGTCAGCGTTGAATACAGCCTGCCTGCTGGACACGTGGCGGACGTATGTCGACCCAGGCGAGTCCGTCGTGTAATCGGAGCCGCGCAGAATTGTCATGCCATACAGCGGGTCGATGAAAGAGGATGCCGCGGCTGGCGCATCCAGCATTCTGATTGGGTCGGCCGTCAACGGCTGCAGACTCAGGCCGTCGTAGAGTGGGCCAACGCCCAAAACGGGGGTTGACCGAAATACCGAGCTGCCCGTGATGTTCGTCACCGTCACTGCCACATTGATGCTGGCGCCAGTGTCGGCATCGGTCATCACGTAGATGTTGGTCGTGTTGCCGGTAGCTGCGCCATTTCGCTCCCACATGATGCCCGTCGTTTCGGCCAGGTTGCCATAAACGCCATCGGCCAAAGTAAGCGTTTGACCTTTGAATGGGGTGCCAAGAATGCTTGGGCTGGTCGTTGCGGTTGGAAGCGGGAGGTCCGCCACGAGCACGCCAATTGTGTTCGCCGAGTTCGTGATGCCGTTGCTGGCGACTTCCTTGTAGGACACGTAGGCGCCCACGTCCGCCATTGTCAGCGTGTAGGTCTTGCTGGTTGCGCCAGGAATGTCAACGCCGTCGCGCTGCCAGACGCCCGTCAACGAAGGAGTGGGAATGCCCACCCAGGTCGTGCTTGTGGCCGTCAGGGTGTAGCCTTTTTGAGCCGTGCCTGAAATGCCAGGCAGAGCCAGCGCAATTGGCGGCACGCCGTCAGCGATGACGGTCATGTTGCCAGCGCCAAGCAGGCTTTGATTGTTGATGGTCCTGAGACTTTCTCCGCTGATCAACTTGTCTTGCTTGTTGGAGACGGCCGAGCTGTCGGCTTTTGCGGCGAGCGCGGCTGTTACCGTCGCTGCGTCTGCCTTGGCGGCCAGGCCAGCTGTCAAGGTGGACAAGTCTGTCACGCCTGCAGGCGTGCCAAGAATAGGCAAGGCGCGAACCGCCGGCTCAACGGCAACTACTTTGGTAGTGGGCATGAATTTTCTTCCTTGTTTTTACAGCCGAAGCTCTCAAGCCCACCATTCGGCGGACACAACGCCAGCGGCAGGGGCGATGACGCTGACCGAGGCAACGTCTTCCACTGCAAACATTGGCTGCGCCGAAGACGGCACGGTGATCGAGCCTGTGCCGTTGGTCACGTCAGCGCCAGCGACTGCGGCCGCAGCGCCAGACGTGGTGTAGTAGAAAAGCTGACCGGCAGACAGGCGGCAAAAGCGCGCGCCAACTGGCTTGGCAAAGCTCTCGGCGACGCCCGCTGCAAGAGCGCGGCAATCAACATAGTCGGACGCGTTCTCGATGTAGCTCAGCGAGTTTTGGTCCGTGGTGTAGGTCAGCTTCTTCATATCGTCCTTACGTCAGTGGTGACTTATTCGGATGGGTTGCGATGATACCACTTGCCACCAGCGACTGCAAAGTCCGTGACAGCGACGTAGTCGAAATTGGTAGCCTTGGTGTGAGTGTCCACATTGATCAGGGCGAAGCCGTTATGCCATTTTTCACCCTCGCAGTAGGACGCGGCACGCTTGTGACCGGCGCCCATCTGGTGCCACTCGTAGGGGCCAAACGTCGGGTTGTAGGCGCCCCAGACCTGATGCAGGTGATGGTGCCCGTTGACGCCCGGCATGCCCATGTTGCGAGCATGCGGAAAGTGATGGCAGACCACGGTGTCCCAATAGACCCGATAGTTCTTGTCCAACTCTTTGCCGAAGTCTTTCTTCGTCCAGGCGGCCAGGTCAGCTTTGGCCACGTAGTTAATCTCGAACTGCTCCAGGCCCAGCAGCTTGCCTACCGTGAAGCCGTGCAAGTCCGATAGCACGGCGCGCAGGGCTGGCGTCGCGTCAGCCAGCTGGCGCAGCAGGCGCGCTTCATGGTTGCCTTCAATGAAGTCGATCTGAGCGTCCGGGCAGGCCGCTCGGAGCGGCGCCAGAATGTTCTCGTGGGCGAACTTGATGCGCCCAACCACATCCCACTCACGCGGGTCAACGCCATACTTGCCGAACTCGGGCAAGTCGAAGATGTCACCCACCAGGCTGATCACGTCCGGCTGCACGCGCTTGGCCGTGTCGATCAGGACGCGCAGGTAGAAGGGGTCGATCTCCACATCATGCAGGTCCGAGCAGGCCAGAATCGTCTTGAAGCGCGAAGGGTTCGGGCGCAAATATTTATGGCCCCAGTCGGCGCGTTCGACATTCATGCGCCGATAGTGGTCGACCGAGGCATGCTTGGCGATGTGTCGCTCCATGCCGTGCTGGTGACGTGTCAGTTTGATGCCGGCCTGGCGCTTGAACTCTTCAAACGTGCCGAAGTGCCGGTTCCAACTGGCGTCCGAAATGTTCGAGTGGATGCGAAAGCCGTTGCGGGTAATTTCGCGATCTTCGTCCAAGGCCTGCACGCGCAGCAGCTCGTCAATGCACTCCTGTGGCGACAACTCTCGGAACTTCTCAGCGTGCTCAGAGGCGGGACTGTCTGGACGAATCCACTGCTTGCGCGAGATCAGCTCGAGGTAGGCAAGATTGCCGACCCTGGCGCGACGCACGTCTGCTGCCCGGTTGCGCACCGTCTGGTGCGACAGATCCAGCGCCGCACCCACGTCAGCGATGGACTGGTGAGTCGCGTCGTTGTAGGCTTTGGCAAAGGCCTGAGCCGCCTCAAGAGAAATCATTGATTCGCCTGTTCTTTAAGGAGCAATTCGACGTAATCGACAAGGGCATCGTGCCTGGCTGCCAGGTCACGATACCGCTCTACGACTTGGAGGTCGTTGTCGATGAGGTCTTCGGCACCAAGACCGGAAGAGGCTTGGCTCGCTGCATCGCCGCCGAGGGCGGGATCAGGATTGACGCCGGCGCGCGCTGCGTTGAGCAGCCCCACAGTGCCAACATCAAGAGTCCAAGTGCAAGCATGCACAGGTTGTCCGAGATCTGCTTGAGCTGGGCGCGCATGGGCCGCCTCCTTCAGGCGCGCGGCGACGGCTGCGCGAATTGTCGTGACTTGTTGGGTTGACGCCGTGGTGCGCTGCTCGATAGCAGTTGATTGCTCCAGACTGTTCTGGGCTTCCTTAGCGGTCTGCTTTTGCGTGGCAACCACGGCGTCAACCTTGTCGGCCGTGTCGAACTGGCTTTTGGTGTAGTAGCCCATGACGAAACTTGTCGCTCCGACAATGACCAGGGCACCTGCTGCGGCTCGCACGTCCATGTTCTTACCTTTGCTTGTCAGCTTTGAGATCAGCCAGCTTCAGCCCCTTGACTTGGCAATGGGCCATTTCCCTGAACGTGACCCAGCGCCCTGCCCACTCAAGACCGACGCTTTCGGCAATTGCGCCGCATCGCGCGAACAGCCTGGCGTCATTCCATTGCGCCTTGCCGTTGACGATGGGGCAGAAGTCAAACGCCACTCTGTAGTTGTGAAACGACTCGCCAGCCTTGGCGCCAGTAACTACTGGACCTGGCATCGTGCGACCCTGTGCATACAAGGCGTTCTGCGACTCGCCGTCTCGATAGGTAGACGTGATCAGAACGTCAATGCCGACCTTCTTGCAGGCTTCAATGAAGGCCTTTGCAAGAGCCTGAGCTTGCGGCGTTAGCTCGCCCAGGTCGCGGCTGTTGATCATTTGGCTTCGGGCTCGCCGTTGGCCTCTGGCGCCTCGGGCGTGTTCAGTCCAGCGCGCAGCTTGGACTCAAAGCGGTCTTCCAAAATTTTGATGAACTCAGCGCCCATGTGACCAGCCAGGCCGGTGCAGATGGCCGTCATGGACGTGGGCGTCTCGAAGTGGGCGCAGGCCAGCCAGCACATCAGGCCGGCAAAGCCCGACATGCTCATGTGCATGACGATGCTGGTCCACGAAAACACGGCGCCTTGCTGAATGCGTCGAAAGTAGCTCACGAGCCCACCCCACAGTGCAGTCATGGACGCAAGCCATACCTGCATCCACTCAATCTGAAACTGGTCAATCGCACTCTTGTCAGCCATCTTCTTTTCCTACATTCGATGGCTGGCGACTATAGCCGAGTTGAGCCAAAAAAGCAAGTCACGTGTGACTTATTATTTGGCCAGCTATAGAATCAGCGTCTCTGTCGCCTTCAGCGTTCGAAGGTAACCCGCGGCGTCCAAAACAATTGGCAAACCCTCCGTCGTCACGCGCTGCTGAATGGTGCCGCCAACCAAGACGATGGGCTTGAAGCCCGAGCCAACTTGAGCATCCGTCACCTGCGCAAAGCCGGCGCTGAAGACGATCAGCGCTCGCAGGCCGTTGCCGTAGGTCACCGTCAGAACCGGGGCGCCCGTTGCGCTGTCGGCCCCATCCAAAACGTTGTAGGTGTTGCTGTTGGCTCCGCTGTCGATGTTAGGCGGATTGATCAGAATGTTGACGGCGGTAGCGGTGCCCGAAAGCCAAGCCTGCACCGCTGCTGTCAATGCGGGTCCAGAAAAATTGACAGCCTGGCCAGCAACGACGATGCCACTTGTCGAGATCAGGGTCGAGTCAGCCGACGTGAATGCCCCGGCCGCAGACCAGGGCACGCCTGTTTTGGCCAAGCCCCAACTCACCTGAGCCATCGTGATGGCCGTATTGATGACGCGCGCCTCAAGAAGGTTGGAAGAGCCGTTGACCAAATTGGCGTTGATGGCCAGAGACGCGGCCTGCACTTGAGCACCAGCCATAGCCGACGGCACCGCGCTCAATGAAATCACAACGACGCGCGTGTCGCCAATTGCGTAGTTCGAAGCCTCTGGGTTGACTTTGCCAAGAGCGTTAACGCTGCTGCTTGCGGACGACAGCTCAGCCGTTTGCATGGCGCCAACATATGTTGCGCCAGTGCGCGTGCTGAGCGTCGCTGTTGCTGTGGCTGGCTTTTGGCGGCCAAGAAGCAGTAGAAGGCTCATCGCCTACCCTTAGAACATATACCCGGTCAGGAGCACGTCGTAAGTTGGCGCGTTCGTCACGAACACGGGGTTGATCGACAGGCCAACGTTCACGGAGGCGCCACCGACAATTTCGGGACCGTCATCGCCCAACGCAAGCTGGACGCGATCCCACGCCAATGCCGTAGCGGGCGTGGCCACGCGCAGCTGAATACCTTGAGCCGCGCTCGTTGTGGCGATCGCACCGCCCGTATTGACGCGCACGGTCCCAGTGATGACCGCTGCCGTGGCGGTAGCGTTGCCGCGCATGGCCAAAGTCAGGCTCGTGATGCGAAAGCGCTTGCCCGCAGGAATGTTCAGCGTCGAGGCCGACGTGCCAGCTGTGCCTGGTGCGGTTGCCCAGGTCAGCGTGACGAGCGCTTCCGTTGCTGTTGTGCCGGCGGTCAAGCCGGTGGCGAACGCATTCACGAATGTGCGGTCGTCATCGCGGTTGAATGTCGGCAGCGGGTTGTTGACCGAGACATCTGTCAAATCGCCATCGACGCCATAGCCAGGCTTGACACGCTGAACCTTCACGCCGGACGAAGCGCTCCCATTGAGCGTCGTCAACTCGTCGGTGGCGATCACGTCGGCAGTGCCGCCCATCGTGCTGTTGTCAGCCATCAGCTTACCTCGCCAGAAATCACGCCATGTTGAATGGCCAGCGCATAGACGGCGTCGGCGATGTCGTCGCGGCGGGTCTTGGATGCGTCAGGCGGCACCAGTAGAAGCGGCACGATCTCCGCGCCTTGCAAGGTGAAATCCACGGGCGGGAGAGCCACGCCATCAACAGTGCGACTGAACCTGGCCACAACCATTGCGCTGGGCACATCCAGGAAGACGGACTCCAGCACGTAGGTCAGCGATGCGGTTTTCGATACAGGCATGACTCTTTGTCCCGATTACGCCAAAACGATAGGCAGCTCAGCCTGGAAGTTCATCGACGTGGCGCTCAGCGCAAAGCCCACAACTTGAACAACCTTGCCGGTGCCCGTGGGTGCAGCTGCGGCCGACTTGCCTGCTGTGGCGCCAGACAGGTATTGCACGCCAGGCGTCAGGCCAGTGCATTGGGTATTGGTGCCTTCGAAGTAGACCGTGGCCGTGGCGGCGCTCGCAAAAGCGGACAGCACAAAGCCGTGAGCTTCCTTGCCCGACACGGAGCCGTCAGCCTTGCGCACGTTGGCGACGCCAGCGCTGTTCCAGATGTTGACCAGGTCGCCAGCGGCCAGGGCTTCAGAGGCCACAAGCGCGGCAGTGTCGGCGCCGATGCCTGTAGGCATGACGGTCACGTCCAGCTTGCCCGAAGCATCCAGCTTCACGACTTTGCTTGCGGAGCTGGTCACGGTGGCGTTGATGATGGTGTCATCCAGCACGCCCGAGGCATTGAGTGCGGCCAACTTACCAGCGTCGCCAGCGCCGGCGCTGGTGGCCTTGCTGTTGACGATAGTGGCGTCCAAAACGCCAGAGGCGTTCAGGGCAACAACCTTGTTGGCGTCACCGGCGCCTGCGCTGGTGGTCAGAGTCGTTTCTTCAGTCAGAACGCCTGCGTTCTGCTTGAGAATTTTGGTAGTAGATGCGGCGCCCATGAGCTATTCCTTATGCGATGACGATCGGGATTCCGATGGAGACAAACAATGTCGTGCTGGCGATCGGAAGGCCGACGACTGTGGAGAACTTTGATTGAGGCGCAGTGGGCGCCACTTGCGTGAGCGCGCCATCAGCGCCGAGATAGACAGGCTTGTTGACGTCCCAGGACCAGCTGGGCTCCGTCACCGAACCGTAGGTTTGGATAGTTGCTGGGCCGCCGAGAACGGCAGCTCCGACCGTCAGGCCAAAAGCGCGGCCGGCGTGCCCAAGGACGGCCGCGCTGACGTAATCCGCCCTGCCCTGCGCATCCAGCAGCACTACTCGGTGTCCGCTGAGATCTCGCGCGGCAGTCTTCTCGTCAAGCTGACCACCAGGCTCGCCACGAGGCCCTTGGATGCCAGGTGGGCCTTGCGAGGCCTCACTGATCAAGATCGTCGTCTCGTCCGTTACCGCGACCGTCACTTCTTCCGTGACATCGAGCTGGGCAATGGACACGTCCTCGACCAGGACAAACTCCTGGCTCAGAACATCGACAAGGTCCGTCACTGGGTCTGCCCTGGCGACAGCGTGACCTTGCCTTGCATCAGGCGCATTTGCGTGCCGTCTGCGGCGATCAGCTTGAGGTCGTAGAGCGCGCTGGCGAACGTCATGACAGACGTATCGCTGGCGCTGACGGTGATGTCGATGGTGCCGGCCGTGCCGCCCAGGACGATCTTGCCGTTGTCGGTAGAGAGGTCGTTGAGCAAGGCGCCCGCGGTGTCACGAATCTGCATGCGTGCCGAAAAGCCGGTCAGGTTGATCGGCTTTTTCAGCTTGTCTCGATACACCAGGCGCTTCTTGAAAGTGGCCTTTTGCTCGATGATGAGATTTTTCGTCGCTGCGGTCATTTTAGGCACTCATGAAGCGGCGATCCTATTCGAAAAGCCTCAAATTGTCAAGTCACGGGTGACTGATTATCAGGAGCGCTTTTCGGGCGGAAGGGCTCGGTGCATCTGATCACTGACATAAGACCAGAAGCAATGCTGCTTTTGACCAAATGCCGATGCTACGCGATCAATCCCGCGCTGCATGAAGCCCCAAAACTTGGAGTCGTTGCGCAGGCGCCATGCCCGCGTGCTGACCCATTCGTCATACCAGCCACCCATGAAGACGTTGAGCATGTAGTCAGCTGCGAGGAGAAATCGCGCGAGGCGTCCTTTGGTCATGGCGTCGTCCAGGTCAGAGCGGGCAGCAGCGGCTCGATTTCAGCAAAGCTCGATGGGGTGGGGCGCGTGCCAGCCTCGCATTCAGCAACGATGGCATACAGCGCCGCCCAGGTCTGGTCGCGCAGATCACGGGCGCGAGAGCCTTCGGTGGCAAAGCTAGCGATGGCGCTGCTGGCATAGGTGCAGGCCGACAAGATGCCGTCGTAGCCTTTGATTTTTGCGAAGTCATCAAGGCGCTTTTGGGTGGCCGCAATGATTGTCTTCTTCAGCGCCGCAACAGGATCAGCAGGCAGCACGCCAGCGTTTGTGTCGTAGGAGGCTTTATAGCCGACTGGCACCGCCAGAACAGCGCGATCCTGTTCGGCCCACATGGCAACTGGCGCGTATTGCGCGACAACGGTTGCCGGATCGACGCCTGGACTTGGCAGCGGCATTCCGATGCGAACGCTCTGTCGGCCAGGCGCGCTATAAATGACTTCCATGCTTTTGGTTTCAGCGCTGGAAGAAACTACCTCGAAATCATAATTCATTGAATTGCTCCGTATCGCACACCTGTCGCGATCCATGTAATATTTGCCGCACCTACCGTTGCTGGTCCGCCGGCGCCACCTGGAGCGCCAGTGCCGTATTGACCATTTGCGCCATATTGACCACCGGCGCCGGCATTACCGCCAGCACCTCCAGGCGTGCCTGCATTTACACCTGTCAACGAACCGTCGCCGGCCCCGGCGTCACCTGGATATCCACCGTATTGAGCTGTGTAAAATTCATTTTGACTGTTTTGAGGATACATCTCGTAGCCTGCAGATCCTCCGCCACCACCCCCTCCGCCAGCTATCGTGCCGTTATTCGTAACTGATACTGACCTCATCGCATACAGCGCCGTTCCGCCATTTGTGCCAGCTGTCGAACTTCCATAATAACCGTCATAACTGTCATACCAAAATGCCCCATTGCCGCCAGAGCCACGCGCGCCTGCAATAAAACCATTATTGACAATAAAAACGCGATCGCCTGGTGCAAATGCGCCATCTACTGTGAATGCGGAATAATTAGCATCGTTTGAGCTAATGACTACGCCACTATTGATTGTCACAACAACGTCAGTGATTCCCGCCACGTATCCTGGCACCCACACTGGCGCCAATATGTAGCGGTTTTGGGCGGAGGAAATGACAATATTGACCGTGACGCGGCCGAACCCATTGCCTGCCATGAGACAGTGAATAGCCGCCATCAGGTCAGCCCCGCGCCAGAGATGACCGCAACGGTCGGGCTCAGGAAGACCACGGTCATCAGGGACCAGGCCAGCGCGGTGCGGTTGCCTGTATTGACCGAGCCTGCGAAATGCAGAGTAAGGCCAGAGCCCTGCGCAATTGTTTGGTTGCCGCCCGTCACGTTAGCGATGCTGAGAATGTCGTTGGCCGCAAAGACGTTAGACGGAATGGTGAAGGCTGCCGAGATCTGCACCAGGCTGCCACGGTCACTCAGGACGGCCGTGCCAGTCGTAGTGCTGACCAGCAGGGAGCGCAGGCGGTCAACGAAGGCGGTCGATGCCGCAGACTCGGTTGCGTCTTTGGCAGCCTGAGTCTTGGCAAGTTTGGTATAAGTGGCCAGCACGCCTGTCGAGTCAACAACTGGAATGGCCCCAATGCCAGGCGTGACCGAGGCGTGATAGCCGTCCACCATGTCTGCATTCAAATCCACATTGACGGTGGCGTTGCTGATGGGGACGTTACCGCTGGCGTTGCCTGCGTCCTTACTTGCCAATTTGGATGCGCTGCCGGCAATATTGATGGGCCAATTTCCGCCGTAGTTTGCGCCGTCAACCGCCAAAAACAAAGCAGAGCTTGCGGCGTTCCAGCCAATCTGCACCTTGTTCGTCCCCTGCCCTGTGCCGCCGCCTTGCTGCACGGGCGTCCAACCCATCACAGTGGCGGCCTGACTGGCGACAAAGTTGCCGGTGCTGAAGTCGCCCATCAACACCCAAGTCGGCGCCAGGTCGATCAGCTTGTAGAGCTTGTTTTGGTCCGTGCGAAAACAAAACATGCCGGCCAGCAAGTTCGTCGTGGGGAACGCCGTGCCGGCCGAGCTGGACAGCGCTGTCTTGTCGTTGCCGAGCAAGAGTGGAAGCGATTCCTGAAGCGACTTCGAGGACGCAATGTCGGTGTAATTTTGCATGGTCAGTAGCCGTTGGCGGCCCAGGAGAGCGAGCCCGCCACGAACGCACCCGTGACGGTGTCGCGCAGACGAACGGTGAAGCCGGTCAAGCCAGGCAGGCCAACCAGCTCAGCAACAGTCGGATTTGTGACGCCGCCTCTGGCCAGCACGACAATCTCGGGGATGACGTGGAACTGGCGGGCGTAGGCGATGAACAGCCCAGAGCTGGCTGAGCCGGCCGTGATCGTGGCCGAGCCTCGGTCTGAGACGTCAGGCACGTCGACGCTGACCTGCATGGAGCGCAACAGGCCCCGGTCAGAGTTGGCAGACTCCATCACCACTCGAAACGCGGCGTCCTTGTATTCGTAGTCGCCAGGGATGAAGTTGCGCCACGGCTTGTAGCCAGGCATATTGCCCCGAGCGAAGAACTCGTCAAAGGCAGCCTGGTCCATCGCGTCGGTCGAGCAAATCATGGCTGACAAGGTCGCGTTGATCTTGGCCTGGCTGGCATCAGTTGGCATTTACGTTCCTTCTTTGGCAGGATACATCAGTCGTGACTTACTGTCAAGAGCCAGCCAGGGCCACGCGCGTCAGTGCGTCCAATGGCGCAGCCGCGGCGCTGCCTGACGCCTTGAGGCCGTCTTGATACCGCCCGACAAACAAGGTTCGCCTGCTCGCGCTTTGAACGATGGCGAAACACAGCAGGTCGCCCTGCGCGATAGCCATCGGCACCGTGATCGTGACGCCATCTGTGCCCGTCAGCAGGAAGCTGGCGTTGGCCTCGCTGTAGCTGAGCGCCAGCTTGACGGTCAGGGCGTCGTTAGTCATCGACAAGATCGAGCGCTTGGTGTTGGAAGTCATGACGCCTTGCGTCATCCAAAAGCTGTGCGTGAACTGCGCCGGCAGCGTCATGCCAGACCAGTAGACATCGCCGCTTTGGTCCGTTACCACGCCCGAACCGAAGCGCCCGTTGTTGGCGTAAGTGACGCTCAGCGTTCCGTTGTTGCCCGACACGCCGGTTCCAGAGTTGGCCGCGCGCAAACCCGTGACGGACGCCACATCGCCCGACAGTGACCACGCCTGGTATTCGTTTGCGTTCAGACCGCCCTTGATGGCGATTTGGTAGTGTGTCGAGATCGAGTCGATGTTGCCGCTTGGCGCCCAGTGCGCCAGCGCCGACACGCTGTCCCAACTGAACGTCGCCGTGTTCCAGGTGATCGCCGAGGAGCCAGCCTGGACAGAATCGATGGTGACGTAGACCGAGTTCTGTGCGCGGTAGGTGGACGACAGGTTGACGAAGCTGAGGTATTCCGACCTTTCAGTGTTGGCGTTCATCACCAGGTCGGAGCCAATGGCGCTCATCGCAACCTTGGGGCCTGGCCAGGCCAGGGCCGCGTTGTCGATCAGCGCGACCACATTGGCGTTGGACGGCAGGGCGATGACCGTGTCGATCCATGCGGGCACGTCGGAGTAGATGCCAGGCGAGACAACGGCCTTGATCCAGAACTTGCGCGAGCCGATGCCGCCAGATGGAATGGTCAAAGCGGTGGACTTCACCTGCGAGATGATGGCGCCGGTGCTCCATGCACTGCCTTCGCGCACCTCGTAGTAGGCCAGGTTCGTCTCGGTGTTGGCGCTCCAGGACAGCTCCAGACGATTGCTTGCCTGGACCATGTCAAAGTTTTGAACTGTGGCCGGCGCCTCCAGCGTCAGCACAAAAGTGGAAACGTTGTCCGAGTAAACGCCATCGGCGCTGATCGAGCGAATGTGGTAATTGTAGGTGCCGGCAAAGTCCTGGTCATGCGTGATCATGGTGCCGGCAAAGTTGGTCGTGATGACCTCGCCCGCGTCCCAGGATGCACCCACACGCACTTCATAGCCCGATACCTTGATATCTGACACCGCATCCCACGTCAGCAGCAGGTCGCTCGTGCGGCGCGTTACTTGAAAGTTCGGAACGTCGCCTGGCGCGGCGGTGTGACCTGTTGTCGCGTAGGTGCCACTCAATACTGGCGAGCGCTTGCCAAAGCCGTTGAGTGCCACCACGTTGAACTCATAGTCGCCAGCGCGCACGTTCTGCAGCTCCACGATCGGGTTTGTTGTCGTGATGGTCTGCCAGTTGGTTGCGTATTTGCCCGAGCGCTTCCAAGTTAGCTCGTAGCTGTTGCCAGTGCCCGACCAGGACACATCAAGGCTGATGCCGGCCACGCCTGGCGCCACCAGGTAGGGCACTTCGTGAAATGCCAGGTTTGTCGCGGCAGCCGATGCGGCGGTCGTTACGATCGACACCTTGGGCACGTCCAGCTTCAGACCGTTTTCGATGGCGCCATACTTGGACGGGTTGTGCTCGATGGCCGAAATAGCGAACTGGCCAGGATCACCCTGAGCGACGCCCACCACGCGCGCCAGCAGCGGCGTGACGTCGCTGTCGGAAGCAATCCAGACGGCATAGGGGACGGGTTGGGCAGGCAGCGGCGTCGTCCAGCTCACGTCAGTCACCGTGACGCCCGACTGGATCAGCGGACGGTCGGCAAAACTGCCATCTGGCAGACGAATGGAGATGGTTGCACCGGTGCCAATTGCAATGGGGGCATCGAGGGTTGCAGACGTCAGCGTGGACGCAACCAAGCGCCCGCCCATGCGCTTGCCAGCGCGCGTGGTGTCGTGAATCTTGATCACATCACCGGGCAGCACAAGTGCGGAGTCGACACCCACAACGAACTGCACCATGTCGGACTGATATTGCTCAGTGTAGAGAATCCAGCGGCCCACGCGGGCGGCCTGCCCGCGACTGGTGCAGCCGAATGCCGTCGTGTCCAACTTGCGCACGCCGTAGCGAGCCACTGCGACCGAGTCCTCCACATACTCGACCATCTGCTTGTAGTTCTGCGTCGGGTCGTTCCAGCGCACCAGCACGACTGAATGTCGATCCTTGCGGGACGAGCCGGCGTATTGAAACAGCCCATCGACCACATTGGCTTGGTTGTAGACCATGACGGGGTCGGCTGGCGCGTCTTGGGTGAAGTTCACCATCCCGCCAGCCCAAAAGCCCATGCCGTTGAAGGCCGAGCACAGATCTGTGATGAGACGGTATGCCTCAACCAGGCTGTTGATCGAGGTGTTGATCGTGAAGCGCGGCTCCATCCCGCCAAAGCCGTCAGGCACCAGCTCGTCGCAGTATTTGCCAATGGCATACAGCTTTGAGCTATCCACATTGGCCGCATTCAGGTATTGACCCAGGCCGTAGCGCGAGCTGGTCAGAACGTCATACAGCACCCAGGCCGGATTGCCGCTCACCGCCGTCTTGAAAGTGCCATTCCACACGCCAGAATAAGTCCTGGTCACGGGGCTGTAGTTGCTAGGCACCTTGATGAAAAGACCGTCGATCAGGTAAGACCGCTCGGGGATCGAGTTGAACTGCGACGAGTCAATCTGCACCCCAATCAGCACAGAATTTGGATAGCTCAGGCGCGCGTTGACGATCGCGTAGTAAGAGTCAAAGTAGGTTTCGTTTTGAAGCGCCGAAGTCGTGCTGTCATCCGTCAGCCTGGTCATTTTGATGTTCCAGGTGCGTGCAGCGCCGCCAAACTTGGGCAGGTTGAACTGGTAGGCGCGCTGGTAGCGCGAGCGTGCCTTGCCAGAGATGTTGAAGTCACCAAGAGACGCGTAGCCGCCGCCATTGGTGGCAACCTCGAAGCGGACCCATACATCCGCGCCGTGCGTGTCGCCACTGTCGGTGTCTTGACTGATCAGCGCCGGCACCGTGACGACCACACGCACAGCGTCCAAGTTTGGGTCCGTCAAGGTGACAACGCTCGGGGCGTTCTTGGTCACCTTCACGTTCACCACGGTTGGCGTCTCGATGTCCGAGAAGCCGGACAGTGGACTTTGAAGTTGCTGACCGTCGCGGAACTCATAGCTCACGCCAGCAAAGTTGCGCGAACCGTCGGCGTTTTCAAGCGACGTGCCGTTGAAGAAGATCGATTTGGCACCATTGACCAGGCCACCTACTTGACCCTCGCCGAGCAGGTCGATGATCGACACCATCGCGCGAGACTGCAGGCTGTCTGGGTCTTCCGTAGGCGTGTCGCTACCGCCGCCACCGCCTGCGCCTGCGATCGTCTTGTATTCAAGTGCGTCATTCATGACTTATCGCCTCAAAGCAACTGATCCACCGTTACGGCGGCAGAAATGGTGTGCGAGCCAACAAGGCAGCGACCATAGGTCAACTGCACTGGCACGCCTTGCTGCGTGGTGTTGGTCGGGCCGTCGAAGTAGTAGCTTGTCTTGCCTTCGGTTTTGCTATTGTCCGGCTTGGGCGCAAGCATGTTGGCAACGCCAGTCAAGAACAGACTGGCGGACATTGACCAAACGGCTGGCGCATATGGGCCAGAAAAAAAGCCAGCCACAAACAACACTGCCGCAGCCACAAATCTCAAAGTCTGATCCCCGGACCCCTCTACGATTGGCACAAAGCGAATCATTTTGGCTTTTCGACGAAGCGCGTATTCGTCTTTGTCAAGATACTCCTTGCGACCGTCTTCATACTCACAAATGATGCGGTAGTTGGCGTATTTACGCAGGTTATCGCGAATCCATACAAACACGCCAGGCTTGTTTGCGTCGATCAGGCGCAGCGCATGTGATGGTGAATCAACGGCGATATTCCAAACACGGCCGAAACGTTTGCCCAGCGGGCCTTCGAGAATGACTTTTGTCAGCATTTGGACTTGTGTCGGGTATGAATTTGGGTGTGCTTGGCCCAATAACCGCCGTAGACGTCGCGTCTGGACAGACGGCCGTGACAGTGGTGCAGGATCAGCTCGTCGCCGATGTAGATGGCAACGTGGTTTGGGTTGCCAGTGCCGTCGGTCTGAATGAAGAACAGGTCGCCCACTTGTGGCTCCTGGCCATCTACGCGAACCAGACCCTCTTGTGGCCAGCACTCGCCAAAGAAGTTATGCCCATTGGCCCAAAAGCGCTCGATGCGCGGGTAGTCGCCCAGGGCAATGTCGAACTCCCGGCGGTAGTAGTCACGCACCAGTGACCAGCAGTCAAGCACGCCAAAAGCGTAGGGGCGTTCAAGGTAGGGCAGCTCGAAGCCGGACGGCTCAACGATGACCATCTCTGAAAACCCGAACGCGGAGTCGGTCTTGTGGATGGCCACGATATACCAGGGCACCTCAGAGTTCTCGCAGCCCACCATGTCAGCTGGCGATGCTGTCGCCGGCCCATTGACGTGTGTGTGCCAAACCCCCACAACCTCACCCACGTCCGCCACTTGCGCGTAGCTCTGTGGCGAGATCAGAAAGTGGGTGGCGGGCGTTGCCGAGACGTTGATGCACTCGATGGCGCGCGACTTCTTGCCCACGCGCACCACCAGGCCACACGCCTCATTCGGATAGCTCTTTTCAGCGCACGTCTTCATGACGGCCAGAAGGTCGTCACAGATCACGCACCGCTCCAGGAAAGCCGCCAAACGGAATGATGGCCGTAGGGCCAAAGCGCGTCTTGCACGACGACAGGCGTTTGGGACAGGTGTCGTTTGCCTGACTTGTTGGCAAATCCACGTCATTGAAGTAGTCGCCCGTGAAGCCGCATTCTGGACCGCGGTATTTCCACTGACAGGAGTTCTGCACCACCTGACGAAAAGGCAACATCACGCCCTGCAGATCAAAGGCGCTGGCCAGCTCCCACTCGACCATGTAGCGATTTTCGGACACCTTTCGATCCACAAACCACAACTCATCTGGCAGGTGCTGGTTTGGGTCGGCGTTCGGGTTCAAGCCGTCAGGGAAGTTGGCCGCGTCGATGTATTTGACGAACGTCTTCTTGCGCGTGATGCGGCAGCCAATCAGATCGTCAAAGTCTCGCGCCGCCGCCGAAAACAGCCCTTGCACGTTTGCAACCTTCAGACGCGGGCGCGGCAAGACACCTTTGGACGACACATCAAAGCCAGTTGCTTCGATGGGGAGGGGGAAATACTCTATGCCCTGCCACCATACTGGCGCCAGGGTGCCCGTGACGCCAGCGTGAAAATAGGACAGGTCGCCACCAACGTTGGACAAATCCAAAACGAAGAACTCCATCTGCGCCGAAGGCGACATGGACTGGATGTCTTCTTTGATGCTCACTGCGCTGTCCTATCAGTATTCGAAAACCTGCTCAAAGGTCGCCGTCACGGCGTAGACGCCCCAGCCTTGACGAGAGCTTCCCCACTGCCGGCAAACGTAGGTGTTGGTGGCATCCATCGGGTCTGTCCAAACGAATGCCTCCAGGCCACCTCGGGCGTCCAGGAAATCCAAGATCTGCTTGGTCGCAACGCCACCTTGCGTGAAGGTGACGCTCCAGGACTTCGGCTTGAAGTTGATCCCCACCGCCGTGCGCAGCTCGTAGCCATCGCCAAACTTTGTCGCGGTGACGGTCGGCTTGACCGTCTGGCTCGCTCCGCTGTCAGGCATCCATGTGAAAACTGGCTTGCTCATTGTAGCTCACTCGTGACTTACTTGTAAAGGGTGCCGCCAGGGCGCTGCTGGTTGGCCAGCTCCTCGACTACCACGCCCTTGACGCGGTTGGCGATCTTGCTCCAGTCGCTTGCCGTGTCGCCCGATGCGCTGGCGGTGCCGTCGCTGGCTACGCTGATCGAGATGTTGACCACGTTGCCGCCCGAGCCGGCCTGACCGCCGTTGACTGTTACGCCCAGGCGGCCATTGCTATCGCGCGACAGGGGCATGATTGCCTCTTCGCCTGCTTCGCCCATGACGCCAAACTTGCCGCCGTTGGCGAAGGCGAACAAGGTGGGGCTGTCCACGATGCTGTTCGTGAAGGCGCCGCCATTGGCGAAGAACGACGCCTGGTTGGCGAAGTAGGCGCCATTGGCCGCCATCGCTGCAACACTTGCGGTGCCAGCGCTTGCGTTGACGCCAGCAGATGCGCCCGCTGTTCCGGCGCCCGCAATGCCACCAAGCCCGGACACTGCCGATGCGCCAGACTTTGCGTTTTCAGCGAAGGTGGCGGCCCAAACTGCAGTGACGAACTCCCAAATCGCAGAGCCGGCCTTCATGATGGCGTCGCCTGCGAACTTCATCAAACCGTCGCCGGCTGCGTCCGTGCCACCGCCCAGGTTCTTGAGCGAGCCCCACAGCGTGTCAAGTGCAGGGCCAAAGCTGGAAGTGAACTTGGATGCCATGTCGCTGATGCTCGTGCCCATCTCGCCAAGAGACTTCTTGAAGGTGTCGAACATGGTTTCGACACCCGCATACTCGCCACCAGGCCCTTTATCGCCGTCCTTGGTGCCGCGCTTCTTGTTGAGCCAGTCGCCCAGCAGCCCGCCGTCTTGCACGTTGGCGCCAGACAGCACGCTCTTGCCGATACCAACGACGCCCGCCTTGCCAGTCGCGCTGTCCATCAAGCCGGCCAGAGCTTTCTTCGTCTGCATTTTGGCCAGGTCGGCAAAGATGTCAGCGAAGTATTTGCGCCAAGAAACTTTGCTGCCGCTGAGCATGGCGCTCACGTTGTCGGCAAAGCTATTGGCCCAGTTGACCTGGGCGCTTTGGAACTGAGCGAGCGTGTCTTGCCACTCACGGGCCATCTTTTGGATGGGCGTGAGCATGGCCTCTTCGCGCTCTTTGGCCAGGTTCTTCATGTAGGCGTTGAACGCCTGTTCGCCGCGCGCGCGGGCTGCCAGCGCCTTCTTGTAGGCCTCGGACTCGCCGACCATGATGTCTTTTTCGACCTGAACCTTGCGGTCAAGCTCGTCCATGACCAGCTGAGCCTTCTTGCGCTCAGCTTCATAGGTGGCGTCAACACTGGCCTGCAGGCGCTCGCGCTCGGTCAGAAGGAACTTGCCCTCCATCTCCTTGTTCTTCGCCACCAGGTCAGACGCCATGTTGGCGTAGTCGGCAGTGGCGCGCGAGGTCTGCGCGCTCGTCTTGTCGCGAATGTAGCTGGCCTGCTTGGAGCCAACGGGGTTGCGGGCCTCTTCACGCGCGAACTCGGCGCTGAGCGCCTTCATCGCGTCAGTCTGACCTTCCGTCTCGCCCGTCAGCTTGCCAATGGCCGCCGCGGCTTCCTCGTCGGTCGCCGATGCGCGCTCTTTGGCGAAGGTGACAGCCTTGACCTGGTCTTCCAACTTCTTGCCGGCTGCGTAGGCTTCGAGCCACTGCTGCACAGTCTTGCCGGACTTGCCGTCCTTGCCGCCCATGTCCAGGTCAGCTTCGCTCCAGCCCTTGTTCTTATTGAACTTGGCGTCAGCTTTGAGGAACTTGCGCTTGGACGGATCTTTGCCGTCATCAAAGTCGCCGCCAAGCCACTTCTCCTTGAAAGCGGCCTTGGCCTGGGCTTCATAGCTGCTTTCGCCAGAGATGACCGTGCCCAGCTTGAGCTGGTCGATCGTTTGGCGGCCAGCCATCTGCTCGTAGCTGCGCTGGAACGCGTTTTCGAACTCGCGCTGGGGACGCTGGTTACCCGTCAGGGCGCTGCTGATGTCCTGGTCGGGCTTGCCCGACCCTGGACCCTTGTGCGGCCCTGCGTTCGGGCCAAGGGCGTATTTTTTGGAAAGGCCGCGATCTTCGTCTGTCCACGGCTTGCCAGTCGTCGGGTCAATGTCCGGGCTGCTGACCATCTGAACCTGCTTGACGGCGGCCGAGCGCTCATTGCCTTTCGCGCCAAATCCATTCGCAGCATTGCGCCCATCCTTATCCGCCTGCAGCTTTGCAATTTCCTTGGTGCGGTCAGACACCAAGTTGACGATCTTCAGCCAGGCCAAGTCCCAGGCGTAGACGATGTCATCCAGCCACTTGCCCATCCATTCGCCAATTTCATGACCGCCGACCTGAACATGCGAAAGCAGCTGGGCCATGTCCCACGCAAGCAGCAGTTGCCCAACCAGCGGCAGCATTGCCATGAAGCTCTTGCCGATCAGTTTGGCGGTTGCGCCGACCGTAGAGCCAAGCAGCGAGAAGCCGCCGCCCATCGTCATGGCGCCAGTTTGCGTCGCAAGCATCGCGCCAGCGACGTTGGTGCGCATGGATTTGCCAAATTCAGCCCAACCAATGCTCAGCTTGCTTGTTACGCCACCAAGGCCCAAAAGCGAGCTGCCGGCCGCGCCAGCCTCCACACCTGCGCCTCGAAGGGCTGGCGTCAGCATGCCGAAGGCGGCGCCCAGCTTCGACGGCAGGCCCATCAGGGAGGCAAAGCCCTTGAACGCCAAAAAAGCGCCGCTTGCCGCAACCGCAACGGTTGTCAATTGCAAGGCGAGCGGGTTTTCTTTCGCGAACGAGGCAAATCCACTGACGATGTCACCAACGACATGCAGGACGTCTTTCAGGATAGGCAGCAGCGAGTTGCCGACCATCACCTTCAGGTTGTCCAGCGTCGCGCCAATTTCTTGAACCTGACGACCATAAGTTTTTTTGGCGTCTTCATCCACGGCGTCAATGCCCTTGGCATTCGACATCGTTTCAACCTGGTGGCCGATGCGCTTTGCCGAACGCGGGTCACCAGCCGTCATCATGGCAGTTGCCGCGGTCGTCGTGATGCCAAGGCGCGCGAGGTATTGCGCCACGGCATTGAGCATGGCGGTGTCGTCTTCGGGGTTGGCGCCCTGGTAGAACTTGCCGATGTTTTCCTTGCGCTTCGTGTAAGCAACGATCTGCGGCATCACCTTTTGAATGGCCGCCACTGGGTCCGCCATCCACAGTTGAGCGTCCTTGAAGCTGCCATTCTTGGCGTCGCGCAGAACGTTCGCCTTGTCTTGGCTGAGGTCAAGCTCGCCCGTGTCGAGGATGCCGGCGCCAGCGAACTCCTTGACCGCTTCCTTGCTCTTGCCCTTGCCAATGGCATACGCCTGCATCATCTTGAATGCAGTGCCAACGGTCGAAACGCCGCCGCTGGAGCCACCGTCGCCGCCCGCAACCTTAAACTGATCCACTACGGCCGCCAGGTTCAGCATGCCGTGGTCACTCAGCTGGCCGGCGCCCATGCCCAGGCGACGCAGGACAGTTTCCATGTCCTCTGTCTGAACCTTGCCCTGCGTGCCGTTGATGATCTTTTGGATCAGCTCAAACGTGTTCTTTGTTGCGCCCGCGTCGCCCGTTTGCTGACGCATTTCAACCACGCCATACAGGTTTCGGATGATCGACTGTTGGTCGCCGTGAGCCTGACCGAGGAACTGCAGGTTGTTGGCCGCCTTGACCGCGGTGCTCAAGGTCTTGTCGATGATCTCTGCATTGTCCTCGCCGATAGAGGCGATGGCGGACATGCGCGACTTGACAGCGTCCAGCGTCGAGATGAACTTGAGCGACTTGCTCATGTCGAAGGCGCCGTCCCAGATCGCCTTGTTGTGCTCGTCGGTGTAGCCCAGCGACTTGACCATCACGCCAGTGCGCTCTGCGTCGTCTGCGCCCTTGACGGAGGCGCCCAGACCGTGCTCGATCTTGGAGGCGCCCCACAGCGCGCCAATGCCCTTCCACATGGCGATCGCTTGACGAGCCTGCTCGCGCTCTGCCTCTGCCTGTTCACGCTGAACGCGCAGGCGCTCCGCTGCAGCTTCACGAGCTGCACGCACCTGAGCATTGGCAACTTCCTTGGCCAGGCGCGCAGCTTCTGTAGCGGCGCGCTTTTGCTCGTTCTCCAACTCCTTGGAGATCCGGGCAGTTTCGTTCGCGGCCTTCTTTTCTTCCGCGGCTTTTTCGGCGACGGCCTTCTTCTCACTGGCCGCAATGGCGCGCAGCGCCTTTTCCTTGCTTTCTTGCAGCTTGCGGTCGGCGCGCTCGGCCGCGGCGACCGCCTTGTCCTGGGCGTTGAGCTGGCTCTCCCACCAGCCAGGGCCGGCGTTCTTGTAGCCACCGACCGACATCTTCTTTACGATGCTCTCGGCCAGCGCGCCCGTCTTGACCATTTCGGCATTCAGACGTTTTTGCTCACCCGTCTCATAGGTCTTTAGCTCCAAGGCCTTCTTTTCGGCGGCAGCCTGACGCTCCATTGCCGCCTCTTCAGCGGCGTTGGCGGACCAAATGGCTGCGTTCTTTTCGGCCAGGACCGACAGCTCCTTCTTGAGCAGTTCGATGCCTTGAGCGATCTGCGCGTTCTCGTAGCGCAGACCCTCGTCGATGCGGTTGATCTGGTCGATTTGGCTGCGAACGATGGCCGCTTCATCGCCAAACTTGACGATCGACTGCTGCAGTGGCTCGTTCTTCTTCTTTTGCTTTCGGAACTGCTCACGCGCGAGAGCCTGCGCCGCCAACGTGCGCGACTCCAGCGACTCCAGCTCGAAGATCATGCGGCGGCGCGACTCGACCGTCTCCGCATTCGTCTTCTTCTCGGCCTCCAAAGCCTTGATGCGGTCCTGAATCTGGCCAACGGTCGCCTCCTTGACCTTCTGACCGGCCTTGACCGTTTCGTCGCTCAGCTGCTTGGTGGCCTTTGCGGCATTGCTGAAGGCGGGGTTCAGAGCGTCAAGCTGCGCGCCAAAACGCTTGTTGACGTCGCCCAGCGTCAGCAGCGTGTTGCTGGCTTTGGCGGCCGATTCCGTCAGCTCTTGAACGCCTTGCTTGGCTTTACGGGTCTTGGTCGCGACAGTGTCAAACCCAGACGAGCCGGCGCCACTCAGACGCGCGGCCAGGGCGGTGACGGACTGGTCCAGCAGTTTGAATTTGTCGGCAATGCCGGTCAGGTCGCCACCAACGGCGACAAAATTCTTCTCAAAGTCGGCCGCCACCTTGGATGCGCTCTTGAGCTGCTTGTCCAAGTTGGTCAGGCTGGTCGTGGCCTTCTCAATGGCGGCGTCAAACTTCGTTGCGTCCAGACTCAGGACGTTCTTGATTTCGCTGCCGCCGCTCATTGATGCTTCCTTGCTATGCCAGTTCCTTCAGTGCGTTGAACCCGTCCTGGTCGCGCTCGGCGTCGCGGACGGGGTCAAACTTCAGCTTGACCACTTCGCCCGACTCGATGACGAGCCGTTCGTGGAGTGAGCTTGCCGCCTCTGCGCCGCCCTGCCCGCACACTGCGACGGACAAAGAACGCCTGTCTTTCTGGGCCTCGATTCGATCGATGTTCTGGTTGAGGAGCCAGAACGTCTTGATCGGAATGGCCATCAGCCCGTCGTAGGACAGGCTGTAGTAGCTCAGCACCCGACAAAAGAGGAAACCGAAGTCGATTTCCTCAATCTCGGGCAGGCTTACTTTTTTTCGACGCCCTCGACGCCAGCTGCCTTGACTTCAGCGCCTTCGACTTCGTCGCCGCGCACAAAGGCCACCACAGACTGCAGCTGCTCCAGGTTCAGCTTGGCCAGGACCGAGCGCTCGACGCTTGGCACGCTGCGCAGAACCATGTCGATGGTTGCCTCGATCTGCTTGACCAGAGACGTTTCGTCGGCCAGCGCTTCGGCAGCCTTGGTCGTCTCAATGAAATTGCCGACACTCATGCTCTCGACGGCGTAAGGCACGCCAAACAGAACCAGTTCGCGGCCTTCTTTGGCGGCCAGCTTGTCGATGTTGAGGATCTTCATGTGAACACTCCTAGTAAATGGCCCCGCTTTATGCAGCGGGGCCTGGTCTCATGCATCAGTCACGAATGACTGATTGATTAGACGGCGGTCATGTCGCCAATGGAGAACAGTTTGCCGTTGGCGTCGGGGTAGCCGTTGAACTCGCACGAGAAGACGCGCTCGTCTTCCAGCTTGTAGGCGAAGGTCAGGCCGCCGGCGGTTGCGGCGCGCAGCACGTTGAAGTCTTCCGACTTGTCGGCATCGGCCTTGGACACGGGGTGCAGCACCAGCAGCTTGGCCACGTCGATCAGGTTGACGCCGATGCCGGTGGGCACGTCAACGCGAGCAGGGGTGCCGTCCACGCCACCTGTCAGGGTTGCGCCCGACATGGTCACGTTGGCGCCAGCGGTGCCAGTGGCCAGGGTAACAGCGTTGCCCAGAATGCCCTTGTTGTCGTAGGTCACGGTCACGACAGCAGCAGCGGCCGAGGCGCCCAGCAAAGCCAGAACCACGTCCGAAGCCGAGTTCAGAAACGAGGCCAGGTTGGTGGCGGTGGCTGACGCGCTGGCGCCAATCAGCACTTCGTTGTTGGCCGCCACGGCAGTGGTGGTCTTGAAGGTGATGGTCTTGCCGCCGACCGTGATGGTCTGGCCGGAAGTGGGGTTGGTGGCGATGGTGATCGTGCCGGAAGCGTAAGCGCCGCCCAGCTGGATCATCGTTGCGCCCGGCATAATGGCCACCAGGTTCGACAGCGTGGTTTCGGCCAGAGGCACCTTCACGTTGACGGTTCGGCCCATCAGGTATTCATTGATCGGGGTCTTGCCGAACTGGTCGATGTTGACGGGGTGGGTGTCGGTCTTCACGGACACTTCAACGCCGCCCTTGGTGTAGCCCAGGTCCACACCGTCGAACAGAACCTTGCAGACGCCCAGCTTGACGTTGCGGATATCACTTGCCATTTTGTTTCCTTTGCAAAGGGGTAATCAGTCAGTCATGACTTATCGGAAGATAACACAAAGAGACCTAATTGTCCAGAGTCTTCTGGATGTAGGCCGCGGTCACGGTAATCATTCGTTTGACAACTTCCTGGCGCATGGCCTCTTGAGCGCGCTCCATGAATTTGCCGCCAGCCTCGACGCCCTTTTCCAAACCGGCCTGCACAGATTCCTCACTAGGCATGAATTTGCCAGGCTGACTGGCCCAGCCCATGTGTTCATGAACCTCCCAGACATACTCGCCAACCGTCTCGACCGGGTCTTTGCGATCGAGTTTCTTGGGGTCTTGGACTTTGGTGTTGCCGCTGATGAAGACGTCGTAATTGGAGACACCCTTGACGAACCGCCCACCGGCGCCTTGAACGCCGCGGCGGCCGACCTGGATGGCTCGCTTGAGGTCGCCGTAGTCGATTGGCGCCATGTCTTTGGCTTTTTGAGCCACATCGTTGGCGCAGGCCTTCAGCTCCTCGTTGGCCACGCCTTTGACGCCGCGCAGGCGCTGCAGGCGCAGCTTCATCTGCTTGATGCCGCCATCGTCAACGTCAAAGCTCATTGGGTGAACGCCACTTCGAAGTCTGCGGCGAACTCCAGCAAATTGCCCTTGCTCAGCGGGAATACGGCTGGCAGCGACTTGGGGCGCATGAACTTGAACAGCATCGGGCCGATCTGCGCAGGCCGCTCAACGGTCAAGGCGTCAAACACCTGGCCGATCAGCTCCTCGCCGCCAACGTAGCTGGTCGAGCGCACAATCAGCTGGAAGGACGTCTTGTAGTAGCCGGGCAGCTCGTGGTCGATCAGCGTGCCCTGCAGCTTGTTGCGCAGCAGCACGCCTTGCGGGCACTCGGCGGGAATCGAGTTGATGAAGACGCTCTCGCCCTGGATGCCGATGCCTGCATCTTCAAGGCGTTGCGCCAAAGGCAGCAGGTTCATCAGTTGCTCCAGTAGGTGCAGGTGACTTCGAAGTGGTCCAGACGGCCCTGCAGATCGTGCCTGGGAAACCTGGACATGATGCGCAGACGAGTGCCAGCCACTTCGATCACGTCGTCAATGGCCGCCACAGTCGTCTTGGTCAGCAGCAGCTTGGCGTCCACCTCCAGCTCGCGCGCATTGCCGCGGCTGGCACTGGTGTCAGCACGCACGGCAGACTTCTCGTTCTTGACGTTGAGCGTGATGATCGAGCAGCGCTCGGCCTGTCTGGTGCCGGCCAGGGGCATGCCGTAGACGTCAGTCTTGCCGCTCGCCTTGAAAATCACACAGCCTTGATTAGGTCGGAACATAGGGGTCTGCTATGGTGGTGTGCGCGTTGGGATGAAAGTAGGACTCCCACTGCGCCTGAAGCTCGTTGAGCGTGGCCGGACCTTTGCTGGTCATGACGGTGTCCAGGCCGGTCTGGGCATATTGGTCAAGCTGCGTCTGGACATAGGCCTGGTAGGCGAAGTCGCGCACGATGGTGCGCATCAGGGCCTCGGCCATCCATTTGCGCCCCGAGGTGTCGGTGGCCTTGAAGACGACCTGGCCGGCCTTGGACTGGATCAGCAGGCCGACAGCGCCCGTTGCACCCTTGAGCATGTCGGCCGGCCCCGCGGCGCCCGTGCGTGCCATGCGGTTGATCTGACGCATGTTTTCAAGCACCATCGCGCGCACTTGGGCAAGCAGCACCTTTTTGCTGGTCACCAAAGCACTTGCAAGCTCGTCAGATGCGTCCGACAGTAGCGAAGCAAGGTAGTGCTCGATCTCGCGCTCGGCGCCGCTCAAGAAGGTCTGGGCGATCCCGGTCGTGTCAGTGCGCAGGCCAACAAGAGCGTGCGGGGTGACGACTGCGCCAGGCGCGCGCATTTGGTGGTAGCGCCCGGCCAGCGCCCACAGCATCAGACCGTATTGCGCATGGACGTCTCGGGCCAGGTCGTCGTAGAGCATGCTCAGCCTCGCGTCAGCATTTTGGCCATTGACACAAATGGGCCAAGGTATCGTAGGGCGCGACGAGATACGGGCAAGTCCAAAGGCTTGCCGGCGCGGAACATTTGCTTGACCTCGCCTACCGACTCCAGCAGCAGACCTTCCTGACGACGCGCGTCAAGCGGACTACCGCCAAGAATCGAGTCAGCTTCGGCGACCTGGGCGCGACACAAGGCCGAGCGAAAGCGGGGAGGCAGCTTGACAAAGGTGGCCGGCGTCATCAGCGACAGGTTGCCGTTGAACATGAACATCCCGGCGTAGGGCGTCGTGTAGGTGCCCTCGGGAACATAGCTCAGGTTGTCCTGGCCAAAGTTCACGTTCGAGTTCAGGATCGCAAAGCGCAGCAGGCAGATGCGCTGACGCGCCTCGATCAAGGCGGCGATCTTGTCTTTTTCGTTTGCGCCATTCCAGCCGTCCAGGCTTGGAATGTCCAGCGAAACGAGTTCAGCTTGTGCCAGGCCTTGAAACGAGTTCAGGCCAGGCACGAGAGTGTCGGCAGGCTCCAGGGCATAGCTTTTGGTAAGCAGCACCGTGTTGTCGCCAACGGTCAGAAACAATTCAACGGTTCGGACCTCGCGCACCGACACGGAATCCAGCTGTGCTGCCGTGATGGTGGCGGGGTCGACATAGGCAATGGCGTTCAAACCCGCAGCGACCGTCACCACAGCCTCGGACCCACCGGAAAAAGTGTCCAAGGTCGTGCGCGCAAGCACTTCCGAGCCATCTTGCTTGATGACCCTGTAGTCCACTGCGGCGACATCCAAGGCGTTGCCGTTGCGGTCTTGCAGCGGCACGGTCAAGGAAACGGCAGTGCCAGCCAGGTAGATCTCCATTGCCCTGCTCCTTACTCAGCGTCGCTAGCTTGCTGGACTGGAGCCGAAGCGGTTTCAGCCGGCGCCGACACCTTCGCCACCGCCGCCAAAATGGCGTCAATCAGGCCGCGAATCGAATTGCTCTTGATGCCCAGGGGCTCGGCAATGGCGCGCAGACCGGCGATACCCTTGTCGTCAGCCACGGCTGCCAGCTGGTCTTCGGTATAAGACTGCAGCTCTGCGACAGCCTGCTCATCGAGCTTGACCTCTTGGGGGCCGTCGATCAGTTGGTCAGGCGTGATGGTCACTTGCTGCTCAACGCCAGGCTGCCCACTCACGAATGGGGCGGGCGTGTGCATGTTGTCCATGTAGATCTGGCCAACGTTGGCAGTCGAGCCATCTTCCCACTCGCCGCCGAACAGTGCGGCTAGACGCTTGCCTTCGTTTGGCAGCACGTCGCGCACGGACAGACCATCTTCAAAATCGACCGTGCCCATCGGGCCGGTAAAGTTTTGGTAGCCGCCGCCAGTCAATCGAAATTTCATGTTTGCCTCTTCAAAATGGAAAAAAGGCGGGTCGAAACCCGCCTCTTTAGTCTACGTCACTTGTG